TATGAGCGTACTGAGCTACCAGACTGCTCGCACCCCGCAATTAAAAATATTAGCTATCTTACACATATTGTGTTGCCCATTTAGCTCAGGGTCGTGGCTTGATTGTTTTTAGGCTCAAGTCTTAGAAGGCCAATCTTTATATTTTTACATACGTTCGATAAGAATATCTCCCGAACTGTATGCTTATAATATATAGAATTGGTAAAAATGTCAAGAATTAATCTTCTTGATCAATGCTACCAGCTTTTGATGTGTATGTATCAACTCCATCAAAATCATCTTCATCAGTAGCATAAAGATCAATAGAATTAAATCTGTTTAAATTATCGTCATCTTCGTTAAGCCAAGATGGATTCAACATATTTTATCTATTAAATATATTGGCAACTTAATAACTGATTACCTAGTGGTTTGCCAATGTAGGATTTCCTGTACGCCTTGTTCCTCCACACGTTCCTTTATAGCTTTACTATTCATTACCAACTTTTGCAAGCCCAATATCTTGCTTTCCATTTTGGGCCAGGATTATCACAATTATGTCTGGCTCTAAAACTTTTTCTTCTTGCAGGAATATTCTTTTTGATCTTCATGTTTGGATCACCAAAATTTACTTTGACTACGTTTCCTTTATCATTTTTAACATAGACAGAAAATTTCTTTGGTCCACCTGGGGTTCTGAATGGTTTATTTAATTTAACTTTTCTGCCTTGATATTCAGATCCTTGGGCTTTTTCCCAAGCTTCTTTTGATGGTCGATCTTTATCTCCTGGTTTTGCTGGTTTATAATTTTTACCTTCTCTTTTCTTTTTTCTTCTAATATTTTCCCAAAGACCAGGTCTTTTCATTGCAATATCATATTCAACAACATCTTCTTCACTGAAAGCAACTTCCTCTGCTGTAACGTATTCTTGCTCATCTGGGCAATAAAAATTATCTTCGTTTAAATCTTCTCCAGAAGCATCTAGCTCACTATTATCTTCCTCGTCTTCCATTTCGTCCTCTACTTCTTCTTTATAGTTTGAAGACCCGCATTTTGGACATTTTTCAGCTTTTTCGCCTTCATATCCACAATCTTCACATTCATATTCGCCTTCTGAGGATTGTATTTTTCTAGCTAAAGCTTGTTTTGCTTCGGCTTTGTTTTCTTCAACAAACATGATGTAGTTGTGAATAGCTAACATATAATCTTCTGTAATAGCTATTTTTCCTTGAAGCCAAGGCTCTGTTAAATTTTCTTTTACCATTGGGTTATCAATAGCAGCAATAATATTTTCAGCATGTTTCTTGATAGAGTTAATAGAGCCAAGAGACATATGATAAAAATCCATTTTATATTCTTCAAGGGATTCTTCGGAAGCTTTTGTAACGCTTTGTTTTGGTAAATATTTATCTTGCGCAGCTTTATTAAAAATTAAAATCTCATTATCTTCTGAGCCAAGAACAACATCTGCGCTAGCTTTGGCTTTTTTCCATTGAGAATAACAAACAGCGGCGCGCTGCTTCTGATCTTTAAAGTCTTTCCCCATTGTATTATCACCCATACAACGGGATACAAAATCACTTTGCTTTTCTTTTCCTTTTGGAGTTGGCAATGGCATAATTATTTATAATAATTACACCCTAATTTTCTAAAGTTTCCTTTGAATCTTTTAAATCCTTTAATTTGCAATAAATCTTATTCGATTGTATTCCAAGATCATTAATGTAAATTGCGTCTGGCCCCTTCACGGCCCCAGAAATGACTACGATGTCGTTCTCCTCTGGAAGCTTGCCGCCATTTTTATCCATCATTTCTTGAATTTTGTTACGGTTGCTGTCAAAAACCATTGCTGCAACTTCGCTTGTTTCATCAGAAATAATTACTTTTACATATTTATTGCCACGTTGAGATGTTCGCTTTGTAACTTCTTGAACAACACCAACTACCATAACCTTATCGCCCTCCTTCTTGCTTTTAATGTCAATAATCGAATTGAACGAAGGATTCTTTTCTCTATAAATTTTATTTAAAGATTGCGAGTATGGATTTCCAAGAAGAGTATATTCATACCAAAAATTTGCCAGATCTTCATTTCTACTATTTAATAAATAGATTTTTTTGTAAGGCTCATATTTTTTCTTAATAGTTTCAAACCTAGATGGCTTGATAATAAAATCACCATCAGTTGCATCTGAAAGCTTTTTGATATTATCAAGAATATCTGTTTCTCCATTGGCAAACATTTGACGGATCATGTTTTTTTCACGATCTGTAAGAATATTATATGTTTGAGCTTCTAATGCAAGTTTAGATCTTGACTTGCCAAAGCCATCAAGCGCACCGGCCTGAATCATTGCTGAAAGAGCGCCAATATTAATTTTAGCTTCTTTAGCGGCATCAAAACATTCCATTTTATTTGTAAAATTAGAACGAAATGCAATAACATTTTTAAGAGTTTTTTCTGAAATACCCTTGATGGCTGAAAGTCCGTAGCGAATGTTATCACCTTCAATTTTAAAATCAACATCTGATTTAGCCAAATGCGGCGGCAGCAGTTCAATACCAAAAGCTTTCATTTCATGACAAATCAATCTTGATTGCTCAAGGAAGTCTGATTCGTTAACAGCCATTCGTAGAAGTGCCAAGAAAAATTCTTTGGGATAATTAAACTTTAAATATGTGGTAATTGCAGAAAGGGATGCATATGGATAGGCATGCCCTGCACAGAATGAATAGTTCGCGCTGTCTTCGAGAATTTTCCAGTAGAAATCAGCAATCTCTTCGCCAAGCTTTAGTTCTTTTGCCTTGGTATAAATAATCTCTTTCCACTTGGGCATCTCTTCGCGCTTTTTCTTGCCAACAATCTTTCTTAGGGTTTCAGCTTCGCTCAATGTGAGTCCGAAAACTTTATGCCCAATTGCCATCATTTGCTCTTGATAGAGTGCAGCGCCGCCAGTTCTTTTTAATACCTCGTCAACCTTTGGGTGAAATTCTGGAAATTCTCCATAGTTTGCATATCGAGCATATTGCTCTGCAAAGGCTAAAGCCCCTGGTCTTGCAATTGCTACCACGGCGGCAAGCTGATCGAGATTTTTTGGCTTTACTTGTTTGCAAACATTATAATTTGTAAACGCCTCAATTTGAAAAATTCCGTGTGGGTATTTTAAATCCTGCAAATGTGCATAAACAGTATCGTAATCTTCAACATCAATATCAAAATAGTTTATCCCCACTTGAGTACAAACATCTTGCACTACAGAAAGGCTTTTTAGACCCAAGATATCAAGTTTGAGATTTATTTTCCCTGCCCATTCCATGTTGTATGAAGAAACTCTTTCCTTATCAGATGTCAACTCTGTTGGGCAAAAATTATTAATATTTTCATAAGAAACAAGATTTCCAGAAGCATGAACGCTTTTGTTTCTCATAAGGTCTTTTAATTGAATAGCTACACCGTAAATATCTTTATTTTCGTCACACCATTTTTTAAAATCTTCGTTATCTTTATATTCATCGTCAATTTCATTAATCTTGCCAAACTTTGATTGGATCATAGAAGTAACAGCGTTCATCTCATCTTCTGTTTTATCCCCCACTATCTTTCCACAATCCTTGATTAAGGCTCTTCCAGAAAGTGTGCTTGTATTTAAAATTTTTGCTGTTCTATTGGGATAACGCTTTTCCAAATATTTGATAACTTCTTGGCGGCGATAATAACAAAAATCCATATCAATATCTGGCAAGAAGCTTCCATCAAAATAAACAATACCATCCACAATAGTTTTTTTGGCTCTTGTAGCTGAAATGAATCTTTCAAAATAAAGATCGTATTTGATTGGATCTACCTTTGTAACTCCGATCAGATAAAGTATTAGACTGGATGCTGCAGATCCGCGACCAGGCCCAGTTGGAATGTTTTCTTTTTCACAAAAGTTGATCACATCCCAAATCATTAAAATATAGTCAACAAATCCAAGCTCTTGCAGTACTTTAAATTCTTTAACAGCGCGCTCTTTGTATAAATCAATATTTGCCCCTTCTTCTTTTAATTTTGGAATAATTTTTTTAAAACCAGACTGGCAAAGGGCCTGTAAAAAGTCATCATTTGATGCATCTTTTGATAGTTCAATTTTCTTTTTTTGAGTTGCTGTAAACTCAATAGTGGGACACCTTACGCCATGCAGGGGCAAGTCTAATTTATCAAAAGATTCTAGAAAGTTCATTTCTTTCTTAGCCTATTCTTTTTTGAATAATTAAGCAACATTGTTTGTTCTGTTTTTTGCATTTCGACTTTTAATCTCGGAACACCAATATGATCAGCAATTCCAAGTTGATATGTTGCTTTTGCATCCAAATAAAGATCAGCGTTATTATTTTTAATAAGCATTTTTTCAAAAGTGCCAGATTTCTTTTTGCAATTTTTATCCAGCATTAGAAGTAAATTACTATTTAGTTCAGAACAATGCTCTGCGCTAACAGCAATATCTGAGAATTTTCCATAATACTCATGAGATACCTGATGGACAAGGACATAGCCATATTTTGAAATAAATCTCATTCCATGATCACCAGCAGATAACAAAACTGCACCACAGCTAAACGCTTTTCCATCACAAATTGTAGCAACTTTTTTGGTAGAGCTTTCAATAATAGAAAGCATTGCATGGAGAGCGTAAACATCGCCACCATAAGAATCTACGATTATGGGAATAATTTCTTGATCAGAAGATTCAAGTCTGAAAAAATCTTCCCGAAATTCGTTAACTGCACCTTCGCAAATTTCATTAACAATAATAAAGTTATTGTTTTTTCTTTTAGTTAAACCTTGTAAATCTTGAATATCGATTTCAAACGGCAAATCATCTTGATTAATTTTAATTTCTTTCATTGGTTTAATAAGTAAAGTTGTTTTTTTAGAATTTGATATGTTAGTTCAACATCATACAAGCCATTGTGAGCAAGGCTTTTATCGTATGGGATGCTGTATTTCTTGCAAAGGTATTCTACTGAAGTTTTAAGACCTTTTCTATTAAAAGATTTAAGTTTAAAATTCCAAGCTGCTTGTGATTGACCTTCGGGCTTTTGATATCCAATTTCAATAGCTTTTTCAATATTTTGAACATCGTATATTCGTTCAATGTACGAGTAATCACTTTTCTTGCCTAAAGATCTTCGAAAAGTGTTATGTATAAAAATATCAAAACCAATCAGGTTAGCTCCAGAGATTAAAATGTCTCTATCAAATAAGTATTTCTCAAAGTGTTCAAGAACTTCTTTTGGATCTTCGCTTTTTTGCTTGTATTCGCTATGAATAAAGCCAGTTATTCTTGCAGCATCTGCAGACATTTTTAAATCTGGCCAGAATGGAAAACGATCATATTCTTCAATTTTTTCATTGCCTTGATAAACACAGTAAGAAAGTTGCCAAGGTCTGGATGAAAACAAATTCAAGTCCTCAGTTTCAAAATCGAAAATAAGCCATTTTTTATTGTTATCAAATCTTAATAAATTATTAATTTTACGAGCCATGAACTTCACCCTTCCATCGTTCAAAGTTAAATGTATCAGAACTCATATAGTTTAATTCGGGTTTCGATAATTTAGATTTGTTTAAAATACAGCGAAAAGATTGATATGCCTTGAAATTTTCTGACTTTTCATAGAAAATTGACTGTGCTGGGGTTAAAGTGCAGCCATGATCTGCAGAGCAATATAGCTCTAGAGCATCTTTTATAATTCCGTCAAACGGAAGACCATTATCTTCGACAAAGAAAGTATGTGGCATTCTTGATAGTGATGGTATAATTTCAGAAAATGTCATTGTATTTTTAGCTACAAAAGAATCGTAAAATGGAAATGCTATGGTTAAATTCTTGGTGATAAGGTCATTGAAATTTTTCCAATCAATTCTTGGCAAATAATAAAACCCATGCTCGCTAGCCCAAGCCCAAATCTTGATCAGGTCTTTATATCCTTTAGAATTTTTAATGAATAAAATAATTTTAGATTCATTTTTAAGACTCTCTTCTTTTGTTGAAGCATCGTCTGTGATGATTAATTTTAATCCAAAACGCAAATTTAAATCAAGATCTTTACAATTCGAATATGCTTCAAGAAAGCCAGTCATAACGCTTTCAACCAAATAAACATCTTGAATGTTATTATTTTTACAAATATCAAGAATGGATTTTGGTCCAATCTCTGGGCTTTCTTTATCTAGTGTTAGAATAGATCGCCCAGAATAATGGGATGTCCACAAAGGAACTTTAAGCATTTTTTTATATTAGAGCTTGTTGGGGCAAAAATCAATTAAAATCTGCACTGCCATAATGAGCGGGACAACCAGCGTATTCTAGCTTTTCCCATGACTGATTGTCGGTTATCTTTTCGTACTGAAATTTTTCTAGATAATCTTTTTCAAGAACTGTTTTGATAATATTTTTATTCTCATCGAATAGCCTATAGTAAGAAAATGGATCGCGGAACGAGCATTTCCATCCAGACTTTGCACCACACTTCCATCTTCTTGAATTATCATAGAGAGCATAATCATTTTTTGCATCTTGCTCGTCAAAATTAGAAATGATAGTATTTACATAAGATAAATAGTGCCGGAATCCTTCAACTTGCTCTTCGGTAAATTCAAGTTCTTGAAATGGGTTTTTGGCAAATCGTAAAAAAATAAATCGACCAATTACTTTTTTAAAGTTTGGAATCTTACCAGCCTTCTTTAAGAAATGTGCTGCAAGGGTATACATCATGGCCTGCAAATTACTCTCAAGTTCTTCGCCTCTAAACTGCTGTTTGCTTGATTTGTAATCAGAGATAAAAATTGATTCTGTTTTTTTATTAAAAAGTATTTTGTCTATATAGCCAACAATTCTAAATTCAAGCTCTTCGTCAATAATATCAAAAGCATATTCCGAATCAAGAATTTCTTCGTGATCTTCTGGAAAAAATCCAGCTTCAAGACCTACCTTAATCATTTCATAAATTAAACCTATATTTGTTTTTTTTGATTTCTTATCCTCTTCGAACATTTCCAGCCCATACTTATGACACTTGGCTCTTAAAAATCTTTTTATTAATGGGAACTTTTCAATATCGCAATCTGCTTCGTGCATTTCTTTTGCAAAATGTATCCATTTTGGCTTTGTTAAAAGTTCAAAAAGGTCATGGCATACTGAACCTCTTAAAGCTCCAGAGTTTGTTGTATCTGGAAGCTTAAGGTGATATTTACTCCAATATAGCCATGAGCATTCTCCAAGAGTTTTAACTCTAGAAGCTGAAAGTTTTGTTAGTTCTTTATCCATTTAAAATATTATTTATTTCTTCTTTTGAAGATTCGCCCCAATCCTTACATTTAGGAAGACGTATTTCAATCTGATTCTTGTTAAAAAATTCAAAAAGAGATTGCTGCATCTTCTCTGCAGCACTGTTTCCAGCAAAATTATTATCTGCATCATTATTTGTTGATATGATAATTCTATCAGGATCTGCTGCAATTAGCGATTTTAATATTGCTCTGCCCAACTTAAGCCCGAATAAAACTAAAAAGTTTTTGACGCCAGCTTCCCAAAGAGCAAGGCCGTCACCAATAGATTCGACAAGGATAATTTCTTTTTTATTTAAAATATCATCTTTATTTAAAAATGCAGGATATACCCAAGAATCAACAGATCCAAGATGTTTCCATTTTGGGGTATTTTTAGATATTTTTTTGCCAATCCATCGCCCAGATATTCCAATAAATTCGTTACGGTTATTTTTGATTGGAAATACGTAACGATTATACATTGCACTCTTGGTTGTTTTTGGTATAACCCCGCCAAGAAAGAGTTCTAAAGTGCTATCACTAATACCCCTTTCATTCCAATAAGAGTGATTTTTTTGCAAGCTTTCCAATTCGCTTTTATCAAAAACTTCACCAGATGAAACTATAGTTTCTTTTTTGACTGGTATTTCTATATTGCCATCAAATTTTCCACCGCTTATTTCTACAAGCTTTTTAAAATCTCCGCCTGTGCCCCTTGCAAAATCAATCCATTTACCAGAATCTTTTAGAATTCTCAATGCAGAATCGTTATCTGAATCACGATAAATTGGTTTTGTGCGCCACTCTTTCCCGCGATCAAAAAGCGTATACCCCAATCCCTCTAATACAGTTTTGAAATCTATACTTGTCATTACAACAATCCATCTTCTTGATTTTCATTTTCAAATACGTCAACATCAACATTTCTTGCATTAATGATGTCTTCTAACGTTCCGCATTCGCTAACTTGAAAATTTTCAACCTTATAATTAATAAAGTTAGGTTTGTAAGTGACTCTGCCTCGGTCATCGACAACGCGAACAAGATTTGAGTGACCCCTTGCATTTTTACCCTGATAGCGCGTAGCAAGCTCAATATACTTATGAGTACCAAACTGGACACCATCTTCAGCTTGCTCTTCGATTGTTTTTCTTCTAAAGATACCAACTTGAGAAGCAAACCACTGCAAACGATCTGACTGTGCAATGGCGCTAGAGTCATCTGTGCCGCCCTCTGCCGATCTGTTTAATTGACATGCGGTAAGTAGTGGAATGTTTAAGCGCAAGTGACATTCTTTTAGTTTATCAACCTTTTCTCCAATAAGCTGATATTCTTGCTTATTTCCATCAGATTCTCCCGTAAGTTTAATATAGTCATAAACCACAATTGCCGGATTCCCACGACCAACATCACCATAATACCAGCGTTGAATTAAAGAAGTAATTTCTTCTGTCTTTTTTCTTGCAACTGTCATGTGCTGAACATGGCCAAGAGCTTGTTTTAATTCTTGCTTTTTGGATTCAAATTTTGCATACAACTCTCTGTTCTTTTTATAATTTCCTGTTTCAAGCCACCACATTGGAACGCCAGTAATTGCACTTGCAATTCTAAATTTCATATCTTTAGTTTGCATTTCGGTATCCAAAATTAAAGCCTTACAATTTGGATTAAGTAATGCCGTCTTAAATGCAATATCGTTCAAGATTGTGCTTTTTCCGTGCTTTGGTCGAGACACCCAAGCATATACCTCGCCATTGCGAAGACCGCCGTACATTTCATTAAAATTTTTATATGGAGTAACAAGACCAGTATCGTTGATAGGGTTATCTCCCCGCTCCTCAATCATTTCAACAATGTCATCAAAAAGATCTTCCGGCTTTTCATTAAGATTATATGCTGAGATTTTTTCTCCATACATTTTATCAGCCAATGCAACAATTTCATCGGCTTCCATTTCCCCAGCAGAAATCATAGATTGGGCCATGCTTGAGGCCATCGTATGTATATCGCGCCTAATAGAAAGCGTTTTTAATCTGCGGCATGCATCTTCCAAAGCCTTATCGCTAATCTTAATGTATGAAAGGCTTTGCAGATAATTTAAAATATCTAAATTTCCTTTATAGGTAATTCCAAGACTCTGCAATCTCTCCGAAACAAGAACTGGGTCGCTTGACTTATTATGCAAAGCGCAGTCTTTTAGTATTGCAAAAATTGCACCATGAGGCTTGTGAATAAAGTCTTCTTCAGAAATTAAATGAATTAATTCAAGCAGCTTCTTCGGGTTTTTTAAAAACCCTGCAATGCAGTGCTTTTCAATTGTTTGGTTTGCGATCTTATCTTGATTCATTGCGGCTTGATTTGGCTATAAATTGGCTTAACAACATTATAATGATAACTATCAAAATTGTCAATTTCAATATTACTCATTGTATGCCAAGTTACAGCAAAGTCAGCATGCTGCTTAATTAATGGAGAATTTGCCTTTTCTTCAAAATTGGCTGGGTCAATTAATTTATTATGCTCAATCCTTTCAAGGTGAATTAATTTCCCGCCTTGAGATTTGACCCAGTTATGTTCGTCTTGCTCGTATTCGGCGTATCTAATGTCTGGGATAATTGCAATAAATGGCTTGTCGCTAGTTACAGAGTAGGCGTCTGCTACAATTTGTTTTTGCAAGATGCTAGTCCAATATGTGCCATTCGTTCTTATTCTTTGAATTTTTCCATAGCTAACTAATAGTTCACGAAATTTTGATTTTTCATTCGTGTCTTCTGTCCAAACGTTCATTGAACATTTTTCAGAAAGGAATTGCTGCATATCCTTTTTAAGCTCATTTGCCAATGAATATTTTTTGGCAATAAATCCATCGCGTTTAAATAGCTCTATAAGACAATTTGCGAACGTGTCCTTGCCTACTCTAGCTGCGGCACCAACTCCGATAAGTTTAATTTTGTTCATGTGCTAAAATTTTCCAATACTTGGGATCTGCATAAATTTCTCCAGAATTAATTTTAATTAAATATTCTACAATTTCACCCCAAGATTCAAATACAAGATCCATGCTGATAAGACCAGCAAGCCAAAGAGGAAATTTTTTCTTGTCATCGGTATAGACAAGAATTGGTTTATTTTGCAAAGAAGCAATTACAATTTCGTGAATTGTTCCAAATGTTGGCACTTCAGGATCTATTTTGCCAATAATAAAAGTTGAAAGATCTACCATTCGCAAATCACGACTAATTACTCCTTTCATGTATTTTGAAATGCTTTTCCAGTCACCAGATTCACGCTGGTCTTTTAAAAGATTACGATCTTCTTGCGTTTCTGTTAACTGATTAACAAAATGGTCTTTGTTTGGATCAAAGCACTTGATACCAATTTGCTTTACAGATTCGGTAACGGCAACGCGCCAATCAAAGCAATTATCAGCATACTCAATTGGCCCTACAAGATAGCAGTAAGAATTTTTTAAAAGCTGTTTCATGATAGTATTGATTGAATTTGATTTAATGTTTCTGCTCTGTGCCGTTCAGCAATAGAGATATTTTTGCGTTGATTACTTAATGCCATTTTGTATTCTTTTTCATTCTTATTTAAGAAATCTATAGTAGCATTCATTTCATCTGCATTGCCAACGATTAGAAGGTCATCAATAATGTATCCCATTTTGCGAGATTCTTCAATTGTTTTTTCACATTTTGCGTCAAAAAATATAAGAACATCACACATAAGGCATTCGTAAAATCGATTGGCCAAATAGGCAAAGTTGCTATGTGTATGAAGATCTTCAAAATAGATAGAATATTTGTAATTATTTAGTGTCTCTTTACCTAAAGACCAGTCTAATTTATCAATAAATTCAGCTTCTATGTTGGCAGCCCTATATTTGTCTTGGTTTTTCGTAGATGAAGATATGGTATAATTTTTAATACCATTAAATTGGGCCATGTCTTTGGCGCGATGTTTGCGAAAAGTTCCAAAATATATTGTACCGTTTTTATCTTTTGCTTTTATGGGGCACTTGACATTATTAAATATTAATGAATTTAAATTAACAGTATGCCATTCATCAATCCAGTCATTGAGCTTGCCGCCTTCAAGCTTTTTCCCAAGTATCCAATGTCTATAACCAGACCTTTGATTGTTACAAATAACATGATATTTTTTGTGGTATTTTTTTACCATATTCCTCAAAAGAACATTGTCTTCAAGATCATGGTCATTTACAAAAAACCAGAGTTTGGCATCTGGATTATTGTCGATAATTTCCATATAAGCTTTATACTTCATATATGGCGATGCATAAACGCAAACAATATGATCCCATTTTTCTGATGCAACTTCTGGTATTTGCGATGCATGGGTTACAAGCTTATAGCCTAACTCTTTGGCTACTGTAAGAGAATTTCTTACATGAACAATAGAAGTGTTGGAAAAATCTTCAAGTACGGTCTTTTTTTCACAAGACTCAATCATTAGAACTTTCGACATATTCTTTATTAAAATGGTATTTGGTTTGTATATCAATATTAAAAGTATTTTGTACCCATTCTAGGCTTAAATTTTTAATATCATTTTCATTTATTCTAATAATAAAAAAACCATTGTTTTGTAGCCATTCATCTTTTTTTTGATCGCGCTTTAAACTGTTTAAAAAGCCAATTCTTGTTTTGTGATGAAATTTTGAAAATGTATTGTGGAAATTACCATCTGCCTCCACAGCAAGCATTTTATCAAAATTAATTAAATCACAATTTAATTTTGTTCCTAGTACGGGAAACTCTTCAACGCAATTATCGTACTTCCAGTATTGTTTAAAGAATTGTTTTATATTAAACTGGAATTTGCTTTTAGACTCTTTATCCCAATCAATCCTGTATTTTTTTAATGATACGCTTTTTGTCCTACTAAAAACATCCTTGAGTTTCACATTGTTAGATCTTTAAATCTATCAAAAAGGTATTTTTGGATTGGCTCGCTATCTTCAATAAATTGACGAAGACCATTTACGCCCTGAATTTTTTCTGGCACCTCAATGTTTAGGGATGCAGCCATTTCGGTTCTAAAGTTTGGCTCAAGCTCAAACCAAGCGCCCTTACCATTTGGTTTGTAAGCAATCTCCCATAGCTGAAGAAGATCGGCCAACTCATAACTTGTCCAAACACTTTTGCCACCTTTTTGACCATAACGAATTGGATATTTAACTTCAACCATATTCTTTTCGTTATTGCTCTTGACAATTTTGGCTTTTGCCATATGTCCAACTACTTTACTGCCCTTTTCTCCCTCATGAATCAAATCGCCGCCAAATCGTGGAAGAAATTCAATAACAACATCGGCTTGGTGTTCAAGCGCTCTTGGGCCGCTTGCCTTACCTTGCTTTGGAACGGCAATTTCGTATGGATTAATTTTAATCTGGTCACGAATTTGTGAAATATAAATATCAACATGCCCACGCTTTGCCATTGCAAGACCAACCTTTTTCAAGAACACAGAGGTAATTAGGCTTCCACCACCAACAGTGATTGATTCATCTTCTGCTTTTTTAGCGTCATCTCTTTTGATTAGAGAATCAACCGAATCAGTGATAAAAAAGTATTCTGTGTTTGTTGGATTGTTTGTAATAAGGTCACGTTTCAATTTGAAAACAGCCTCATAGATATTACTTTCAAATACAAAGCATGCGCCGTCCACCCACTCAGCGGTATTGTAAACAAAATTAATGCCAGACCTGTCTCTTATTTCTTCAGAAAGGCGACCTTCGCTTTTAATAAAGATCCCCCTGCGCTTTCTTGATCGGTCTTTTAAAAAGTGATGCATGAAATCTAGAGAAGCGCTAGTCTTACCGCCAGAAGCAAGACCAACAAACCTGTGAGCGCCAGGTCCAAGGCCACCGCTAAGCATAGAAGTAAGAAGAAGGCTTGAGCATCCGACTTTATATTCGTGCGCCTCTTCGTAATTATAGTGATCTTCTTTTGTACTTTTTAAAATAGATTCCAGCTGATCTTCTGGAGCCATTACTTTTTCTGCGTCTGTTGAAATTTTACCTTTAGCCATAGTTATTTTTTCCAAATTTTTAAGAAATCATTAAGTGATTTTAACTTTTCTTTCTTTGGTTCTTCAGTTAGTATAGCAGGTTTTAATTCTTTTTCAATATCTTCTTCTATTTCAAAACGTTTTATTTTTTCTGGATTAAATTTGTATTTAGCCCACTCCTCTTTAAGAAATTTATCTCCATTAGGAGTGATAAACCAAGCAAGGCTTGGGATTTTAAACTTTACCTCCAGGCCCATCCAGAAAGCTTCATCCTCATGCCTTGAGGAAAGCTGATTCATTATTTTCATTTCTCTTGGCCAATTAGTATGTTTGCCAAGATGCTTTGATATAAAAGCTTTTTTAAAACTTGAGCCCATTTAGGGCATAATAGAGTAACTTTTTTACAGTGTCAAATATTTAATTTTTAAATATTTTTATTATCCGCAACTAGTAGTTGTTGTATAAACGGTTATTATTAATTGTTTTTTATTTTGAGTTGTATACTCTACTGGCATAATTAATGTTAGTTCTGGCTGAAATGCATTTTGAAAATCGCAAAGGACGGGGCAAAACACCAAACTTCCCGATGTGTTACCGGGCACCGCACAGCCATTTGGATTTGTAGCAATCGATTCTGAAGTTACTCTATACTTTAATTTATATTTTATTGTTGCATTACACCTTTTTGTTGTTGGTCCACCAACGTCTTCAGGATCCTTAACATCTGTTTCTGTATCTGTATCTGTATTACAAGTACAAGAGCAACTATTGCCGCAGCTGCATTCTCCGCTATTTTCAGTTTCAGATTCGTTGTCAGAGTAAGGGTCCGACAGCTCTGGTTCGCCAAGCTCACAGCTTATTATTTCGGCATATTGTTCTACATTACAATCAATCTCTATAATGCAACCCGTAAGGGCGCTAAGAACAGGGAATGATGCGCTTAATGTTGATTGGGTTGTTGGAAAAACATCTTCTGCTTCTGGGCATTCAGGCCCTTCAACTAATTCTTCCCAAAATGTAGTCGTATTATTTGTAGTTGTGGTAGTGCATGTGCCGCCGCCACCTCCGCCTTTTGCGCAGCAGCTAGAGAATTTTGTAAAACCAAATTTTGTATCGCGTAGTAGTGTGTTCATGGCCTTATTGTACGTTTAATCTTAGCAAGCAATATCCATTTGCTGTATTTTCAGTTACTTCGCTTAGGAACGTGCCGATGCGGTTTACCCCATTTGTAGCAACTCTTCCATTTGCGCCAACATATGCAGCCGCGCCAATCGTTGGATATCCAGCAACAGCTGGGTCAATGTCGTTTATAAGAACAGTGCCTTTTGTAAGAACTGGAACTGCTTGTTGCGGAAGAACGGCATCTCTTTCAGCAAGAAGCTGCGGCTCCCAAATTAATGGCGTTCCATTTTCATCAGTTTCAATAACGTCTTTTAAAAGAATACCAATGGCCAAATCGATCGTGGATGTTGTTTTTGTTACTTTGCCAACAGGAACAAATGAGGACGACATTGTGTTGCTAATATTAGAAAGATTAGAAAGTGAAAGCCCTTCGCCATAAATATCTTTCCAATTAGTGTTGATTTTTACAAGCGTACCCTTTGTTGCTACGCCATCATAAGCAAAAAGGTTTAATACATCATGCTGGCTGAAATCTCTGAATGGCTTTAAGTTTGGCATATTCTTATTATAGTTTTATTATAGTTTTATTTATTGAGCGTACGGACGAATTCTTTTTGCTATTTCCACGCCTGGCTCAGAAGTTGAAGGAACATTTACGTCTGAGAAAATTTGTCCTCTTTTTTGGGCAATTTTTTGCTTTAATTTTTGCATTTTGTGCCATTTTCTATTCTTTTTATTTGCATTTGGCAAAACTTTATCAACAAGCTGGCGTATTCTTAAGTTAAGCTCTTTTCCTGCCTTGATTTTTGAAATTGTTTTTGACTCTGAAGCGCTCGGGCCAGAAGAGTATGCTTTGTATGTTAGTTTTGCCCCATCATTTGGAGGTGTGATATTGTGACGATATGGGTATCTTTTTTGATATGTTCCTCTGTCACTAGCAGTATGTTTTGGGAACAGTTTGTGTGCGCCAACAGCACTTACACCAGTCTGCAAAGCACTATCAATACTATCAAGAGATCCATAGCCGCTGTAAATAAGCGATAAGTTTCCGCCATTAGTTCCTACTTCGGTGTTTAATTTTGTTGTTATAATTTCAATTGCATAATATGCGCCGCTAGGAATAATACCATTCCATGTTCCTGTGGCCATTGATTTGCCAAAAATTTCATTATCATACAATTGATTATAAAATTTGTAAAAATAAGTATCTTTTAATGGCTCATCTTGTTTTAAGTGACCATTTGACGATATGGATTTTTTATAACCAGTAGCAGTTTCCATTGGAATTTGAATTCCAGACTGCAATACTTGCTCATATGTTATTTGTTTACCATCAATAATATATCCACTTTTTTGAACATACGTTCCTGAACTAATGGCTTTTGTTATTCCAATGCCAGAGCTTGTATTATCTCCAATTGATAAAAATATTCCCCCTACAACTCTGCCATTTACAATACTCGCGCCAGAGAATAAAAATACTGGCCCAATATATTCGCTAGGCATTGGCGCAAAATAACTTTCTCCTTGTTGCCTTGGGCCATTCCAAGATGGCACCGCTGCTCTCTGGTACGTGTATGGAACATTGACCTGAATTCCTTCTGGAAGTACGTTTCCATTGGCAAAGTTTTCACTATCAATAAATAGCGTTGGGGCTTGGAATGCTAGCGTTGTAACACGCTTATCTTTGCGGCACACTGATTTTCCGCCAATTAATGGTTTTTTCACAGCTGCTCTTTGCAAGTCAGCAGATGATGCTGCGCGAGGGTGTCCGCTTGCAACAGCCCAGGGTCCTTGCAATCTTCTTGGATCTGTTTTTTTCCAATCACCAAATGAAGATGGTTGATGCACATAAATAACTCCAAGTTGTCCGCTGTTAGCTCTTTGATTGACATTTAATCTTCCGCTTATTGCAATGCACCATGCTCCAGAACCATATTGGGTAGATACTGTATTATCAAAATAAATTTGTTTGCGAGAGTCTGTGGTGTTGACAAATCTTTTATATACTGGGTTTTCGGAGCCTAATGCAGCTTCGCTATATTCCCCATTGACGTTATTAATCCATCCGCTTTGCACACAATGATTGATCCATCCTTGTCCTGATGCTGGGTTATACCATGAACTATTACTTATGGTGAGTTGATTTGCTGAAAATTGAGATTTTAATACATTTTGTTTGTATTCTTCTGTATAAACATCTTCTAATGAATTTGAATATCCAGTTTCTAATCCGTGTGGGCTAACATAGCATATTTGCTTATAATCGGCTGTTCCTGTAGAAATAACGATCAGCCCTTTTACATTCGTTGGTCCTTGTGTGGCGATTTTTGTAGGAAAATTATACCCACCGCCTTGATAAAAATTAATTGTTGTTGGGTATGGAATGTTGAATCCAGTCAAGTTTGTATTATCATAAACAGATTTTTCTTTTCCTTGTCCAAATCTTGTTAATGCTGGGTGCCACCGGTAATATGTTTTTCTACTTTCTTCTCTGGAAATAGTTCCTGCAAATTTTGGTCTAAAGTTTAGGTCCCCAGATGTTCCAGCAATTCTAATATCAATAGTATTTGATGTTTGTTCAGGAAATCTTAATCTAGCAAATGGAAATTTATTATTTTGAAATGTTAATTTTGAATTTTGTTTGTGGTCAAATGGTTTGAAAAAATCGTTTTCTTGGTATGGGTAGTTATCACGAGAAAAAACAAAGTCTCTTAATTGACCGACAAGGTTCGTCTTTAATTTGCATGAAGAATAAAAATGGTCTGATTCGACGGCCATTCTCCATGTTTGAAGGGTTTTGCTTTCTACTGTTGGAGATATGTACGAATTAATTTCTTTTCTTATAACTGCTTTTGGGTTTCTTGATTTTAAAGTCCCAACGTTTTCCAAATCAACATAAGCGTCTTTAATTCCAAATACGCTGGTTTTATTAAGATCTGTAAATCCAAGATCTTCACTGACGGCAATGTTGCCACCAAGCCCAAGTTTTCTGGCCTGCTCTTTTGTTAACTGTGTTGACATATTTTTTTAGAATGTTTAAAACTTTAAAAACTTTAATCCGGTGGGTCTATCATTCTTGCAGGTGCACTTCGCTCGCTCAGGCTTCTCGATCTGGTAGCCGTGGCTCCAGGCTGAGTTTACTTCCAAACGGACCCTCTCGGTTACACTTGCATGCTAGACAGACAGACCGCCAATTGTGTTATCGTACAGTTGTTTATACCATACATCTATATATTTCTATATAGTTCAGACTATATCTTGGTACCAGAAATTAATCTGGCACACCGGGCGCTCTTGGGCAGTTTTATTGTTGGGACTCAACCGCCTAGTCGTTACACCTTCTATCCTATCTTTCCCAGATAGCTTGGCTCGGTATTGTCTTTTCGGCGTTTTTACACGCCAACGAAGGTATCCACCGAATTCACCCAGTAAGGACTGTTGTTATAAATTTTTAAAAGAACTTGAACAAGTTATCCTGTTCACAATATGATTACATCTTAATTTTAAGAATATCCAAAAAAAATTTTATCTTTTTTCAAAAGCCCAGCAATAATGACAAATTTCTGGGGTTACTTTAAATATATCGCGTTTAAAGCATTTATAGCCATTATCCGTATAGTCGCCACCTTGACAGCTGCATCTATGAACTGTCACACTTTCTTCGTTTTCAGACCTGTATTTGCAGTTTGAAAATTTATACTCAGCTGATAGGTTTTCTTCCATATTTACTTTTACACCTCCAAATCGTTAAAAACCATTTCTTCTATTAGAGAATCAAAAGAAATTTTTGGACGCCATCCAAGCTCTTTTTTTGCAGTTTCTGGATTGCCGAGTAATAAATCTACTTCAGCTGGTCTGTAAAACTTTTCATTAATTTTTACCAATACTTTCTGGTCATAATAAATTGAATTAGTAGTTTTTTTGAGCAAAAATTTTTCTTCTAATTCACCACCTGCCCATTCACCAACGATCCCACATTTACGAAATGCTATTTCAATAAACTCTTTAACAGTGTGCGTTTCGCCAGATGCCAACAAATATTCTCTAGGATTTTCTTGATTCAGCATCATCCAAATTCCTTCTACAAAATCTTTGGCATGGCTCCAGTCTCTTTTAGCATAAATATTTCCAAGCTCAAGTGGCTCTATAAAATCCTTGCCAAGATCTAGATCTTTTTTAATTCTGGCTATATGTTTAGTAATTTTTCTAGTTACAAATTCCTCTCCGCGCCTTGGGCTTTCGTGATTATATAATAAGCCTTGAATTGCAAAAAGGTTATAGCTTTCTCGATATACTTTAACAATATGTCGCGCAGCGGCTTTGGCTGCCCCATATGGACTTCTTGGCTTTAATGGATGATTTTCATCTTGTGGGCTGTAGTCTACATCGCCAAGCTCTTCTGAAGATCCTGCATTATAAAACCTGCAAGATGGCGCATGTTTTCTAACGGCCTCTAAACAGCGTATAACGCCCACAGCATCTATTTCAAATGTTTGTTCGGGTATTTGCCATGATGCTCCAACAAAACTTTGTGCACCTAAATTAATAAAATAATCCGGCTTTATTTCTCTAACAATATTATCTATAGATTGTGAATCGGAAAGATCACCTGTGATAATTTCAAATCTTGGATGGTCGATTATATGCTCTATATTTTTATAATTTTTTGTAGAGCTTCTTCGAACCATGCCATATATTTTATAATCTGTATTTGCAAGAAGATGATCAGCCATATAGCTGCCATCTTGTCCGGTTACGCCTGTGATAATAACAGATTTCATAAAATGAACTCTTTAAATTTTTCTATATTTTCTACAATATATGCAGGATGTGTAGTGTTGTCTAATTTAATTTTATTTAAAGTTTTACCATCAGATGTTAAATTTTCTGTTTTGATAAAAAAATGGTTATTTAATTTTCTATATTGGTCAAAAAATTTTATAAAATCTTCCCTTGATGGAAGCTCAGACTTGTCGAGCGGCTCTATGCATGATCTTGACTTTTTCCAAGCCGCCTCTGCCCCACCAAGCCAACTAAAATGCCAACCGCCATCTGCTATTCTTGTTGGTATATCGTCTTTGTGATTTCTTACATTTTGTGGTGATATATTTTTTAATAAAGAATACTTTATAGCAACGCTACCAATCCAGTTAGAATTTATGCTTTTTAAATTGAGAAAATATGCATAAAAATCCTGCTCAAATGATGCCATGCGAAAATTTGGATCATTAAAAATATCAAATTTTTTAGGATTCGGCACCTCATCTAAATCTGAAATAATTACAATATCGCTGTCGCTTATATTTGAAAAGCCCCTTCTAATGCAATTTCTCTGATGGTTCTCCATTTCCCAAAGATTATTTTTATTATCTGGATAATCTTCAACTTTGATATGGATTATTTTATCTGCAAATTTAGAAAATCTATGCTTATTTTCTTCAAAATAAAACGGCTTATCAATAAGGCTTTGTGTTTTTCCCGCCTCTACGATAATAAATTTTTCTACATATTTGTTTAGAGTATTTAGTCGTATATCTAGCAAGTCTAGCTCATTAAAAAACGTAAAACAATCATAAATCATAAACTAATTTCTTGTTTAAAATTAGAACGAAATGTGTCGTCAAAAGATTTTTGTAATGCTTTTTCTGTTCTAATATTTTGCTGCCTGTTTATTTGCAATAAAATATAACCATCTTTTTCCCAAAAATCATTTATATACAACCTTACGTCGTGTTGTAATAAAACTTTTGATACGGCATATATATTGTATATGTATTTGATGCTGTCAAGGACATTCTGCTCTTGAAGATTTTTAATTGAAGTAAAAAATCCAACAAATATTTGAGCATTTGATGATATATAATTCGAGCAATCTTTTACGAATGAATTAAAGTTTATATTTTCTATATTTGGAATTACAAGCGTATCAATTTTGCCATTTTTTAATGAAGCGCTAACTGGCTTGTAATCCTCATCATAAATATTATAATTTGTCGAGTTAAAATATTTATTAATATCTGGAAAATTTATAGACACTATATTTGATCGATTTGAAAAATCAAACGCCGTATCTTTTACAAGATCTTCAAAAATAGAATTTTCAATATTAGAAAAATTTTGTGCGTTGTTATTTTTAACAGTATAGCAATAATAGCATATGTTATAATTTGAAATGCTTTTAAAATTTGTCATATTTATGGATCCGCAAACTTTGCATGTATTTACATTATGACTCATAAATTTAAAACCCTCCGTTTAAATATAAATTTGAGGGATTTGTTACAGAAAATGGAAGCTCTGATTGGTTTATATTTGTAAAAATATCTGAAAAATATTCCGCAGATGCTCCATATAAATATGCAGTTGCAAACATTTTTTCCCATATATCATTTACTGTTTGTTCTGGAAGATATTCCATGTTGGGCGATGGGTATATATTATAAATATGATTACTAATCATAGTAAGCAGCGGAATAATTTGATCATATTGATCATATACAATTTTATGTGTTTCGGAAATCTTATCTGTTTTGAAAATAAACTCTAATTCGGGCTTTTCAGAAATACCCCAAGAAAATTCATAGGTATTGCCATTCATATTTTTAATATAGCCTTTGTAATTATCTAAGATATTAAAGCTTTCTAGCTTATCTTTTCCCATAATTTGATGCAAAAAAATAATTAAATATATAGCCTGTGTAGAATATATTTTTTTCGCTTTTAATTCATCTTCGAAATTGTTGGGGCCAGAAACTTTTAAAGAAACGTAATTTGCTTTCAATGACATTACTTTTCTACATAGAAATAAAAAATCTTGGTCTTGAACGTATGGATAGTTAATATAAAATGCTTTTTTATTATTACTTTCAATAAGCTGATTGAAAAGAGCTTTTCTTTCCTCTTTTGAATTTAAAAATGGACTTTCAGTAATAATATGTTTTTTATTATCCAATCCGTATTTAATATATTCCATTTGGTGTTCTGAGTGGAGGGCAAGATATAGCGCATCTGCATTGTTTAAAATCTCATCCTTTTCGGTTTGCGGCGTTGATGAATTGATTGTACCTACCAATTCATATCTGGAAAATAAGGATGCTGCATTTAAAACTTTCGCTCCCCAATTACCCGTACCAATAATGGCTATCTTAATTTTGTTTTTTTGATAAAGTTCATTCATATTACATTTTATTATTTACCGCACATTTTCCAAAAAATTTTTTCTATCTCTTTTATAGCATCATTAGTAATTGCTTGATAGTCTTCTACGTCTGCAATCTCTTTTTTCCCAGTAATAATATTTAGCATGTCTACATTGCTTTCGTTAAGGATTGAATTGATTGTATTTAATTGTTCTTGAAAAATATTATTAATATTTACTTTCCATGATGAGATAAAATCTTTTTGCATTGATTCTTTTTCCTGATCTGTTTGTGCAATTTCATCTAAGACTTTGCTCCAAATAAATGAAATGATAGAAAGAATTAAATTTTCTTTCATGGCATTTAACATTTTTTCTTTAAATTTTTCCTGCTCTATTTGCAGTTGAGTGTTTTCAGTCGCCACTTGAACCAAACCCCCTTTCTCCTCTTTCAGATTCATCTAATGAATTTACAATTTTTAAATCCCATATATAGCATTTTTCAATAATTAATTGAGCTATTTTGTCACCAGTATTTACCAAATAATCTTTTTGACCAGCATTGTATAAAATAACTTTGATTTCCCCCCTGTATCCAGAATCTACAACGCCAGCAAATACATCAATTCCATATTTGAAGGCCATGCCAGATCGCGGGGCAATTCTCGCATAATATCCATCAGGTATGGATATAGAAATTGATGTTCCAACAGCCTTCCATGATTGGCCTTTTATTAGGATAGCTTCAGACGCGTACAGATCAAGCCCAGCATCTGTTGGAGCATTCCTTGTTGGAGTTTTAGCATTTTCTGATAATAGTTTGACTTGTATCATTAAACTATTATAATTCAATATGTTATAAAAACAATTATATTTTTATAAGTTGGATGTTAAATTCTTTTGCTAACTCTACAGAAAAATCATCACGCTCGTAAGCTTCATTATAATATACTTCTTTAATTCCATACATGGATATATTTTTAATACATTCTGAGCATGGGCGAAGTGTCACCGCTATTAATTTAGCTTCATGTGGCTTAATGTAACGCAAAGCAGCGGCTTCTGCGTGAGATACTCGGCGGCGCCTTTCATCTCTATCGCTCCAATTAATCTCAACGCCTGGTGGCGCTCCATTATAACCTATTGCAGCTACAGTATTATCATAGCGCAGAATACAGGCCCCGACCTTCCTGTAAGGATCTTCAGATCTAAGCGCAGCAGCTTTCGCAAGCTCCATTGCATATTCTGGCCAAGTTAATCGTTCATGTATCATATTTGACAAGCACCACCAGCACAGGCTTGGGCTCCAAGAGTCGCGGCCTCTACATAGGTTTGATCTTTTTCTATTACACTAGACCAATCAACTTCTCGATGTTCTCTTTGTATATCGCACCATGCTTTCCACAAGGTAACATGTTTTAAGCAATGTGCTGTCCTGCGATCATCGCCATTAAAATATCTTTGAGAAAATTGCTTTGCTCTCCTTAACCAGTCTTTTTTCGCAAACCAATTGTCATATTCTGTTTTTTTCCCATAGTATGAAATAATCTTTTCATTATGCTCTTTAAGAGTATATCCATTCTTATGTGGAAATGCTGGCTCAAGCATGGTTTCTGAAACTTGCTCGCCAATGCCAAGAAATGCATCGCATGCTTTCCATAGATTACCGTCAAAAGCAGCCAATCCGTCTACAGTCAATCCAGAGGCAAACACCGAAGCGTTTCCATACTGCTCGACAATCTCTTCTGGAGTTAAAACAGTGCTGAATGGGGCTTGCGGATAGTCAAGATCGCCAGAGGATGGCAACAATGATATGCCTGAAAAATATTCTTGATTATTAAAAATAAACTTTTCAACATCTTTCCATTCATTTGGCTGAACAACTACTGTGCATGATACATTATGTCTAACATATGGTTTTACGCATAGTTCTTGATTTGTGCCGTGCTCTACCCAGTTTCTTTGAGTGGATTTGATTTGATCTAAAAACTGAACTGCTGATGTGGCATTTTTTAAAATAGCACCCCTTGGAACTTCGCATAAAAACGAAACAACCTCATCCGTTCCGTTAGCTGACCAAACGCTTGTTTCTACAGCAAGTGGATTTTGTGACTTGTAATGCTGTGCTGGAAATTCATTGCGATTGGCTTGAACTCTACGAATGTATCGTTTTGCATGATGTGGGTGTATGCCAGAAGCGGTTCCAAGCACGCAACTGGTTGAGCCAGCTGGCTTTACGCATGTTGTTCTAGCAGATTGGTTAATACCGATCATTGCCGCGATTTTTTTATTTGTTTTTTTAATTTCTTCTGCGCCCCTTCTTTGAATTTTAGAATCAAGAAGAATTTCAGGATTATCCATAAATCCAGTTATCGAGCATCCAAGAAGAGCCTCTCTTTCAACTATTTTTTTGGTAGTATCTGTTAAATAATTAAAGCGAGTATATCCTGCCTGCATTGTTCCCAAAATAGCAGATGCGCGACACGCTTCATAAAACTCATCTTCGCTTGTACAGAATTTTCCATTAATCTCTGTTAGATTGCAGACTTGTATACCGCTCTTGCCATTAAAGTTTGGAATCATTCCAATTTCAGCGCATGGATTATATACAACGTCTGTTCCGTGTAGCCAAATAAACCCAGGCTCACCAAATTGCCTAGTTGACTCCATAAGGCTATGGAACTCTTCTGAGGTTGTTTTGCCTTTAATCAGTACGGCAGAATTATTAGACCTTGCTCTTTGAGGATTTTCTATAAACCAATTGCCAGTTTTGGCAGCAGCCATTTCTCCATCATTTAGCGAAAATTGGCAGATAGTAGCAGATCTACGAACGCCACCAGATAAAACTGCATCGCTAGCATGCATAATAATATCATATGCATCTATTGGGCGCAACTTTCCAGCAAATTCATCTGTTTTGAATTCTACACTATTGATTCGCTTCTCAATCAGCGCCCTAATTTTTTCTATTGCTTTTTCAAGGCCTTTGTGCCCAGGCGCTTTAAATTGACCAGCTATCAAGGCACCTTCTGGGCGAACAAGGCTGTAATCGAAATTTACTTTGTGCCCAGACATTTCTGGGAATTCGCTGTCTTTTTCTGCAAAATAGCTATTAACAATAACTCCAATTGCATCAGCCCATCCATCAATAGAATCGTCAACTTTCCATTTTCTCCAAGCCGTTCCGTCAACTTGACGAAGTTTGGGAAGTTTATTTATATGTTCGCTTTGAACTGAAAATCCAAGCCCAACACCACAAAGAAGAACATACATTGACTCTTGAAAAGATCTTGGTCTGTCAATATAAGTAGAAGAGCAGTTGTAAATTTTAAATTCTTCTTTTTCAATCCATTTTCCACCAAATTGCAAAGCTCTTTGTGAGCCAAGAACTCTCTTTTTTCTTACCATTCTTTTTGCGAATTCAAACTCTTCTTTAAATTCTGGATTTGATTCCAGTATATGCGCATATTTTCTAGCATGCATTCCAAAAACACGCTCTACAATTTCTGGCCAAGTTTCTCTCCTTTGCTTCTCTGGCAGATAGTGTGAATATTTTGCGTACAGTGTGTATTCTGAAAGTGCTTTTAGACTCATGGTATTAAAAATGATTTAAAATTTTTGACGCGCTTGCGTCAGTTTTTTATATTACGCCAATTTGATGGAAATGAAAATTTTTTTTACGTGATGGCGTAAAAAAAATGAAAACAAAAAAGTACAGTGTATGAAATTTAAAATTTCAGTATAGAATTTTCTATTTCATTAATGTCGATATTTTCGACAAGATTTTTTTCTAAATAAATTGCATTTGGGTTTATTGGTTGCCAATTTTTAGAAGTTTGTGCCTGTGGATAATATGTGTAGGAATAAAGCCCAAGAACGGGGAATGAGTATCCTGACGCTATCCAAGCAATTGCAGAATCAACAGTTATCAAAAAATCACAAGACAAAACAAACTTAATAGTATCAAAAAATGTGCCAATGAACCTTTTCTCACATATTTGTGGCTGGTCTGGCAGTCCAATTTGAACTGGCGTATAGCCCATCTTTATAATCAGTTGGCATATTTGCTTGGATTTTTCCAAAGATGGCATTTTATCGCTACCTCTTGTTTCTGCGAACAGGTTAACGGCAACATATTTATTATTTTTTTCTGTAGCAAAATATTTATTTAAAGATATTTGTAAATTTTCAGGAGCTTTTAGTCCATGAACATAGCATACTTCTTCTGTTTGGTGCCGTTTTAAATACCAATCTGGTTCTGGATGGTGCGGCATTGCATGAAATACATAGTCAAATCTTTCTCTTTCAATGAATGCCACATCTTCATTCGATGGCCATCCATCATATTTATCCCAAATATGTATTTTTTGTACAAGAGGGTTTTCGTAAAAAATTTCTTTTATGCTTTCATATTTTTTATTTATGCCGAAATAAAGTTCGGAATCTGGAAAATATGTTTTGAAGCTTTTAGCAGCAACAAGGTTCATGCAAAGATCGCCATATTGACCCTGATTAAATCCTATAGCTTTAACTGTTTTATCAGTCATAGGTTATAATAATTTTTGAAATATTCTATTTTTTCTTCGCGTAATGTTTTACCAGCATGGCCAATTAAATCATAAGTGTTTGTTGTGCCATGAAACATTTCATTGATATTGTTATAAACATATGCGTTTCCAGTATTGTTGTACTTTATATTATCCCACATTTTACTCTCCATATGATTGGTAGGATTTTGAGGTAGCATATTTTTTACAAATACTGTATTGCCAAACCAAATATTTGTTCTGCATCCATCTAATGGATGATCTGGTCCAGCATCATCTTGAGCAATAGCCATAAAAATAAAATCTTGCGGATTTACTCTTGTTGGCCATTCTAAATATGCTTTGATATTATCTTCATTCATTATGAAATCATAACCTATTCTATAGTGAAATAGGTGGCTATATTTTAATAATATATCAAGACCGTTATTTAATAAATGCAATTCTCCGTTACCATGATAAGATTCATATCTATGGTTGTTATCTATGATTGTAAAATTAGTTTTTTTCTGTATAAATTCCGGAACATAATGGCTGTCTGATAGAACTATAAAGCTGTTTTTGAAATAATGCCTTATACTGTCAATAAGCTTGTCTAAAATTTGTATTTTAAGCTCGCTATTTGGCTCTTCTAAATTTGAAGTAATTAAAAATGATTCGCAATTCATAAGTTTATTGATATATGTGGGGGAATATTCCTAAATTTATCGTCATTTTTTCTCCATAGCATGTTAGAATGTTCCCACCCTAAACTTTTTAATGTAAAAACATTCTGCATAAAAGCTTTATTATGCTCTCGATGATCAATGATTTGCATAGCACATTGGCTTAAAAATAATTTAAAATTATCAACAGGATATAGTAATGAGGGGTAAATTGTATTATGTGTTATACTTTCATGTGGAATTGATAAGTAAAAAATTGAATCTTTATGCATTAATTTTTTAATTTCTAATAAACAATGATAAGGATTGCTTAAATGTTCAAAAGTTTCAAAAGAAAAAATATAGTCAAACTTTTTGTTATCGAGTGTTGCTGCAAAAAAATCATATTGCAAATCCGCTATATGATATTCAAAATTGTTATCTAGTTTAGCACCGTCTATACCTACTAAAGTATTATTATTGTTTTTTTCTAGTCTTTGGAAGATCGGGCCATATCCACACCCAACATCTAAAATAGATGAATTTTTAATTTCATTTAATCTTAAATCTTCAACTAAAAAATCAAAACGTGGTTTATGTGACCTTTCATAATCATCAAAGCCTTGCCCTATATTTTTATTATAAAATTCTGTAATAATATTTTCCATATATTAAATTAGCGTATGCATTCTATATCAAATAATTTATATGATTTATCTATATGTTCTTGATCGTGAATAGAATTTCCATAAAATTTAAACCATTCATATTTAAATCCTTCTTTTTCTAGCTTGTGCCACCATAGCCTTTCGGACCCTGGCTGGTAATAATTTAATTTATCCATTTCAAAATAGCAATCTGCTGTAATATCCATCCACTTTGGGCTTGTATAAAAAAAATAATCTGCCGGAACAGCGTTCCTGCTTGATGGCTGCGCTGGGCCTTTAAAATGATGAATCCATATAGAGTCTTCTGTTACCATTTCTGCATATTCCATTTTAAATTCTGAGCCAAGAACAGGGGAATATCTATCAGATGGTGACGGATTAACAAGTCTAATATCTGGCCTATGACATATTATAATATCATAATTTATATTATTTTTTTCTTGATATTTTTTCCGTAATTCATTACATTTATATCTAGATGTAAAGTGAGGTATCATGGTTTGCATTGGCTGGTAATTATAATGCAAATCTTCTATCTCATATTCTTTGGGCTGGTAAAGATCGATATACTCTTCACAGCTTCCATCAGTAATAACATCAGGACGCTCATTGCCGTGAAGCCTCCAAGTATGAATGAATATATCTGGATTTAATGTATCTAAAATATTTTTTTTGAAAGCATCATAGCATCTTTTGAAAGATCTTGGGTTTGCCGCCATTTGAACTGCTATTTTCATATATCTTTATACCTTAATTCTTGAGGTATCTTAGCGTGCTCAATATAAAAAAAACTTTCATGTAAGAAAAGTCCTTGCATAAAATTATTATAATTTGATGGATGCGGTATATTTAGATTGATTTGGCACCAATTTTTTTCTTGTAAAAATGGTATTGATAGTTTTGTTTTTTGCCCTAAATCATCAAGCAATATAATTGTTTTATTATGAATCTTATCGAATGCGGCCTCTATTTCTTTAAGCTGATGCTCTGCTGATCCAGAAACATGGCTATCTACAGAATCTAAATATAAAAAATCAATTCTTTCTTTAAAGTTTTTTAAAAAATTAATAGAATCATCAATCACATATTCAACATATTCATTATATTCCTCTGTAGCAATTTTGCAATTTTCTATATTTTGACTGTCTATATCGCATGTCCATACGCGCCCGCTTCCGACAGAATTGCAAAAATTAGAAAATAAAACAGTTGAGCAGCCATCAGCGGCCCTATCTTCAATATTTGGATGGGTTTTATGATTCTTTCTGCACGTACCAGTTTCAACAAAATTAATAGGTCTGCCTTGATTAATTAAATATACAGCCATTTTCATGGTTGCTAAACGCGATCCTAATGATCGATCGCCATTTTCGTATCTCTTAAAAAACTGTTCTAAGTTGATCATTTTTTAATAATAAATTGCCATCCTCTATGACAGTTTTCATCAGGTCTCGATGATGATGAAAAAGTATGATTGTAATATCCTCTTTCATCGGCTATTTCTTTATACCTTAGCAAGTTTTTAAATTCACAAACATCATGAAAGAACATAAATGAATTAGGCTTCATAATATCGAAAACTTTCTCTGCCCATAAATGTGCCCTACCATGATCTGCGTCTGAAACTAAGAAATCATATGTTTCATTTTGAGAATTCATAACAAAATCTTTTTCATCTATAGGAGCTATGATATTAGCGCCATTAGATTCTAAGTATTCTAATTTCTCTTTTGGCAGATTGCCACCTAAATCATGCAGATTATCTATGCAGGTTAATTGACCTACTCCATTATATTTAATTCCTGCGCATAATATTTCTGAAGCAAATGCTGGACCAATTCCAAGCTCTAAAACATTTTTAGGCTTTATCGATGTTATTGCGCCCAATAAAAATATTCCATGGCATAAATCTACTGAAGCTGTGTGTATGTGGCCTCTACTTTTTAGTACGCCCTCTATTGATGTTAAAATGTTATCTATATTATTCATTTGAGTTATTTTAATACTAATTCTTTGTATTTTCTAAAATGTTCTAATCTTTTATGAAATAAATCTGGACCAAAGCCAGGTATATGAATTATAAAATCTCCAGACTCCCAGTCTCCATTTACTCCGAGCCAATCATTTAAACCATTTGGGTGACCATATACACCACTATATGGGTATGCGTTCATTAGTTTTTGAGGTATAACTTTAATTGTTTTTTTAAACTGTTCGTCTTTATATGTCGCAAATATTGCGGTTTGCTCTTCGCCAAATAAAAACTTGTTTTGGGGAGCAAGCTCATACATTTTAGATTTTAAATGTTTAATATACTCTTTTCCTTCTTTTGAATTTCTTACCAAGAATACGCCAGCATTTACATCGCCACCATAATCAGCGCAGATAATAAAATGATAATTTTCATCTATTACTTCTTCTATTTTTTTGTTAAAATTAGTAAATAAGGTGTCATTATCAGCCCACAATATCCAATCATACTGTTCGGACTCTAACAGGCTATCAATAAAAATAATTTTATCAAATCCTAAATAATCCCAGCTTTGGTGCTGTAAAATACCAAAATAATTATGTTTTCTGCAATATTCTAATTTATTGGGCCAAGTTATATTTGTAAGTTCGTCCATATTCGGAGTTGCTATACTGGCTACTGCAATTTTCATAATTTAGTTCGGTATAAGTAAAAATCCTTGATGTGTTTTTTCTGGGGGATTATAGTCAGAATTTAAATCGTTAAAAATATTTTTAGCGGGGTCTAGAATTGAATAATTAAATTTTTTAAGATTATTGAAATCAAACCCACCTTCCTCAGGCCATTTCCAATGAGGATTGTCTGGGTAGTTTTGTATTGAGTTTCCTCGTGGAGCAGCATGTATCTCTACATAAATAATAGGCCTGACGCTATTAAATAAAAATTCAAATGTTTTAAGAACTATACTTTCCATGCCTTCGACATCTAGCTTGACAAAGTTTGGTAGTGGAATATTATTTTCTTTTATAAAATTTTCTAAATTTACATATTTTATATATTGTACTGTATCTAGGGTAACTCCATCCTCTTTATAATCTGTTTTGCAATCTTTAAATCTAGTAAAGCATTCATATGAAGACTCGTGAAGCGCCACATCGTAACATTTAATTCCAAGATGTTCGCAATTTGATTTTAATATTGGAAAATTGTTTGGAGATGGCTCGAATGCATAAACTTCTGCCCCTGAACTTTTCATTTGAACTGAAATTTCTCCGATATGAGCCCCTATATCATAGCAGATAGAGTTTGGAGATATGTATTCTTTGTATAGATTGAATTCGCTCATGATGTTTTTTCTGTATTAATGCTATAATTTCTTTTTACCGCCTGCAATTCAAAATCTTTCAAGTATGGAGCAAGTATATAGCCCTTATCTTTTTTTAATATATTATTGGCTATCGTATTAATTCCCGAAGCGTCCCAATTTAATGGGAAGCATGTTTCGGAGAACATTAACCATCTTATTTGATGGCTTGGAATAGATGTAAATGGCTGTTGAGAATGTTTTGAGAATGTAAGTGTAGGTATTCCGTAACCGTATGCTATATATCGAAACCCACTGTCTGTAGCTATCATCATCGTGGCATTAGAAATTAACGAACATACATCTTCTATAGGGCCATTAAAAATTTCAACATTAGGAAGATTTTTGACATCTTCATAAAATTTATTAGTATCGCTTGTAGAAATAATAACGCATTTATTACTTTCTGACAATAAGGATATTAATTTTGTAATATACCAGTCTTCAAGCCTATGACCAGCTGATGTGGATGATACAAGATGTAAAACAATATAATTCCCCCTATCATTGTTAACTTTAAGTTCTGGTTTTGGAAAAAATTTAAAGTACCTTAACCAATCAAAATCATACCCTGTCCACTTTAAAGAGTCTATGTGGAGATCATAAAATTTATCATATGATTCCATTTCAGACCTAATTTCGTCAGGGACATTTTCTAATGCACCATAATAATTATCTGTTCCAAACTGACAGTCAACCCAAAATTCTTTGTATTTTTTATTTGGTATAATTTTGATTTCTTTATAAAACGATGGATATAAACATTCTATAACTTCTTTTTGGAATGTTTTTCCTTCACTATCAATATATGCTGTTATAGAAGAGTCTGGGTATTTTTCTTTAATAGCCGTAGCAAATCTGTGTCCAAGCAAGCAGTCTCCGGCGCCGCCTTCTAGCCTAACAGATATATTCATTTTTGACTATTTCCTTTTTCTATTCTATAGCTGTCACAATCATCATGATGGGTGGATATTTCAACTATAGCGCTATCTTCAATGGCTTCTATTTTATGTGGGTTGTATTGCGGTATATCTACAACATCTCCAGCACGCAAATATTCACATTTGGCTTCTGCATTGGTCAAATCAAAATAATCTAATCTTAGGTGACCTTTTAAAACATAAAAAGTTTCTTCTTTGTTGACATGATAATGCATTGAAAATTTGGCACCAGCATTAAATTCTAAAATTTTACCACAATATTTATCATTATTGACAATCCATAATTCTTGCCCCCATCCTTTTTGAACAACCCTATCTAACGGTCTTATTTTTATTTGTTTCATGTTGTTATTTTTAATCCGGTTTTATTTTCAAGCTTTTTAATTCTTTCTTTTCTTTCTTTTTTAATAACATCAGGATGTTTCGCGCCCTTCCTTTTGCCAGAGTAGTCTTTGTAATACTTCTGCTTGATTGGGTCATTAAAGCCACCACGCTTGTCGCTTAATTCTTTAGAATAATCTTGTATGTCTCCTATAGTTCCGCGCATTTTTCCAGTTTTTTCGATAAATGCTGTTTCAGAAGATATTTGAGTATCTATTGATGCATTTGGAGCATAAAATATTCTTCTTAATTTTTTTCCATTATGATAATATTCATGAACATCATTCATACCTTGAACTACATCATGAACTTCGCCACTATCATCATCAATGTAAGAATATATTGGCATTACTTATAGTCTTTACTATTTCTTATAACTTCATGTTTTGGAGTAATTCTTCTCCAAGAGCCATCTGGCATAATTTTGTAAGATCTATCAGAATGCTTGATAATATTTCCAGAGTTTTCTTTCAAGAAATCATTCCTAGTATGATCAGCAAGTTTTTGTTTTAGCTCTTCTTTATACTTATTGTATTTTTGAATTTCTTTATTTTTGCTTTTTGATCCCATATTATTTAATATTTTCTAGTATTAGATTGGTTGTTTTTTCCCATGTAAACTGTTCTTGTAGTTTCAAGCCAGCTTTATTTACTGGGTTGGATTTTGCTTTTTCAATAGCAACATCACATGCATCTAAAAATTCATCTACCGAGAAATCAAAAATATTTCCTTGATTAAAGGGCTGCCCTTCTCTGAAGAACATATTGTCATAGGCTGGCGTCTTTCCGTTTGGAGTTATACAAATGGTATTTTCATCAGTCATCCATTCTTTATAACCATGAGCTTTTAATCCAATGCAATGCTTTCCAAGGGCAACAGATGTAAATTCTGGTAGCCCCCATGTCTCTCCACCAGACATTGCTATCATAACGTGATTGGCATTTAAGAATTTATTATAATCTTCTTGCTTTTCCATCCATGGCAAAAAGTTTATATTGAAGAATCTCTTACCTTCAAGAGCCTGACCAATCATTGCGCTTTGATCTTCTTGTTTGAGAAAATTGTTATAAATAGCACAGTTTAAAAATACATCATGTCGATTGCCATATTTTTTTGCCCAAGCGTTTAATATTTTTAGATGGTGTTTTCTTTTTTCTAGCTTACCTGCTAGGCCAAAACAAATTCTATTATCGGGATAATTAACATTGCTTACACTAAATGAGCTTGCATCGAATCCTAATGGAATAGTTTTGCATTTGATATCAAAGCTAGAAAACAAATCCGTATAATGACTAGATGGAACAAAAACCATTTCTTGATTTTTTAATATATTAAGCTCTCTGGATGTCGGACTATCAAGTTCATAGAACGTATACAAATATTGCTTTTCAGAATAACTTTCCATACTTCCCATAATATGCCAAAGCTTGACAACTGGGGTATTTCTTGAGTGCAACTCTTCAGCCTTTATTGAATTTTCAACAATCCATTTTACAAAACCCTGCTCTTTTTCAAGCATGCTATGGTCTGGCTGGCCAATATGAAAAATGTTTGGCTTTATATCTTTTTTATAGATTTCTCTGGCAATATTATTTGAGCATTGCCCCAAACTTGTTTTGTTAAATGGAAAATGTAAAGAAAATTTCATAAACGATAATATGCTTTGTATAAAAAAAATCTAAAAAAAAATAGGCCCAAAAGGGCCTATTTTCATTAATTTACAACAATAATCAAAACGGAATATCGTCGTTGTTAGACTCAACCTCATCATTTTGAGGTTTAGATGCCTTGCCTCCACCATCTTTTGCTGAAGAAGGTTTTAATGCCTCTTCTAGCTCAGAAAGAACTAGCCTATAATCTGGTTGATTTGGCTTTGTCTTATTATTCTTGAAGATAAATGCAGTATAATCATTACTGCCTATCTTTACCTTTCCAGATAGAAAGGTCTTTCCATTTTTTTCTTTTTTCCAGAAAGCTCCAATATCGGTTAGATCAGAGTTTCTATTTTCTGTATTTGTGCTCATAAATTATAATATATCCATTGTTGTTGATGATTTCAATTTATTTCTTAAAAAGTCTATAAATTTATCATGCCAGTTTACGACTGTTTGCGTAGATACTCCAAAATGGTCTGCTATTTGTTTGAATGTTTTTACTTTTTGTCCGCTGGAAAAATATCTCATTTTAATTACTTCTTTTGCTGTTTCATCAGATGACAGATCTATAATGTCTTCGATATATTGAAGTATCTCCTTGTCTTTTTGGATGAGATCATTCTGTGCGGCAAAATGATTGTCAGTTAAATAGTTTAGGATATCATCATTTAAATTTGTGTATTTCTTATTAGCATTGCATGCGTTTAGGCATGCGTATGTAATAACGTTACCGAGCCATGTAGAAAATTTTGTCCCACAAGAAGGATCGAATGTTTTTGCTGCATGGTAAATTAAAGAGTCTTTTTGCTCTTCTACATCCCTAGCGATTGTAGAAGTATTGTTGTAAAAATACTTATTATATATCTTGTAACAAATACCTGAATGTCTAGATATTAGCACGTTTAGCGCATCTGAGTTTTCATCTGATTTTACCTTAGTTATCAATTCTTGATCGTCTATAAATTTATCTGTTTCCATAAGTTGATGTTATACAATATTTTATTCTGAGTCTATTTAAAAAATATAAAAACGCAAAGCGTTTTTGCGGCTTTGCCGCATTCTTTTTTCTCAATAAACATTATTTATTAATAACATGTTTTTTTAGAAAAGTCAATATTATTTTATATAATCGGATATGTTAGAAAATATAGTAATCACCTGCTTTGTAATATCCATTATACAGTATTATATGTATATGACAAATGTAATTTGGGAATATTTAAACTTGTTATCGAAAATTATAAAAATTCCTAAATTTTTTGAAGGCACAATGCTTATTAGCGCTGCAAAGCTAGAGCCAAATTATTTAATGTTTATTAATTCAGTATATAATAACTTTTTTACAAAATTAATTTCATGCCCTATATGTACAGGGTTTTGGATGTCTGTTATTGCATCATTATTGCTTGGTAATATACTTTTATTCGGGCCAATAGCTTACGTATCATTATGTCTTTATTTTTCAATAAAACTTTTGACAAATAGATCCTATAGAATATAATCGTTCATGCAAAAATCTTTATCTTTTTACAAGCCAAATAGCTACAATAAAGGATCTGCTGGTCAGTTCCAATATGGAGCAAAAGACGGCGATTTTGGATTATATGTCAGCATAGTTAAACAGGCTGCATGGAATACAGATACAAAAAGGGGGTCTTTTTCTGAAAACGCTAAGAATCCATCTAAAAATAAGAAAATAAAACTTAACGCTACAGAAGCTGCGGCTATGTCTAGGGTTATCTTGTGTGATGTTGACAAGTGGTCTAGCGTTCATAGAAGTGAATCCAAAACAACATCTATAATGTTTTCTCACTATATAAAGGATAATGCCAAACTAGGGTATGGATTTTCTATATCAGAAAAGGATGGGGAATCATTCATGCTCAGTTTAAATAATGACGAGGGCTATGTTTTAAAGAATTTTCTTGAAGAATATATCAAATTCACATTTAATAAGCAGCAACTTAATACACAACAAGAAAAGTTTTAATGAGAAAGAAAAGAGTTTTGTTTTTAACTGACTATTCCGGAGTAAATACCGGTTTTGGTAAAAATATAAAATTACTATTATCGTATTTATATAAAACCAATAAATACGAATTATTTCACGCCGCATGTGGAGTCGGAGATAATAATCCAGAATTTGAACGCTTTCCTTGGAAAACTATTGGAGTCATACCAAATGATCAGGCATTTATTCAAAAAATGCAGCAAGATCAGCATTTCGCTCGAATTGCCAGCTATGGAGAGCCACAGATAGCAAAGATTGTAGAAGAAACAAAGCCAGATGTGGTATTTGCCATTCAAGATAGTTGGGGGGCGCTATTTGTTGCTGACAAGCCATTCTTCAAAAGAATTCCAACAGTTTGCTGGATTACTTTTGATAGCTTGCCATTATTGCAAGATACCATTGATAAAGCAGACAAGATCCAGAACTACTGGACATGGTCTGATTTTGCAGAGCATGAATTTCATAGATTGGGATTCAAGCATGTTAAAACGCAATATCCATTAACAAACACTGACCATTTCTATCCAATAAGTAACGAAGATAAGTTTAATATTAGAAAAAGGTTTGGAATATCTCAAGATTGCACTATTTTTGGTTTTGTTTTTAGAAATCAATTGCGAAAATTAGTTGGCACCTTGATAGCTGGATATGCAGAATTTTTAAAGCATAATCCCGATATGGTAAACAAATCAAAACTACTTCTTCACACCCATTTCGGAGAAGGATGGGATATAATGAGATTTGTTAAACAATACAACATACCATTTGAAAATATACTTTGCACATATGTTTGTAAAGAAACAAAACAATATTTTATACATCCGTATGTAGGCCAAGATGTCGAAAATCCTATTACAAAAAATAAAACTCTCATCACTGCAAACGTTTCAATCGGAGTTACTGATGCTCAATTAAACGAGATTTACAACATAATGGATGCATATCTACACCCTGCCACCTCTGGGGCGTGCGAAATTCCTATTGTTGAAGCTGCGCTAACTGAAAAGATAGTATCCACATGTGATTATTCTTTTGGGTGGAATGTAGTCAACCATAATAAAGGCTGTATCCCTATGGAGTATTCATTTTACAATGAACCTCCTATGGGATCAAATACGCAGTTTTTAAAATCTCAACCATTCCCCTCTTCTGTGGCAAAAATAATGAAAAAAATTTGCGAAATGAAAACGCAAAAGAGAAGAGAAATGGAGATGGCGTCTAGAAAATGGGCTTTAGAAAACTATTCGGTTGATGTAAATGGTAGCAAAATAGAGGCATTTATTGATAGTCAAAATCTTATTGAAGATGAGAATGCATGGCTTGATAAAGAAGACAAAAAAATAAATCCAAATGTTCAAATTGAAAATATCCAAGATAACTTGCAATGGATTGTTCAACTTTACAACAAAATATTAGATGCTCATCCTGATAATAATGATGACGGCGTAAAACATTGGATGACTCAATTGGAAAGGGGCATGCCTAGAGAAAATATAGAAAAATATTTTAGAGATATTGCCAATAAGGACATGCAAAAAGAAGAGAAATCTTCTTCCTTAGAAGATCTGTTTGATAAAGATGATAAGGCAAACAAATTGAAAAGATTGCTAATAGTTCAGCCGCAAAGTGCTGGTGACATATTTTTAGTAACGGCACTTTTGGAATCCTTGAGATTAAAATTTCAATCAGATAAGTGGAAAATTTACTTTGCGTGTGACCCAAAATTTGCAGATATTTTATTCGGAAATCAAAATATAGACAAAATTATCCCATATCATCAAATTATGGATAATCAAATTGCAATGGAGGGTCACGGCGATCATCTTGGTTATGTTGATATATGTTTAAATCCATATTTTTCAACACAAAGACTTTTAAATTATACCCACAATGGATATAGTATTTGTCAATTTGATAATAAACTTAATTAAAATATGTCACACTTGCTTGAATCATACAGCCTTCAAACTGGGGCAAAAATTTCTAAACCCTTCATAGTTAAAAATTTTTACCCTACTCCAGAAAAATATATAACAATTCATAATTCTAGCGGAATGGGGGCAAAAAATTATGATTATTTTCAAGAAGTAATTGATCATTTGATTCCATTCTTAAAAAAGAAGGGCATTGATGTGGTGCAAATTGGCGGAGAAGAAGATAGGCCAATAAATGGCTGCATCCATATTCAAGGAAAAACAAGCTATCATCAAACTGCATTCGTAATACAAAACTCATTACTCCATATTGGAAATGATAGCTTTCCTGTTCATATAGCATCTGCTGCTGATATTCCTATAATTTCATTATATAGCGTAACACTACCATCTATTGCTGGTCCATGCTTTAATTCTAAAGATGTATTTAATGATAAGGTCTTTTGTTTTACGCCAGATTTTAATGGTAAAAAGCCGTCATTCAATCCAAATGAAAGTCCCAAATTAATTAATGATATTAAAATAGAAAGCATAGTTGAGGCTGTAGACAAAGTGCTTGATTTGGGTTACAATAAAAAATTAAAAACAATTTTTGTTGGAAATAAATATCAAGCGCAGGGTATAGAAATTGTTCCTGATGCTGTTCTAAGTAGTGACTTTGCTAAAGGATCACCTGCATTATTAAGAATAGACTTATTAAATTCAGAAGTCGATGATGCTATTATTTATCATAATTTGCAAGCAAGAAAGCTTGGGATTAAAATGTCTAATCTAAAAAAAGTGAAAGACTTGAATGTTATTTATTCAAACAAAAACAATCTTATAGAGATTGTTTTTGATATAGACCATGGATATGACAAAAAGTATCTAGAGCAGTTATCATCAATATACCCAAATGTCATAATTTACTATTCTGGTGATGACGATGTTTTTTTCAATAAAACTAAATTAGACCTAATTGACTTGAATTTAAAATTTTTCCGACAAAAAAATGAAACAGAAAAAATAACTGATTTGCATTTAAAAATACAATCCGCAATAAAAGACGACTTATGGATTCAAACAAATCGATTAATCCTAGCAAAAAATAAAGTTTATTTATCTGAAGCACATTTAAGAGAAGACAAGCCATCTAATGATAAAAAAATAAAATTAAATAGTTTGACAAATATATCAAATATGTCTATATCTGATATAGACTTCTTTTTAATCTATCAAGAAAGTAAAAAATAAAATGCCAAAAAATTCATCGAAAACAGAAACCGTTGTAGTAAATTCAAACGAAACCCACGAACTTATTCAGGATCAGCCGTTTGGAAGAAACGAAATCGGGCTACTAAATAACATTACATACAAATACAATGATGATGGCACAATTAATTGGAAATCAATGGTTAAGCATGAATTTCTTGTCGCAAATAAAGACAAGTTTCCAGCATCAACAGATTTTAGCGCCATTGATGTAACGCAACTTGATGATGGTCAACTCCTAATTCTTTTAGGAGGAATTAAAGATATCGCCTGTATTAGGGGATTTACAGAAGTTGGCTACGACGTTATAACCGCCAGACAAGATTATGTAGCTGTTAAATGTAACATATCTTGGATTCCAAACTACGAAACTGGAATGCTGGCTGTAAAATTCTCTGCGCTTGCAGATGCTCATTTTGAAAATACTAGTGGTTTTGGAAATAAATTTTTAATGGCAATTGCTGAAAACCGCGCATTTATTCGTGCAGTTCGTAACTTTTTAAGAATTAATATTGTTGGTCAGGATGAAATCGATCCAAAAAAGAAAAGTGAAATTATTGAAGAGTCCCAGCCAACAAATCCAGCAAATGTTTTAAACAAGGTAATGTCTGAGGTTGGATTAAATTTTGAAACTATAAAAGCAAAACTAGTTTCTGAAAATGATCAAGAGGCTAGTGAATGGAATAGTATCAATGATGTTCCTAAAAAAAGAATTTTCGAAATAATCGAAAGAATTAAAAGAAAAAATAAATCTTCTTAATTATAGAAGCCCAGCCTGCTGAAGTAGCGCTATAGTTGCAGAATCAAGCTTTCCAGCGCTTGCTAGTTCTGCTATTGAATTTAATATATTAGCACTAAGATTCGAACTTGTAGCTGATACTGGCACTTCTACAGCTGGAGAAATATTTACTTCCAACCTTACAGAACTACCAGCTGGACTACCAAGGATCCTAACAGCCTCTCTATACCTTTCCGCCAAATCTAAAATACTATTATCCTTCCCCCTAAACTGGTTTAAATTTAAACTAAAAATTTGCCTAAACTCTCTCTCTTCTGAAGGTTCGATTTCTATTGTAGACTCATCGACTATTGATGACTGATCTGTATGCTGGAAAAAAGTATCACACTGTACTGGATTTGGAAAATAATATCTACCAGGGGTTAAATCTTTTAATGTCTCACCAAGCTTGCACGACCTGAAAGATTGTTCTCCGGATTTGACATATAAATTGTATGGGGCTTTTATTGCTTTTTTAACATATCTTTTATAATATTTTTGTTTATATATTGGACCATCGTAAGTAACTGTACCAGCAGACCACCAAGGCTCATCGCTCATATATGAAGCTCTAATTGCCTTAGGGTATGGCAAAAGTTCTCCATTTTTCTTCGATGTTCTGCAAAAAAGCCTATCTAATTTTAAATCTAAAAAAGTTCTAGTAAGTTCGCAGCCAAGAGATGGGCATTGTCGCTCAACAACATCACCAAATGATGCACCACCATCAGCAGAAAATTTAACATCAGCATATTCTGGATTTATTCCAGATGGAATATCACAATGAATCCACCCAAAATTTCCAATTCCAGAAATTAAATTCTGATTTTTATTTTTAACAGCAACATCGGTAATTGTGATTTTTCCACCAGAAGATATTGCCCCCTTAAATCCATCAACTACATATTTATTATTTCCATTCCCAGTAGTAAAGGAAGCCTCTGGGATTTTATTGTCCGAACTGTTATATTCAAATTCATTTATGGTAGGAATTTTTTTACCATAAAGATCTATTCCATAAGATCCCTCTTCGGCGCTAATTGTTCCTAGCATATGATCAGCTTTGCCACCAATGAAAACGCTCTCATCAGCCAAATGGTTTAATTTTATATCTTTTTCGCCAAAATTAAATTTACTTTGCATTTCACGCCCCCAATCATCTAAAAATTTTTGGTCGCTATATGGAACTCCACCAATCCTGTCTAATAAAAATATTTTGGCTTCATATTCCCTTACTGCAAACCATCCATCCATACATTGGCGTAATATGCAAAAAGCCACGCAATGGCAATAATTGCAATTTACCGAATTCAAAATTGTATACTCATACCATCCAATATTTGGCTCAGGGCCTCTGGCTATTCTACCATACCAGTCCAGAACAAACCCTGTATTAAAATATGGAAAGTGATCTTTATTATTGACATCCCAATAATTATCAATATTATCTGTTAAACTATTCATCATTGACCACGGCCATCCGCATTGTACATCTTCATAAGTGCAAGGATAGCACGGCTCTCCGCAACCAAACCAAAATGATAAAAATAGTGGGGAAAATCCACCCAAAATTGTACCATCATCTCTCCATTTAACTACTTTACCATTAATTTCATTAATACTTTCACTAACTATTCCATGCATTTTATGCAGTCTAAAAGTATCTGTTTTTCCAGCCTGACCAATGTATTGATTTTCAAACCAAAATGGATTGGCAATAGCAAAACTGCTTATACATCTAGGATCTGTTTTAATAATATCTTCTTGTAAAATAAATCCCTTATCATAAAAAAAACCATTTACATACCATCCTTGCAAATAATCACCAGGATTGTATCCAGCAGTTGCATCATAATCACAAAAAAACTTTAATCCTCTTGGGGGAAATTGCCAAGGGTCTTTGAACCAATCCACATAGTAAGCATATGTTCTAGAACTCCCTACAAAATAATTGCCTTGATTGCATAAGGATGAGTCAATACAATCATTATCAGACAAATCTAGAGTTAAATCGATTGGCATTTTGATTAAACTTACGGCTCCGGCGCAAAAGGCGCAGGCAGTAAAAAGAAATATTTACATGATTGCATAACCATAACATTGTTATACATATGCCTATAAACGATTAATTCACCGGAGTTTGTGTTTACAAATTTCCCCTGCACTTTTTGATTTTTTGTAACAGAAAATATTGGAGCATACAATGCTGTTTGATCTTTTATTTTTTTTGAAGACCCAGAGTAAGATATTGTTTGCGGGTAATCCTGCCACCATTTATCATCGCTTATAACTTTAACTTCTTGAATCCCCCCATTGTTAAAAGTTAATTTTAAATATACTTTTACACTCTCTGTGATTATATTCGCAGGCATTGATAATCTTGTCGCAGAAGCCAAATCTGTTCCATCTGCAAAAAGAAAAGAATCATACGACATTCTAAATGAATTTCCAACTATTATTGGCGCGAATGGTCCGCCTACATTTGATGTACTGAAAATTGGACTTACTGGTCTCATATTAATATTTTTGCTCTGTTATGGTATAATTTGCTCGTAATTGTCTATAAATATCTTCATCAGTAAATAATAATCCAGAATACGTTGCTCCATTTGTTCCAGATATAATATACATAGCCTGTCCAAGAAATTCAAAAGAATTATTAAATTCAATTTGTTTGCTTATCATTAAATTATAACTTTGGTAATTTAAAAATGGAACAGTTTTGATGTATCCTGTAATTTGATTTTTATCATGCAATTCATCACCATTAATTTGCAGAGTTATATTTCTATCGCTATAAATATTAAATCCACTCTCTATGTTTCCGAATATCCCACTTGAAATTAAATTATTATTTTCATTATATAAGCTATTTCCGTTTGATAAGTATATATTATCTTTATAATACACTGGCAACTGCCCAGTTAAGCCATCTCCAGTTATTCCGGTCATTGTTCCTGAAAAATACCCAGAAGCACTTCCTGAAAATAAAACTATATATTGTTTATTATAATTAAACTCTATTTCTGGAACATTAAATGTAAAATATTCTCCTGATAAGTATTTTCCAGTCAAATTATTGAAATTGCGCCCACTTTCATATATCTTATTAAATCCAGTTAAGCTTCCGGTAAAACCATTTCCTTCATACAAATATAAATACAATGAACCGCTTGGATTATTTCTTATAATCCCAGATTTCCATTGAGATGCATTATTTCCTAAAATTATATTGGGTGGCATTACAGCACCACTCAACCCACTAATTCCAGTAGGCACTATGCCGCTCAATCCTGTTGGTACGCCACTTTTATACAAATTAACAGTAATGCCTGTTATGGTCCAATATTTTTTATGGTACTCTTGAATTCCGCTCTGTTGAAAAATTCTTCCACCAAATTCACTATTTGTGATATAGCCATTAGATGTATTACTGTATATATTTTGATTATTATTAGTATTGCTTGATAATATTAAATTATTCTTTACCGGAAGATCAAAATTAAACCATGCAGTTGTATTTGCAGTATTTGGCTTTATAAACCATGATCCAGTAAAACTATCTTGATATCCATTTAAAAATCTATTATTGTTTTGCAAGCCAGACAAAGTTACAAAAAATCCAGAAGTTTTAGAATAGGTGCTATATAAGTCTAGAATAATATTCCAGTTTGAATATAAATCTGAAATATTTAGCGTATCCAAAGATCCAACAACTACATTTCCTACAACGCTTAAAACGCCTGATTCAAGTGGATTTGAAAATCTTAATATTGATAATGTTTGATTTATAGTTCCAAAATTTGTATTTAAAACTAACGGAAGATAATAGCTAGAATACGGTTCGCTTTGTAAAATTGTTAAATCTACGTAAGACTGTGGATCTATCTGTATATTTTTATTTTGATTTCCAGAAAAAACAAAATAATTAGTAGCGTTACTTGTAGGATTTATATTAATATCATGTACAACAAATGGAAATGAATTATTTTGATCGCCAGATATTTTTAAATTTAATGGATTTTTATAATAATCAGCCTGCTTATATATAATATTATATAACGGCCTGTCTCCATTTATTTTAATATCTAAATCTTTTTCAAAATTCAAACTACCGTTCCAAGATAAATTTATTCCAGAGCAAAATCCATAATCTCCTGTTGTATTATAAATAATATTATTGTCAATAGATAAATTAAAATTATTTTTTGATAAATTTCCAGATAGATTAAAAAATTTATTTTTTGGATCAACAAAATATATAAAATTATCACTTTTATCTTTTATCTTGCCACTTTCTATTGTAATTTTTTCTCGCACATTTTGAGATAAAAAATCAAAATTCGTACTATAAAAATTATCATAATTCATATAGCTTATGCTAAATGATATTCCACTTTGAGGATAAAAATTTATACCAGAATATTTCATGACATTCTATTACTGACGTTTGTTTGAACTGCCGAGACAAGATTTCTTTGCAGTTTAGGTTTAAATGGTATGTCTTTATAACTATATGAAACTAAAAGACCAGCACTATCTACAGTTGCCGTTAATGACTGTAAGGTTGGGACAATTGGCAAATAAAATCCATCACATGTTGCACTATAAGTTTTTAATGGCTCCGTTGTGCCCCCAGATTCTGGCGTGTAAAGTTCTTCTCGAACATCCGTTTCTTGCGGGGTAATATCTGAAATATTTACAGTATGTGATAATGCTGTACTGCTAATTCCTCCACTTTTTGCCCATGTATTGCTTGGCGAAGTATTTCCATTAGCAATAGTTTTAGAATATTGCGCGGTAGTTCTTCTAACAACTCTATACTTAGAAAAAGATGGATATACAAATAAAACGGTCTGACCATTGCAAGAACATACATTTCCAAAACCACGAGCAGATCCCAAACCAGGAAGGGGAGCGCTTTCGGTATCATCATACGAGGTATCGTCATCGAAATCTTTAATAACACTTTTACATGGATTATTGTATTCCTTGTCTTTTTCTGCTGCCTCTTCTAGTGCTTTTTCTTGATCTTCATTACTTATTGCATTTGGATCCTCGTAACCAATTGTATCAGGAAGATCATTATAGTTAGTAAATTGTGGCATTATTGTAGATCCAGCAGTTACTAGTGGAAAAATTCCACGCTTTGGGTATCTTACATATACTATCCTAAAGCCATCATTTTCAATTGAACTTCTTAAACTTCCAGGAGCTACGACCTGCTTTTCGTTTCCGCCGCCAAGATCAATCCATGAATATCCATTATTATTATCGTAAAGACTGCAAAAAATATCATGACTTACTCCGACAAAACAATCCTGCACTGCATCATCAAACTCGGATGAGTCAGAGTTGCCTTCTATCCAAGTAGAAACTGACCTCCACAACCCCATTCTTACAAGACCAACCTCATCTTCCCATGTTCCACCTATTGGATTCAATCCTCGCCTAGTTGTTGCTGGACTATATTCTACGCGCTTTATTTTTAATGACCCGTCTGCCAATGAGCCTAACCGCGAAACATCAGATGTATTGCTATATGGATAAAAAAGTTCCATATTTTTTGGTGGCTTCTGTATATTCTCCAAATCTTTAACTAAATAAAATGAACCACCCTCTCCAACACCCAAATATTCCAATATGTTAGCTCTCAAACTTTTGTTAAAATTAAAATTATATTTATAATATAAATTTTCTCTTTCATCCCCAGATGGGGAACCGGGTATACCAATTGATCCATAATTTTTTAGCCCAACTAAGCTAAAATTTTCTCCCCAAACAGCATATGCAGTTCTGTAGGCTGGTATGGTATCAAATAGTATGTCAAAAGCAGATGGATAATTTGGGTGAGGTATTGGAGATACGTCAAACGAATCATGAACTACAGTTGATGCAGATCCATCAATGGCTTCGAAACTTTTATCTCTTTGAAAAAGCCAAGAAGAAAGCGTATATGTCCCTTCTTTTGTCCATCCTTCGTCTACAGATAAAATTCCGCAACCTTCTTTTGGTAAATCTTCTGGAACAGAAATGCTACCATTGAATTTTTTCAATGCCTGTCTGGCCGTTGCATATCTCCAATCCCACCAATAATAACATCCAACATCATTATATATGCTAGCAAGAACAGTTCTGTAAGATCCCTCATAAGACACCCTTCCGCCAGAAATATTTGGAGCGCCAATAATATTCAAAGCTTCATTTGGATCATAATCCACATCACTTGGTTCACAAGGGTTAGTTGTAAATTTTTCTCTTCCCAATCCGCCCGCACCAGTGCCTTGAAACCTTGACACAACATAATACTCATCCCTTGTTTCTATTCTAAATTCAACACCGCGACTTCCTGCAGAAATTCTTAATCTGGTAATTCTTAATGTTTTACCTACTGTTGTGGTAGTAGATGGCAATCCTCTTCTAAATAAAACTATAGAATTCTGATCCAGATATATAGAATTATCCATATATTGATAAGTTATTAAATTTTTACCTTGCTCATAATGCCTATTATATCCAATGAGCGTTCCGGCAAATTGAATTCCATTAAAATTTAATACCTGAGCATTTTGATTAAAATTTGATTGAAACGCTCCACCACCAGCTGCAATTTCGCCAGCAGCGAGCGTTGTTACCGATAATTTTGCTGGAGAATCTGTAACTGAAGCACTTAAAGAAACATTGATAATTCCCTGATTTGCCCCAATCGATCTGATATTTATTGCCATTTATTTTATTTAATATTATTATATTTCAAATAATATATTTCCTCCATTTTTTATATAAAAAAGACTACTTGCTAAAAACTCATCTTCTAGCTCAATATAGTCTATATTATTTGTATACCTTACCCCATTAAGCCAAACAGATGATGTATTTTTTGCTATACTATTTACATTAAATAATCTTCCAGAATCATTTAATACATATTTTATTTTAAAATTTTTATTAGCAATATTTTGTGTGGAAATTATATTATAACCAGAAGGAATGTTTCTTAATATTTTATTTGGCAGCTGATAGTCCATACCAGATGCAAGTAATTGTCCATTTAAAAAACATAATTTATTACTAAAATTAATATTATTAATATTAGATCCGCTACTTATATTTCCAGTTACTATGTATTCTTGATTTGGCCAAGAATCAATTAAAATATTGCTCGTAGACAATTCAGAAGATATGCGATTGGTATATATGTATGCTCCGGTTGTAAAATAGTCTCTTGTTGGATTATAAAAAATTTGACCGCTGGAAACAATAGGATTATATGACTGTTCTTTTATTTGTAATTGGCCGTTATAATAATACCCAGAAACATTTTGCAAATTATTAGAAAGGGTTGGCTTAAGTCGATTTGTATTATTTTCAAATATTGCATTTGAATATCCAATATTGTCATCATATAAATTTGAACCAAGAATAAACAGCCTATCGCTATTATCAATTGAATTATTTAAAAATATATAATCTACATATTCTGTTATATATTTATAATTAGAAGCTATAGGCAATTTATTAATAATAGTGTATTCAAGAACATAGCCAGATTCAAATTCAAAATTTCTAATTCCTGTTAGTGTTTGACACACATTAACATTTATTGTTTGCGGCGTAAATCCACTTATTCCATTATTTGATACGCCTTGTAGAAATTCATTGTATATTTCATTGTTAAAATCATTAAGCTCTATATGGCTAGCAAAATATGTTGACTCATCTGTTAATTGAACAAACGATCCAGTCGTTTCTTGCCTAACGTAACACCTAACCAATTCAATAATTTCAGAATCAATAATGCCTGTCGTTCCGCTTATTAATCCAGTCAATATCTGATCTTGCAAATCTATAACGCTACCACTAATGAATGACTGCTCGTAATAAGATTTATTAAAAACAGAAAGATCATAAATAAATATATCTGATATTTTTGCCTTCAATAAGTTCTTGCTGTTTTCAAAATTAATTCCACTGCCTAAAGTATAATTATTAGAATAATTATTATTTATATCTCCGAATTGAACTGTTGATTTGTTAATAGATTTATTAATAGAACTATAACATCCAACCGAATAATTTATTGGAGATATTTCACAATAAAAAATACCTGTTTTTGGAGCCTTGGCGTTATGACAATATGTTATTGGTCCAATAATATTATCATAATATTCTATATATGGAAAACCAAATGGACTTATTCCAAAATTAACTCCTGAATATGTTGAATTTGTTTTTCCAAAAGAGGAAATGAAAACGTTATTTTGTCCAGTAAAACTCTCTATTTCATATGTCATTAGAAACGCAACATTTTGAGAATTTAAATTTCTAATTTTTGCAAAATCTTTATCTAAAAATCCAACCCCACTATATTTCCAAAAATTATTAGGATTAGCTATTTCTAAATTCAAAGATTGAGCAGACCATGCAGATCCAGATAATATTGACTTGCCGCTAACTCCACTTTCATTAAAATCAAAATATGCAAAAGCCGTATTTTTATTAAAAAACGGGTCTTTCTCTAAAAAAAACTGTGTAGATTTATTTGACATATTTTTATTCAGTATATACGTAAGTAAAACTTACTTTCCTACCATCAAGATCCTCATTTATAGTTTTTGCTGTTAAAATCGAAAGCTTATATTCATTTACAATTTGTTGTATAAAATTCAAAGTATCAATATACTTTCCACTTTCAAATGAGGCATTTCCCTGTATTTGTATTGTTTGTGGCTGCTCATGAGTTCCATAAGCGCTCCATTCAGAACAAAGTGGCTGTTTAAATTCATATTGCTGCAAAGAGTATGATTTTGTTATCCCATATGTTAAAGATTTTATATAGCACGGTATTACTGTATTTATCTTATTAATACTCCAATTACATTTATAAATTATTTTAGATGCAGACTCGCTATATGTAACGTTTTCCTGTGCAAGTTTAAAATATGATAAATTATAATCATTATTATTAAATTCATCTATGTTTTTTATAAATTCATTTAGTGGGTTAAATTTAGTATTAAAATAATCAACAACGCGAGTGTATCTTTCGGATTGATTTCCAACTCTGCATGTTATTTCCGAGACCATTTCTGCCGAATCTTGGTCGGCCTGTATATCGTATCCAAGATTAAAAGATGCCGTAGATTTGACAGCTATTATTGGACTATTATCATTATTGAATACTGCGTTGAATTCAATAGTGTTACTTTGCAAGTTCTCATTAACACCAGAAGTTAAATAAAATGAATTAAGATCTCCATTATTTGTACATCCACTATAAACATCAAAAGCCAAACTCCACAAATCTAAAGTTTTATATTGATTTCTTACATTTTGTATGTTATTTCCCAACCCGCCTTCGATACTTCCGTTAATACTAACCGTAGTAAAATTATCAAGATCTTTATTAATTGTATTGCTATATCTTATAATTCCAGTAACAATATTTGCTTGATCAAATATATAATCTTCTTTTATTGAATATGTTCCATTCAAACGATCTGAAAATTCTGAAATTGAAACAAGTGTTGGCAAATTATTATCATGAATATTAATAAAAGCAGGTTTAATAAAATTATTTAATCCAGTCCTTGAGTATACCCAGTTCCTTGCGTTATAAATTGCTGCGTTTTTATTAGTCACACCATTTGCCGAGACTGAGTGGCTTATATTTACGCTTCTATTATTATTTTCTTCTACAACAAATTCATCTACAGGATTGGTTACAAAATGTTTTCCGCTAAACGATAATGGATCAAAAACTTCCACATTAACAGTAAATGGCAAAATATACGCATAGTTTGATTCATCAAAAGATATATCTCTAATAATAACATTATCGGCATTATAGATAATATTATTATCTTCTTTAATTTGAAAATTTTTGAAATTTTGCGCGAAATTACTTACCAACTGCTGCTGTTTTAATAACATGCCACTAAAACCCACACCACAGCCTACAATCTCCCCCTCTAAATTAAAAGTGTCAATAGATTGCCACCAACCATCACTTTCTCTATTAAAAGAGACAAATGGAGTGTAGCATATTCCACTAAATGCATTTTTATTATTATACCAAATTTCATTCATCGTCTATAGAAGTTACAGAGAATTGTGCGGTTCTTTCCATTGGATTTATGGATAATGTAGCGGATGTTGTTATTTCGCCCTCGCCGCCTTCATACATATCTTCAGGAAAAGTATTTAAAATCGTTTCCTTATTATATTTTCTTATTTTTGTTTTTGTTATTTCCTTAAAAGATTTTTGTTGGTGAAATTGTCTAACTAATTTATTAGATATTTTATATTCATCAAACAATCTTACTGGATAATTTATTGATTTAGACGATACACTTTCAGTATATTCTCCTGATAAGTTTATGTTCCTATCAGAATATATTGCTGTATAATCAAGGTCGCCATTATACTTAGAAACTGTAAGTGATTTGTTTTTTAAATTTAAAATTGGCTTTTTAATTTTATTACAAGAAATATTTTTATCTATTAAAGCCTCATAAGCATCATATGCAGCTGGATATAGTAAATTTATTTTTTGCTCATATCCATATTTCATATTTTCATATTTTTCTTGCGAATTTAATGGCCCATGTCCTTTTATTTTTAAATTTACTTGCGATGCAGATTCATATGGATCCGCAAAATTCGTCGTTGCATCTAATATCCAAGAAAATCGTGATGATATAAACTTCTGATCAGAATATTTTGACTCTAATTGAATTCTTCCATCAAACCTATTGGCCTGATATCCTTGCGATACGGCAAATGAATTAAGAGTTCCGCTCGTATAATTCTGATAAAATGACTGGCATCTTGAATATGATAACCCTGAAATGGATTTTAATTTATTTTTTGCTCCATCAAATCTTGGATCAGACAATCCCAGAATATCTGCAGTTTCTGTTACTTCTGATACGCCTTCTTCATTTCTTAACAAAGAATATGAATAAAATACATCAGCATCATTATCTCCATTTATTGATTTTGAAAAACTTTCTTCAAAAGAAAAAGTTTTATTTATTAAATCATATGTTTCAGAATAATTTTTTTTAACTGAAAAAAAGTTATTACCACCGCTTAATAAAAAAAATGGAACCTCTTTTCCTATTATTCCAGACGCTATAGATTTAGCTATATTGCTTGCCAAATTCCCAACCAAGGCATTATCGAATTCAATATTTAAATTATGACTGTATTCATAAACATTATTTCGATTCAAATTTAAATTAAAATTTTCAGAAAAATTTGTTATCAAAGACAATCTGTTATCGTTGATAAAATTAGACATACCGGTGAAATATGCACCGGTCATATTATACAAATTACCTGTGGATCTAATAATTATATCTGCTGTATATTCTGCAGTTCTAACCCAATTAGAAGAATCTACGCTTATATTAGTTATATATCCAGAACCGAAATTATGGCCATTAATAATTATTTCACTTGTAGATTTTGATAAGTTAATCAAGTCATTCAGCCCACTAAAAACGCCACTAACACCTTGACTGTTTTGAAGGTCTAATAAGAGTCCTTGTATTTGTAAATTTTTTTCTATAGCATAATTCAACCCATAATCTCCAAAGAATTTTGGACTATGCGTGTACGTTAGTAGAGTTGCATTATCAAAAATCATATTTATGCAGTCTGACCATTTTTAGTTTGTAATCCAGCAATTTGCCTATTAACAGCATCAATTGCCGATGCAAGTTCTGCTCTTAACTGCTCTTGAACTTCCGATATTTTTGCTCCAACCTCAGCAATTGCCTCTTCAGACATTGATACGTCTATTTTAAAATCAGTACTAATATCAACAGGAAAACTAATATCTTGATTTAAAGTCATTTCTTTTCCACCATCTTCTACTGGCTGCTGAGATACCTCTCTCTGTGGTGACTCTTGAACTTGCTTAGTTTGTTCTTCAACTATTCCACTATTTTTATTAACAGCCTCACGACTACCATCTAATGACTTTTTCAATTCCCTTATTTCTTCTTTTCCTTGCTCGATATTTTTAGGAGGGGCCATCGGGGCTTGAGGCTCAACTCCGATTGGCGGTTTTGATTCTGGGTTAAAATTTGGATCATAATACCCTAATCCCCCATCTGGCTGTGGAAACATTTTCGGAGGAGGAAGCGTTGGTTTAGGAAATTGAGGAAAAGCTGGGCTTAACAAAGGAGACTGAGGTGTATATGGTCGAGTTAGTGGCCCACCAATTGGCTGCAATGGAGATTGGATTTGTGGATCCGCAAATTGACCAACCAAAGGATTAACTCCTCGATTTGTAAATGGAGACGCAGTAGGTGGAACATATGGTGAAACTGCGGGGTTATTATAAGGAAAAGGCTTTGGAGCCTGAAGCGGCATACCCACGCTACCAGCTCCACCCTCTCCGAAATTAGGATCATAAAATCCTTGACTTCCATCAGGCTGAGTAAATGTTTGCGGCGGAGGAAGCGTTGGTTTAGGAAATTGAGGAAAATTAGGTCTTGGCGTCAATACTTCTCGCATATTTTCCGCTGACCCACCCAACATAACAGATCCTTCTAGCGCACTTACTATCTTATCTCCATTTAAATCTATAGCACCTATCATTTTTATAGCAAATGGATTAAGAGAATTTTCTAAAACAGACTTTATAATCGGCATAACGTCAGTCGCCATTGTTCCATCTATACCCTTGTTTAACATACCATCTCTGGAAGCATTTGGGGCTTGATATGGCATTTGCGACAATAATGATGTTACATCATAAGTGTTTCCAGCCTTTAACTCATCTCTTAAATACTGTATTACTGATATCATTTTATCATCTGATATTTTTTGTCCAGCCAGTAATGCGTCAATTGAAGATTTTAATTGTTGCTGAAAATCATCGACATTTTTAATTTCAGAATTTGCATTCTGGCTCTTTTGTACGGCGAGCTGATTTACGGACCGACCAGTATCGGTCGCCTCCACTTTTAATTCGTTTTTCAAATATTTAGAAAAATTTTCTTTTAAACTATCCGCAAACTCTTTTCCATACTTATTCATAGCATCAACTGCCAATTTATTATTTGGATCTGCCCTCCATTGGGTTAACTGCTCTTTTGTCATTGATTGAGACCATTGGCCCGACATTCGACCTTCTTCATTAAACATTTGATGTGTTTGATATTTATCTCCCCAACTTAACAAATCAGCACCAGGATCATCTGGTCCGTAGTTGTATTTCCTACGAACTACATTTTGATAATTTTTTTCTTCAATTTCTTTTATTATTTCTTGAAATGATTTTCCTAATGGGCCACTTGATGCTCCTGATATGTTTGTATTCGGAAGTTTATTTAAAATTTGTTTTAGTATAGAAATATTTTGAGCTACAGCTTGGTCTTGCTGCGCTTGAGATGCTTCCATTGCTTTAGCGGCCGCTGGGCTTATAATTGTAAAATTTCCGCCACTAGAGCCGCCAACGCCACTAACACCACCAACGCCGCCAGCACTACCAGCACCACTAACACTGCCAGTAGTAGCTGCTCCCCGCATTGCTGCTTTTATTGCACTTGCGGCTGCTGTGCTTGTTATTGGGGGATTTGTTGTGGCGCTTCCTCTAGCATTAGACTGCATACTAAATGCACCGCCAGAAGTTGATGGGCATAATGCATTAATAGCTGTTTGCGCACAATTTGCCAAATTTAGTAATTTTTCCGCAGCATTATCTGCTTCTTTTTGTAATCCAGTAAAGGCTTGTTGTGAAAATTTATCCATATTTATTCCCACATATCCAATAGATTTAACCAGATCTTCAGCTGCTTGATTGAATGGGTTAGCAAATTTTTGCCCAGGCTTCATACCGCCAAACTGCTGATTAACCATATCAACCACATTTGCTCGACCCAATCCCTTTAAATTACCCAAACCAATAGCATCAAGGTATTCATCGGATTGATCTTGCAACATTGCTGTTAATCTTGATCTTTCTCCTCTTTGGTAATTTTCTGGAATTCCAAGAGCTTCCATAGCTTCTAATCTTCTGATTGACTGTTCGCGCTCGAACTTGTCCATTTCTCTTTTATATTTTAATGGCCCAATTTCGCCAGCTTGGTATGCCCTACGAAGCTCAGTTCCCTCCATTTGTGTTGGGTCAAATCCTGATAATCCAGAAACCCCACCAGCATATCCTTGCATTTTTTGCATGCGATCATTAAATCTACCAACTGCAATATCGAATGCCTGTTGAACTTTTTGTGCAGCATTGTTAAAATCTATATTTTGTAGCGCCTGTTTTAAATTAAAATTTGCATCTTCAAGGCTTTTCTCATATGCGTCCTGCAGCCCTTTAGGCAATTTTGATAAATCAATTTTTTGTATATCTTCTATAGTTACAGCTTTTGCAATTTGTTCGGATACATTTTGCAAATCTACAACCTCTCCACGGTTAGCAGATGTTGTTAAATCTGCATTTTTTATATTATCTTGCAATTGCGGAACAAATGATCCCTTTAATGTATCAGCCGCTTCTTTACTTGCTTCTATAAAATCAATATAACTTTGCTGATCAATTCTTGCTGCGCCAATTGCCGCTTCTTGTTCAAAAGATGGGGTTCTGTACTGCATAATCGCAGTATCAGTTTGCGTGGCTAAGCCTAAATTAAATTTAGGTATATCTATTTTTAAAATTTTATTTAAGCTTCCTATTAATTTTGCAGAATTATCAAGCGCGTTTTTATTTTTTCTAAAATTATTAATATAATCTTGAACTACTTGTGGCAATTGTGAAATATTTTTTCTACTCTGTTCTTCAAGTCGAAGAGTATTTTGATTTTCTTCTAAACGCTTTTTCAAATTTTTAGATAAATCTTCTGATAATCCTCTTAATTCTGCAGGTGATGCTTTTTTAAATGCTTCTTTTAATTTTTCAAGTTCTTCTGCGGTGCCTTCCCCGCCTTCTTTCAACATGCTTAAAATATTATCAAATTCTTCTCCAATACGGACCGCGTCAAATCCTTTTAATTTTTCCACCGAAGGAATTACCTTGTTTAACATGTCTATGCGGCCCTTAGTATCAACATCTTCTCCACCGGCATAATCAAATGTAGATAAAATAGAATCAGCAATTTTTTTAGATTGATCTTTTCCTATATTGGTCCATGATGTTATAAATTCTTTACCAATATCTGTAGTTAACGATTCAATATTTGCACCTCTTGTTTGATCTTGTATATATTTAGCTAAAATTTCTTGCTGTTTTGCAACATCATTTGTCGCAGATATTTGGTTTTGTATGCTTGGTGGCAACTTTGATAATTGTCGCAAGTATTCATTTTCTGCTCTTGTTATATCTTTAATTGGGGCATTGGATTCAGTTAAATCACTTAATTTTTCTCTAGCTATTAGTAATCCTTGCGTAGACTCTTGTGCTCTTTGTGCATTTTCTGTTGCTTTTTGAACTCTTTGAGATGCATCGCCCAATCCATTTATAGATAATGCTAGCGCATCTACAATTGGCTTTGCTGATAATGCAGCTCCAACTATTCCTCCTATTATTGCGCCTGGTGCTCCACCGCCAACTGCCGCGCCAGCCCCTGCAAAACCACCAATATTGCCTAATCCAGTCAAAAGTGACCCCGCAACTGTTTGATCTCCACCAGCTATCTGAGATCCTATTCCGCTTGCTGTTTGAAGGGCGAATCCCAACCCCAAACCTTTATTTTTTGCAAACTCATCAAACCTTTCTCTTTTAGTCAAGCTTCGTTTATTTATAGCAGATTGAATTGTTGCTGCTCTTTCTTCAGATTTGGCCTGATCTCTCGCTACACGCTCTCTTCTTTTTTCCCTTTCTATTTGACCAGCCATTCCAGTATCTGTCCATGTCCCTGCTTGGGCATTATATAATGTAGGATTTTGTCTGGCTGTATTTTCCTGAATATCTAATTTTTGCAAAAGCTTGTTTTGCCTATTTATTCTTTGCTGGTTAGATTCAAATGCTTGATCTAATGTTTGTCCGGTGGATTTTAGTTCTCCTTTTAATTTTCTTAATTCTTTTGCTCCATCATCCAGCTGTCCTCCAAAAAATGCTAGAGAAAATAGCAATCCAGAAATTGATGCTGAAATTGCTGTAAAATCTGTTGCTCCAGAGGTGAAATTTGTTGCTCCAGAGGTGAAATTTGTTTCATTATCTCCTGCGGCAAAATTTGGAATGAATCCAGAAGAGGCCAATAATCCAGCACCTTTCTGCATCTCTGCAGAATCCTTCATGGCGCGATTTTTTCCACCATGTTGGCGCATAGCTGAGGCAAACGAAGGCTGACTTTTATTTCTTACGTGCAAGAATGGCTTATCATCTATTACGGCTTTTTTTCCAGAAATAGATTCTTCTAAAGCAATAACTTCTTTGACATACTGATCTGATTTTGCAAAATTTGGTATAAAACCAGAAGCTGCCATATCAGAAGTTTTGCGTATATTTTGATTATAATTTCTTAATTCTTTTATGGCCATTGGGCTACTAGCCAGCGACTGCAAATCCTTATCTGATAAGCCCAACTCTTTTGCTCCTTGAACAAGTGGCTTGTATTTTAAATCTCCGATCTTAATTGCGTCCAGATTAAATCCAGCATTAGATTTAGATCCGTACAGCAGTTCTTTAAATTTATTTAACTTGTCTGGCGTTCCAAGTTTTAACAACGATCCTTGCTGTATTCTTGCCAAGGCAGATTGTGCCGCAGATCTTTCTCCAAGGGTAGCGCCGCGCTTCATCAATTCTTGAATTGCTTGTATATTTACAAAATTTGGTATAAAACCAGAAGCAAATTTACCAACATTCGGCTGACTTTCAGATGCAATCCTCTTAGCCATATGTCCAAATACTATTGGGTCAATAAGCCCTACTTTATTTGTTTTTATTAAACCTTCTGGAGAAATTCCACCTTCGCGCGCCTGTATTTGCGCTTCTTTTGGAAGTGGGCGCATAAATGTAAAATTCGCTGATGAGGCAGTATCTAAAGCTAATGCTTGCAACCAATTTGGCTTTTCGCTTACAGACCTTTTTGCACTCTCAAATCTTGAATTGACAATAGCAATTAAAGATTTTTCTACCTCATAATCGTTAATTTCATCTTTAAATGTATTACCAGCAAATCTTTGCGATGTTACCAATGAGTTACCAGAGACTCTTCTTAAAGGCAATAATTGTAAATTTGAATCAGTTTTTTTTAGTTGCCTTGTAGCTTTTGCCCAATCTATTGAACCAATATCTCTTAATTTACCTCTTTGTTGCATTGGGGACTTGTAATCTAAAGTCGGTAATTTTAGAACTTTACTTCCGGTTTTAAACGCATGAGATTCTGCCCCACTGCCTAGATATTGTAAATCAGGATATTGTTGATATAATTTATTTATACGCTTTTCAACTGCTGGTTTTTGTTTAATCTCCTCAAAATTAAACGAACTCTTATTTCGTATTTGCTCTAAAATTGGGCTATCTGCAAAATTTGGTATAAACCCACTTGCCATAGCAAACATCCCTTGCTGGTTTGGATATTTTTTTGCAAATATTGCTCCTAATTTTGCTACAATATCAGGATCTCTTAAAGCTTCTTGTGGCAATCTATTCTTTTTGACAAAGTCTTTAATCCATTGTGCTTGAAATTTATTTCTTCCAGCCATCATTGGATTTGCTGCAAATGCTGGAATAAAACCATCGGCAGCGCCAGAAGATTGTAACGCTGCCATTCTTTTCTCTACTTCTATTTCAAACTGTGATCGCGCTCCTCCCCTTCTAAGAACTAGCCCTTCTTTTCTAATACTTTCAATAGCTTTTATTCTAAGAGCCTGAACTTTTCCAAAACCAGGCCCACTTTTTACTTGTTTAACTGCACCAGGTTTTGCTTCGTTGAGTAATTTTTGCATTACTTCATTAGTTGCACCCGATGAGCTTTTTGCATCATACATTCCAGGCGCACCATGAAATAATTTTCTTAATCTTGGCGTTATTCTTTCTTGTCTAAAATCAATACCAGCATTTTGAGAAGTTTTTTGTAAGCCTTGCTGAAGTAAAGTAATTAATCCACCCTCGAAGGCAACGCCAACGGCACCCTCTGCTGCTCCATAGTTAGGAAGATCTTTTGGTGATTTTAAAAAGTTTTCACCTCCTAAAACTTGTCCGAATTGATTCGCCTCACGAACAAGTAGGTCGCCTAAATTTTTTTTCAAATCAGGGAGCTGGCCTTTAATAACATCTTTATTAATTCCAGCAACCGGTATTAGCCCTTTGTATTTTTTGCCAAGATACGAACCAGCGCCCGGTGCCATTGTGTAACCTTCAGAAATATTAGGATAAATAAGAGATACAACCTTGCCATTTAATGCTTTAGATGTTCTCGTATCACCAAGATCAATAATTTCATCGCCTTCCTTTGATGATTTGGCAAAATTTGGTATAAAACCAGAAGCTGCATTTGGAACAACCAATTTATAATTGCTTGGCATAAAAATATTATCCTTTTGTGGAGGATTTTGTTTTTTGCTTTTTCCGTAATTAGTTTCAATAACTTTAGAAATTAAATTATCGTTGTCTATTGTTCCAAATTTCACCTCGCCCACTGGTTTTCCTTTTGAATTTAATAGGTCCATTCTTGCAGTTTTTGATTCTGCAACTTGCAAACCAAGACGATTCGCAGCAAATCTCTCGAAATATTTACCAACAAGATCATTTTTTACCCCAGTGAATTGTCTGTCCTTATTAACTAATTTTGTATTGCCAGATAATAAGCTAGGAACCTTTTCTTTATTTGTGAGCAAATTTTGTTTTAACTGGCCAATTTGTTTTATAGAATACCCATTTCTTGTAAAATATTTAACAGCAGTCTCTGATAGCTTTGAATCTTTGGAATTTAAATTATTTAATTGTTTATCAAATTGATTTTCAAATGAAGATCTACTACCAATCGAAATAATATCAAATGAAAATGGAGAATATGTATCTAAACCCTTATTTGCTACTTGAGATGATTGTACTCCAGTTATAGTACCACCTGGCAAAGATTTTTTATTTTTTGGTTGTGCGAAATTTGGCACAAACCCAGATGCAGATATTTTTTTAGCTCCATCAGGTAGACCATATTTGCTTTTCATTTCCCTATTCCATACAGCAGTTCCATCACCACCACCATAATTAGGAACAGCCCATTCTCCAGTATGAGCCACCATTGTCCCCTTTTTATTATTTCCCATTGGGAAATTTTTCATTACAACTGGTCTATCTTTTGCTGGATTTGCGTCACCAACTCTATTATTAATATTATTTTGCTCTGCTGCTAGATGCGGCAAAAAGCCACCAGCCGCAGTTTTAACCTTAGAACCTCTTTGTGTTATAAAAGATTTTCCACCCACGTTTTGCACACCAACTTGAGACGCTGTTGTTTTTGCTATCTGTGCTGCTATAGAATTTTGCTTTTGCAACTCTATGGTTTGCTGCTTTACAATTTCTAAATATGCTTTTGCCCCAGAAGCAACAGAGGCTTGGCCGCTAGATATTGCCTTGTATATACTAGCATTATTTTGTAAAAATTTTACAACACTTTGCTGTATTACTGCTTGTTCTTTAGCTGCTTGATTTACCCCTAAAATACTTTTAAAAGCTTCAACACCATATCTAGAAAATTCTGCAAATAGTTTAACTACCGCTGCCGTTACCAAAGCAAGCCCTGGTCCGCCAATAAAATTTCCAATTCCGCTTATTATTCCGCTACCAATTTTTGCACCAATACTATCAGCATCAACATTGTTCACGGCACCAGTGAGAAATTCAGAAATATTTAAAACATTTTTTGCAGCTGGCTCAAAAAGTCCACCAGCAATATTTCCTCCAGCTTGCTGTATATTTGCCAAGGCACGCGTACCTCTAGCAGAAAGTGTTTCATTTAATTTTTCATTACGCCTTATGGCCTGATCAGTAGTTCCAAGTGATGTTTTTAAAGCTTGGTCATATATTGAATATTCCTTACCAAGATCTCCCAGCGCAGCTTTTAATACGTTAATTTGGAATACACCGCCAACCTGCTCAGCTACATAGTTTTTTTGCGTTGCAGATAATCCATCGTAAACACTAGCAAGTTCTTTCAATAATTGTACTTGCGTTTTTACATTACCCTCGGCATCTGTAGATTGTATGCCTAGCCCACCCAAAACTTCTTGTGTTTTTTCTCTACCAAGTCTTGTAAATATAGTTTTTAATGAGTTACCTATAACAGCACCGCCTCGAGCCGTAACTTGTTGCGCGGTGGTTACTAAAGCGATCAACTCATCAAAAGAAATTCCAGCATCATCAGCGGAAGATCCAACGCGGCTAAGTGCGTTTGCTAAATCCGCAGAACTAACAGCAAAAGCAGCATCAACGTTAGCTAGTTTATTTACAATTTCAGTTGCTTGTAGCGCAGATCCCCCAAACGAGTTGATTGCGGCTGTTAATGCAGATACGCTAGCGGCGGCATCCAATCCACTTAAACGTGTTAAGATCAAAGCCGCTTCTGTTCGCTTTAATGTTTCTTCTACCCCAAGACCTTGACGAGAAAGTTCCGTAGCAGCTTCGGCAACCACATCAAACGATTGCGCTGTGTTCCCAGCGATATCGAATAATGAAGCTCCAAATTTCGCTAAATTTCTATCTGTCAAATTTAACAGAACATTAACATCTGCTAATTTTTTTTCTACATTTACAAATGTATTAAATAAAGAAGTAACAGCGCTTTGTATCGCAAAGATTGCACCAGCAGATGCAGCAAAGGCAATAACGCGCGCGTTCGCTGCGGCCAAAGACTTGTCGATTTCTTGTATTTGACCGCTAATTTTGCCCAATGGCTGTGCTGCGCCACCTGCTGTTTGAATATTTAGAGTAACACCTTGCTTGGCAACCTGATCAATTTGCCGCCTAAGTTTCGCGGTATTACCATCAACATCTACTCTGATATTTGGATTAGCCATATATTCCGTAATTTGTACCTTTTACCTAAGATAAATTACAGATTTTAAATGTAAAAATCGCTGCTTATAATCAGCTCTTGCTAGCCAATTCGTATATTCCCATGCTTCCCTTTGTTTGGGATTCAGAAATTATTTTATCTCCCAATATATCACCGCCAGCAATGCTTTTAACGTCATCCCTATCTCCAAATAAGAAAGTAGATCCCTTATTTCCTTTTTTATTTTTACTGGTAGATTCTACTCGTTTCCTATTCTTTAAAGATTCAAGCCATTGATCTAATTTATCGGGGTTATCGTAAACCCCATCTGGAATTTCAGCGTCAGAGTTTTTAATTATATTTTGATAATATTTCCCCCAAATTAAAACTTCATGCTGATTTTTTGTTAGTTTTATTACTGGCTTTCCAAACACTTCCATAGATGTGCTCCCTATATACAAGATATTTTGAAAATGATGAGATATGGCTGTTTTTTTTATTATTTTAGAAGAGAAATCGGATAAATATTTAAAATAGTAATATGTTGCCCAATCTAAGATATTTTCAGACTCTTCATCTAGATTTTTATTAAATAATAACTCTTTTAAATCTTCATTTTTAAATAAAAAATTTTGCAAGAAAAAATCAGAAGTTTTTTTTGTGGCCCACTCCTCTGATGTCATTACGATAAAGGATGATCTTTCTTTATTTAACTTATCTAATTTTTCATGCTCAGAATTAACTTGCTCGTCAATACGCTTTTTATCAGAATCATAGATTAGTTTTGATCTTGTTGTATTTAATCTATTAATTGTTGATTTTAATATTCGAATTTGATTCTCTTTTTCTTCACTCCACCACCCATATTTGGATGCAAGCGCCACCTGATCTTCTTCTCCAAGTATTCCATTAACGCTGGCTTCATTTAAAAATCTATCATAAATATCTCTTATCTGAAGAGACTCTGATTGGGTTAAATGCTTTAAGTATATTTTTCCGTAATTTTCTATTTGGTATACGGAATAGCCATTAGATATATCTTCAAAAACGGCCAATACATCAACACTTTGGCCACTCATAATGTTAGTTTATTCCTCGCTTGGCTTTGTGTCTTCTATTTTATTTTCTTTATTTTCTTCAGTATCAGCGGCAGTACTGTCATCTGCTGATCGATTTGACCCAGAATCGCTATCTTTAAAATCTTGCCAATTCGAGATTCTGTTTAAAAACCAAAGCGTAATTAAATAATTAAATCTTTGACCAACCTTTATAATAAAGGCTTCATCTTCATTGTCTGGATCAAGCTGATCATACCAGTCCAGCATTTCATCGTAATTTTCACCATTAAAAAACTGCTCGTCTTCGCTTTTATAAGCTAATTGTGTTAACCACCATTGGATGGTTGCATTTCTTGCCTTAGCCTCTGCCGTATTTTCAAAAATGTAAATTTGCTCAAGCTCAAATGTTTGAATCTCCCTTTTTGATTCTTCAATTTGCAATTCAAGTTTTGCTTTTTGAAGTTTTTGTTTATTATCTAATTCGGGCAATTGGTTTAATTTGTTCAACTCGATACTTGATTCAAAAAATGTTCTTTTGGCTTTAGTATAATCCTCTGCTTCAGAGTTTGAAATTGTTCCTCCTAAGTTTTCTAAAATAGTATTCCAAGCGGCTTTTGGCAATAGGCCAGCCTTAACAAAGCTCGCTAACTGTTTTGCGTATTCAACTTCGCCAAGTTGCCGCAAGCTTCTTGATGGTTTTAAAATATAAAATCTTTTCTCTTCATTCTTATTGTTTTTAGCAATGAATGAGTAAATCCATTTTTTAGTATCAAAGTCCGGTTTATCCTGCACATCATTATTATTCATATTTATTACTTTCTATTATTATCATCATTAATAAACAAAAAATCAAAATTTTCTAATTCTTTTGTTATATCTCTTATTGTATTATTTCCGTGATCAAGAATTCTCTTTCTAATTTTTTGAAATTCTTCATCTGACATGCGGCCATCAGCTACAATATCTTCTAATACATAGATAAAAGACAAAAAAAGCCTAGTCACAGACTTTTTAATATATCCGAGTACAAATTCTTTTATATTAAATTTCACCTTTAAAAACCTTTTACCTTACATGGTATTACACCATAAAATAAAAAAAGGGGCAGAAACTGCCCCTTTTTTTTGAATTTATTTTGTTTATAATTATACCAAAGCAGCTGCTGGAAAACTTCCAGACAAGAAGATACCACGTTGATTATCTTCTGGGCCACCAATTGGAACTTCAAAACTTGCAGTTAGCGTAGCATTGTCTCCGATTGATGTTGACAAGCTTTGACTTACAAGCTTAGCACCTTTAAGTGTTGCGCTCATTGCCAAATCTCCTGCACCAGAGCAGTCGATCTTCTTAAGCTTTAAGGTTAAATCGTATACTCCAGTATCGCAAAGAAGGCTAGAAATATTTCCATCTGAAAGATTTCCAACTTCAGCATCTATATCTAGCGTAGCTGTAACTGGAAAGTCAATTTCTCTAGCAAATGAGAAGCGGCTTCCCAATTTGTTCAATGGCGTTCTTGCTAAATCAAAACTCATGGTTGCTGATTGAACTTTCAAGTCAGAAGCTGAGTACCCAATGATTCCAGTAATATCGATAGTAGCATCGCCTGGAAGAAGTGCTGTTGGTTGTGCGCCATAAGCGTTTGTTTTGTGCTGAGGCAATCTGAATGCCTGTGACGTAATTGGCAATCCATTTACTGGATTAACAGCAGGAACATCGTTATTACCATCAACTGATGAGTAAATTCTAGCATTAAGTGCTTCCAAATCAACTGTAGCTGTTGGAATATCGCCCACTGCAACATTCAAGCTATATGAAGTAACATAACTATTTCCAACACCAACAACTCCGGTTACCCCTGCATAGTTTGATGCGTCACTACCTTCAGATGCGACTAAAAGATATAGATTTTTTTCGTCGGTTGTCTTTTGAAGAATATCTTTTAAGCATGAAACTTGTGCTTGGGTTCCTGTAGCAACAGTTAGTCCTAGCAATTTTTCATTTAAACCATCTGTTACATAGTAAGATAAGCTTGCTGAAACTGTTGGGGCTTCTGTGTCAAGACGATCAATTGCTGCAAGATTTCCAAATTGGTTAATATCTTGTAGATTTCTTGTGAAATCTGAATCAAATGATTGAACACGGGTAAGCTGTTTGATATCAGCTGATCCGGTTTGCGCCACTCTAGCACCGTTTGTTCCAGTAGTTTGGCTTGCGAATACTCCTAGTGATTGATATATAATGCGATTTCTGCTCATAATTTTATATTTTATTTAAATAAAGTGTTATTCTTATACTAATTACATTTAAAAAGCCCAAAAAGCCAATTTTTTTTAATTTATTCGCGGCTCTCTAACGTAACTTAAAGTAAAATCTGCAAATGCCCCATAAGAGTTATTTCCTACTAGTTTATTAACTGAAGGGGCAAATTTAGATATCGTTACGGAAGAGACTAGTGCCATTAAACTTCCTGTTTGGGAATATTGATGGCATAAATTTAAATAATTATAATTCTGATTTTTATAATCCCCATATATATTAAATGGCATATCTTTAGGGTGCAAAACAGGAAAATATTTCCTAGCCATATCTGTTGCGATTGAAACGCCAGCATCTAGTAAGTATGGTGAATCTGCCAAAAATATAGTTCTTATATTAACTACGCTTTCATCTAATCCACCGAACGCGAAAGGTTGATTTTCTGTATATTGTGTTTTAACAAAAATAGCCGGATATGTTAACTGGTCATAACTTAATGGCGTTTTAGCATCACTTCCAAAAGAGTCATTTGGTCTTACCGGATATTTAGATTCAAATATTAGAGTATCATCTTGAGATTCAGTATAGTATACATTATATTCTTTATAGGCATATGAGCATTTTACACTCGATAATGATGTTGATAATGTGTTGTTAAAAATCGCTCTTCCCAATTCATAATCAATGTAAAGACCACCTGTTGTTTTTGGATTAAAGGTATTGTTTATGTAAACGCCAGATGGTATATTTGCTCCATTTATTGAATAATCAGAAACAAATTGTCTGTACGGACTGGCATAAATTGTTTTATTAGAAAAATTTGGATCTTGCGTGTTATATAAATTTCCACTATTGACGTTTATATATGCAGACCCTTTTCTTAAAATTTCATGGTCAATGAAATGTGTAAAGCTCGGCGCAATTCTATTTAAAAATTGAGGTACCATATTATTTCAAATCTATTAAAAATTTTTTCCACATTGATGACCAGTACTGCTTTCTTTGATATTGTCCAGATCTTACCTTATTATCAGCTTGAATACCGCCGCCAGATCTTCCCAATTTTTTAGAAATATAAAAGGAAAATCCAGATATTCCTTGCTCAATTGATTTTATCCATGACCTGCCAAGCTCCCAAGGCATTTGGGCATTAGCTGTAAGATCTGCATCTGAAACTCCGTTGACATCAAATTCAAATAATATTTTATCTCCACTTTCTGATGTTTTGGGATTTTTATTTTTAATTTGTATTTTATTTTTTAAAAAAGCTATCCACAAATCTACTGGATTATTTCCAGCATCAAATCCTATAAAAGAAAAAAGATTTCCATAACCACCTAAAGTTCCAGATATATTTGTCGAGCTTGGACCAGCTTTAATCTCTCTCGATACTGAGTGCGATCCAAAATCATTAATTAGTTCATTTTTAGCTTTTTCTAATTTTGATTGAGCGATTTCAAATGCCTGTTTTTTAATTTGCTTATTACTTAGAACAGCAATATTCAAATCATTTTGATTAACTCCTTTAGCCATTACTGCATGTCCCTTCTTTTTGCGTATATTGTATAATACTGCACATCAAATAATCCGTGAAGCCTTGGAACGCCCACAGCTTCACATGCAATATTGTCAACATAAAATGATTGACTGCCGTTTAAAAATTCATAAGCGTCTTGCTTCATTTTTAATCGGCAAACTTGACCAGGTAATGGATTTTCTATACCAGGTATCAACTCTTCTTCTTTGCCATTTAACCATTTTATTCTCATTAAAAATTGGCCAGTAACGGGCACTGTATCAAAGTTAAAATTATCGGCCTGTCTATAATTTCTATATGATGAAATATAATCATCGTTAGTAATTACGTCCACTCTTTCTGGATCACGATAAATAACAACATTTCTACCAAATGTCTCATGCAAATTATTAAACTGCGAAGACATTTCTGCTTTTTCTGCGGCTGATAAAAAAGATGGCATAATTATAAACCTGGTTCGCTTCTTGGATAGTATACACTGCGATTTGCGCCCGCCCAATACCCTCCGTCAATAACATCAGTTCCGTCAACTGATTGTGGTTTAGATTTTGATTTTAAATATTGTTTTACTAAATTATTAGCATTGTCCTGAGCGTCTTTACGAAAGCCTTGGTAAGTTCTAGCAAGCTCTGACCTGTTAACTCTTGTTATTGTCGAGTCGCCCTCTTTTAAAGTAGTCCATGCGCCAATATTATATGCGCCAGAAAGAGCCATTTTAGCCTCCCTGCTGTAGAAAAATGTATCAAAATTAGCCTTATAAATTGCTTGCTCTTGGTTTTCTAACGGTGGCTCTATTGCAATTCCGGTTACTTTTCCAATAGGGGAATATTTTGGACTAACCTCAAAGCATCCATCAATTTGATTATTTAAATATCCCAAGTTGGCAGGATCTAAAAACCATCCGACTAAATAAGTATACGAATAATCGTCTCGATCTCCAAGATCCAGAACTACATTATTTACAAAATCATTAAACCATTTAGGGTATTGCATGTTACTAATTACACGCAATTAGCTCTTAATTAATCTATAAAATTAAGCGCCCTCTCTCAATATTTTATGAATGGTTTTTGGTACCGATGACGGTGCAGAAGCTGTGTTAACCTGTCCAGATTTGAACGATGCCACATGCCTCAAGAATTCATTTACCAATCTTTCTTTTAAGATATGAGATTCAACATCTGGTCTCAGGCCAATATCTCTAGCATGGTTTTGAAGATCTACTGGCAGCATATCATTCAATTTGGCAGTATAGACATCTAAATCCATAGTACCATATTTAGATAAGCCATCTGAGCCCCAAATCTGCTCTAGTGCGGTTGGTTTATTGGCGGCAATTTTACCGTCAATTTCAACATTTTCATTTAAAATTTCTTTAGATGTGCGTTTTTTTCTTGGCATAATATTATTTATTCAATTTATTATAACAAGAACAAACTACAATTTCAATTTTATATTTAATATATAAAAAAGAAAAAGCCCTGATTTCTCAGGGCTTAATCTTTGATTAACTTCTTGAACTTTGATTAGACAATCAAGCCAACTACTGCGCGGCTGTCGAGACATACGCGACCTTCGCGTAGTTTCATGTACCAGCCCATTTTGTTTGCGCGAGCTTGGAATTGATCGTCAACAAATGTTTGAACTTGACCACCGTTGTCGTCAAATGTTTCGACTGGGCGTAGGAAAGCTCCACGGGCCATGTCGAAGCCAATTAATAGCTCGTCTGTTGCATTGGTGAATGCAGCAGCGTTTGTTCCGTCTGCTTCTGCGAAGGTTTTGCTTCCGGCAAAGAAGTCGAAGAGTTCATTGTATCTCTTTCCTTCGCCAAGCTCTAGCAATTCATGAATTGTCACACCGAAGATTTCGGATGTGCCAGCACTACGATAGATTTGGCTGCGAACTTCATCAGGAAGAGCAACGTTACCAGCTGTTGTTCCAGCGCCGCTACGGGTGTTAACTGGGTTGTAAGCAAAGGAACGAATTTGTCCTTTGATTTCTGGGCTAACATAGATATCTGTAAGTCCAGCAGCTGATGCTGTTGATGTTCCGCCTAGGTAATCGCTATTGAAGCGGCTTACTAGTGTCCAGAGTGAACTTAGATCATCTGGTGTGAATACGCCAGCTGCTGCTGAGCGAATGGCGTGATTTTTTCCATTTGAGCTTGCGTCAGCAAGAACTTTCATAATAACAGCCCATGCATTGCGCTCTTGTTTTACTAAGAGTTGGTTTGCTGCGAATTCGATGTAGCGAGCTACAACATTTAGGCGTGCTCTGCGAGCATAACGCTTGTCGAAGCTGATTGCACTGTCGAGATCATATGTGCGAAGTTTGATTTCGCTTGCTCCTGCAACTTCATTTGTTGGGAGACCACCACCGACAGTTTGTGACCAAATGGAGATGTCGCCATATCCTTGACCAAAAAGTGTGTCGATTGGGAATGAAGGAGAATCATCCTCATTGTATGCTTCGTCACGGTAGATTTGAGCGGCTGATCCAGCGTGCATCAAAACTTCTTGAACGACTGGGCTTAAGAATGCTGCGAAAGCTTCTTGAGCTTCAGCGGCTTCGACTTTATTGTTAGAAGCCATGGCCTTGATTAGGGCTACTTGCTCTGGTGTATTTTTGAATTCGATTTTCATATGTTTATATTTTTATTTATTCTCCTTTTAAATTAGTTAAGATTGAACTCCAATGGAGCGTATCCTTCGTCATTCTTAGGACCTAGGAAACGTCCGATTGAGTTTGCGCTTGTTGCTGCAACAACTTTGAGTGAGCCGTCACCAGCGTCTGCGATTGCTGCGCCGGAACCAAAAGCTGGTGTTCCGACGATACCACTATAAAGAACAAAGCCTTTTGTTGCAACTGGAGCGGCTTGTCCGCTTACTGTTACATCCATTTCGGCTGCTTTACGTGGGTCATAAATTAGTGGGTAGCCATTTTCATCAACTGTGCGAACATCTTTAAGAAGCATTCCAAGAACGCTTGCTTTAGCTGTGCCAGATGGGGCTGCTGTTACGAGCCAAGGAACATTGAATGTTGCTGAAAGCGTACCTTCAACAGAAGATAGATTTTCAAGCGTTAGCTCGTTTTTTAGGTTTAGACCTTCGCCAACAGCGGTAACAAATGTACCTTTATTGGCAGCTGCTCCGTTGTATGAGAAGAACGGAACAATGTCATATTGATTTACTGCACGTAGAGGTTTGATATTCATAGTGTTTTATTTTTTCTTAGTATATATTACAGTTAATTTTTATTTTTTACCTAAATATTTTTATCTATTTAAATTAATTTTGATGTTGTCTCCGCTAAATGCAGAAGCCATACGATCTTTAAGAGATTCTACTGCACCAGCAGCATTTACTACATCATTAGTAACAGCAGCCTCTGCAATTGCTTGTGCGGCAGCTACTTCTGCTTTGACTTCTTCTGGCATTTGCGGATCAATTTCAACAGTTGCAGCCGTAGCTACAATCTCTTCATTTGATTTGGCCATTTTCATTTTTTCTTCTTCTTTCATCTTTTCGGCCATTGCTTTTTTGGCAGCTTTATTTTTAGCAGATGCCAATGTTGAAAATTTCTTGAACCATTTTTGAAAATCATCTTCGCTAGCAACTGCTTTTAGATCTTCAGCGATAATTTCACGATCTTCATCTGTAAGATCATACTCTGAATCGATAGTTGACATGCGAGCTTGGAATACTTCTTCAGCTTCTTTAGCTGCGATTTGATTTTTAAGTTCATTAAGAGCTGTTTCTGAATCTTCTTTTGATTTCTTAAGCTCGTCTAATTGTGCTTGCAATTGGGCAATTTGTTCGCCAAGATTTGTTGCAAGTGTTTCTTTTTCATCAGCTTGTTTTTTCCATGCTTCAGAGTTTTCTGCAATTTTTTCAGCAATAAAGTCTGTTACTGCTGTTGCAGAAAGTTCCTTCATAGAGCTGTCATTGATTTCTTTGATGTCTGTTATTTTCATAATTAAATTAATTGATGCTTCCTCATTTATTACATTTTCTAATTGAATTTTATCACATTTTTTTTCATTCTCTTCAGATCCAACCTTTACAAGTTTTAAATCTACAGGCTCCTCATCAGGATTGTCTGTTGTGATAATGCCCTTAACTTCTGCTGCTGGAGTTTCAGTCAATCCAATACCAAGGCTCAAAATAGTGTCACCTTGTAGGTTTAAATATACTGGATTGCCCTCTTCGTCAGCGCCATTGCCGCCAAATGTTTTCAATCTGGCTTTTAATTCATTAACAGCTTCGCCATCTACAATTTCACATTCTTTAAGATATTTAGATCCTTTAGCAATATTGAATTCTTTAAATGCAACCTCCCAAGACGCAGAAATAGAACCAAATTTATCAGATGCCAAATCTCCTGATTCAGATACAGCATCAGCAAAGTCAGGATTTACTGCTCTCCAAATAATTCCAGAAAGCACAACATTAAATACTTTTCCTTCAGCGGCTAGTTCGCGCGCACTTGCCTCAGCTATTGGTTGGTCATCTGGAAATGAAGAAAATCCATAATCTGTAATGCATCCAACAACATTCTGCCTTTCATGTTCGATATTGATATATTTTCCCTTAAAGCTTTTTGCTATTTCTATACCACGCTCGCCAGAAATCATGTGGCCATTTTTATTGCCAAGATTTGGAGTATAAGCATTGAATGCAACGCCTAGAATATCATAACTAGATTCAAAATCAAAATCTTTTGGAAGTAGATTTTTTAGCTTATCTGCGCTAGCTTTAGCAATATATTGGAGATCTTCTTTATCCATTGATACCGCTTTGATTTGGATGCTATCAAAACGCGCATGAAATGGATAGTCTTTTAATGAAATTTTTTTCTTTTTCATTTGTATTATTTATCTATTACACTTAAAAAAAACATGAAACACATTTAATAAAATATTAATATTATTGTAATTTTAAATCTGATGCTGGGCCATTATTAAATAATAAATTAAATAATCCATCCATTTCAGATATATTAGAGAAACTTCTATTTATAAAAAGACCAAGGCGCATGGTTCCAGAAAATCCATAAAGTTGGTGCCCAAAGCCAGGAAAGCCATTAAAAGTGGTGCCATTATTAGCTGATACAGTTCCATTTAAATTACCAGATGGCTTTCTTGTTGCATATCTCACAGTTCCATTATTTAGAAATGAACATGCAAAAAAATACCACTCTGTGCCGTTTGGTAGATATCCTGTTGTTTGATTATCCTGACCATTATAAGGCATCAACGTCTGGAACGTTCTTGTGAAAATATGTGGCCCTGGAAAACTTGCTTGATTGTATCCATTAGCTGCGGTATTGCAATGCATTAGAACATTTTCACTAGTAGGAGTTGCAATAGTATTATCTGTAATTGCTACAAAAACCATTGTAAAAGGATATCGAAAAAGAATAGAAGTATTTGAATAGGCCCAACTACCTATAGATTTTGAAAACAATAAGCCATCTTTATTGGGTATCACCCCAAAAGTTTGAAGATTGGGGCCTATTTTTGAAAGCAAATTAGGCCCATCAAGATCTCTAAAATCATATGCCGCAACAATATTACTAGCAAAATTGCTTTCTAAAATATTTCTCCATAAATTCCTTTTACTTGTAAAAGCTAAAGGTTTTAAAGCGGCGCCAAGAGGGCCATTATACAATCCGTTATCTAATGGCGCACCCAATGAGGAGCTTCGAGTATCTCCATCCATAAGAAATTAATAGTTTTCTATTATTGAAGTAATATTAATTGCACCAATACTGCTTGGATTATTTCTGCACGTTGCGCGTATTTGCGTTCCAGAACCAATAGGGTAATATCTTTTTCCAGCATTATCTAATGGAAGAGATGGAATGCCAGATGTTGCAAATACATCAACAGATGGCGCAATTCCAGACCCTGCAAATGCACCAACTGGAACTGTTACTATTGGATATCCACTAGAAGTCTGCTCTGAAAATATTGAAAAAACTATTTGTACTGGTATGCTAGAAGTGCTATGTATATTAATTGATTTTACGATACTATCGTCCATACCGGCTGGCGCCACAATTTTGTCAACCAAAGCATCTCCACTGACAAATGTTTGGCCGGTATTTATAATTTGTTGAGTTAAAAATAGTGATGTTTGTTTTGACATATAGTATCCTTTACATTAAATATATCTTAAAATAGTTAAATTTCTAATTGTTGTATAATTATCTATCTCTTCTTCTGGTTTTATTACAAGTATTTTTCCATCATTAGTAGAATTTAAAGCGTATGCAATTTTAATTCTTTTTCCACCAACAGGATCTTTTGTTAAATTTCCAACTAGCACATTGGATAAATATAAAATATCTCCAGCATTGTAAGTTGATGTGTTTACGCCCCCAACAACACCAAAAGTTGTAATAAGACCCTCCTCATTATTTAAAATATTATGTGTTGCTACTCCAATTAAATGAGAAGTGTGGAAATCATTGCTTCCAATTGCTGGCCAAATCCTCGGTCTATTTCCTTGCACTCCTGAAATGTAAACAACCATCCCATTAGATATTGTGCTATTTGATTTATTAACTCCGCGAACATATTGTTCTTGCCCAATATTTAAAGTAACATCTGGCTTATCTAAATAAGCATTAAATGTTTTTGTATCATCGCTGTAAAAAATTCTACCCTCTTTATATGGGATATTAGCATCTAAATTTGTAGCAAAATCAATAGTATTAAAATTTCCACTCGTATATTTAACAGTTATATTTTGTGATGGGTAACCATCCTTACTAATCTCTATCCCGCTTACGCCATCTATATCTACTGCGCCATATGAATTATTTAAACTTGTAATTCCAGAATTTCCCGCCTCAACAAGTCCTGTCAAAAATCCAGAAAGATAATAAAAATCTCCGGTCATTTGCCCAGAAAAAGAATCAACATATCCAGAAATTTGGTTTATATTATTTGAATAATTATTTAATGTTCCCGTAACTATACCTGAAAGCGTGTTAAAGTTTCCGGTAATTTGTCCAGATAATTGAATAAATGCGCTTGTCAAATCATTTTCAAAACCAGAATATTGCGCCCAAACCTGTCCAGAAAATGTTGTATACTGCCCAGTTATTTGTCCAGAAAAAGTATCAAATTGATTTTGTAATCCGCTAGTAAAAACATCATAAGATCCTGTTTGGAAACCTCCGGAAAATATTTCAAATATATCTTGGGTAACAACATTTTTAAAATAATTAGCCGAAGATATTGACCTTCCACCAAGAACAATATTTAAATTTCTTAAATCATTAAGGCCATTATAAAGATCTACCCCTACAATTTTTCTAAATGGAACATAAAATGGAGTATCGAATCTTTTCCAATTTGCAAAACTACCCGTACTTAAATTAAAAGCCGCTATTGTATATTTTATATCGTCTTTTGGATCTCTATAATAAAATCTCCCACTAAGAGGAGTGACTGGCGTTAATGGGTCTAGATTTAATGTTCCCCATCCGGTAGTCATCGAATATATTCCCCACCGTGTTGCTACAAACTGATTCGCGCTATAATATTCTAAAACTCCTTCTCCGGTAATTGCCCCATATTCTAAAAAGAACGATATAGCAGCATCACCACTTGACATAATTACGCCTTGGCTGACATTTCCTTCATAGAGATCATGGTATCTACCTCTTAAAGAAACAGATAAATCTTCAGCATTAGGAAGGCCAGAATAAATATCCCAGCCTAAAATACAATCGCCACTAACTCTAGTTTCTGGTATAACCCCAGAGCTATAATATTCAGTACCACTAATATAAAACGGTGCAATAATTGTTTTATCTAAAGGATCATATAATGATCTAATATATATTGCTCCGCTCAATGTTGATCCGGTAACGCCAGGTATTCTTAAACTACAACTCCATCCAGTAGCTAAATAATTTGATGCATTATATTCTTCGTACAGTGCTATTCCAGTATATGGATATGATGCAAAAAAATTTGGAGGCTGTAAGCCTATTTCTGATGGCAGTACTACAAATTGATTATTACCAGGCACAACAATAGGCCTCTCGTCAAGAAGCAATGTCTCCTCCCAATCATCAAGCCTAATATTTACACCGCTTAAATATAGCTGAGCTACACTTAGCGTTGAATCAGACCTTCCAAATCTTAATTTATTAGTCATCGGTTAACGTAAGATTAAATTGAGTATAATACAGATTGGCCATAAAAACAGCATCATGCCCAGAAAAACCACTAGCCAATATATATAATTTAGTATCATTAGCGCCACTTAAAAATATACTATATTTATCATTTCCACCAAACAAATCGGCTTGATCTTTTATATCAATTTTTAAATTTGTTCCCCGCTGCACAACGAAATGCTTGCGTCCATATATGCCATCCGAAGCAACATCATAACTGGCATAAAAATCTTGAATATTATATCTTGCAGCTACATAATCAATATGGCCCATAATTACAGAGCCTGTTTGAACAAAAATTCCATCGTAATTACTTTTTGGAACGCGCATTTTTTTAATAGGATTAAATCCAGTAACGCCAAATCCGCCAGAAATTACCGCTTTCATGTGGATTGAATTGTAGAATGTATTATCTGAAGATGTTCCAACAGCGAAACCATATGGATGATTATAGGTAGATCCATGAAAATTATTAGCATTTATTAATGTAGCGCCTTTTGTTTCAAAAAACGTTGAGCCTGTAGAATTTATTATGCAAGTATTTTCGCACCGTTGAGCAACGTTATTGCTGCTTCTTATTAAAGATGAATTTTTATTGCCAGACGTAAAATTGCTAGATCCATGAACGAACAAATCTTGATCTCCGCCAAAATTATTTGCATTTCCAATAAATGAAGTTCTGTTATCAGAAACGTTAATAAGCGTATTGTTTGCCCCCCAACCACTTCCTATATAGTCTAATATGATTGTTTTTTGCCCTGTTCCGTTAAATATTCCCATGTCTTTACCTGGCAACAAAAACAGTGGACCACCTTGTATGCCATTAATTGCATTTACTCCAGAAAATGCAGCTTGTCCAGCATCAATAATTATTGATTGTCCCGTTGGAATTACTTCTACCCCATTTCTTCCAATTAAATTAATGTCTCCTGATCTTGAATTAATTCTATATACCGCATCTGCCCTTATTCTTAAATTATTTCCAGAAATATACGTTTGAACCCCTTGTTCACCAACAATTGTATATCCACTAATTGCTATTTGATTTGAATTTAATGGCCACACTACAACACTTCCCATTCCAGTAAGGCTTACATTGCCAGACAAAGAATTTAAAGTCCCAACTGTTCCACCACCGCTAGGAAAAATATATAATGTAGAATTTTGAAAATAAGTGCCAATGCCACTGAATCCAGTAATATTGATAGCGCCTGTTACTCCGTTAATATTATTTAAGATTCCCCTATTTCCATTTTGAACTGTTAAAATTAAAGAATCTCCACTTTCTATTCCAACCAGCCCAGAAGTAGCATATATATTATTATAATTAGGATATAAAGGAGAAGTATATGCTGTTACTAATCCAGAAACATCAGGGTGCAGTTGAGAGGCGCGAATAAGAGTATTCATTATTTTTTAGAATGATAAAGTACAGCTGCCTCATCTGGCCCAATTTCATGATATGCGGCTATATCAAAAACTTCTTTTGATATTTCATTTTTTGTAACATCAGATATTGGATTTTCAATATAGTTATTAATTGATTTCGTCCAGTTTGTTTTTTCTTCAGAAGAGACGATAATGTTGGCAACATCTAATGCTATATTTTTTTGTGCTTGGTTTAATTTTTTAATTTTATATTTTTTCTTCAAAGCGTCACAAATACCCGCTTCCAAAGCGTCTTTATCTTTAAGAGTCTGGCTAATCAATTTTGTACTAAATTTGTATGAAGCTACAGATTTTTGACCAACTGGGGTGATTTTTTGTGTTGTTTGCGCTGCTGGCGTAGCTGATGGCCTGCCTGCTTGCCCTGCTGGCTGTTTTGGGTTTAAAAGTGGCTCATAAAATCCCTGCTCTTTTTCCAATATCATTTCTTTTTGCGATTCAGCCAACTCATAAGGTTCCGGCAACACATTTGTATTGATTGCAGAAATTGCATCTTTCGGAGATATTGCTCCTAACTCAAGAAGTCTTGTATAAACTCTTGACAAAACAGCAGAATCATTTCTAAAATTATGCGTTTTCCATTTTGGTTCTGGTGCCGATTTAAAATTCATAGTTTTAGCGATTTCACGAATTTGTGGCCCCAGAAATTTAGTCATAAATTCTTGCCTTGCAAACTCAAGCCTTTTGAAAAATGCATCCATTTTTGCGCTTGCATTTGCAAATTTATCATCACCAAAAATAATATTATTTAAACCTAAACGAATATCACGATCTACAATTTCATACTTTTTAGGATCTAAAATGTCTCCAATTTGCGGTATCACAAATTGTGCCTTTGTTGTATAGTCTGCTATCAAAACTCTTCCAACGCTACCATTTTCAAAAATTTTTCGAAGCACTTCTTGGCTTTTTTGGCTTGGTGGCCCAAGCTCTTCATCGCCTTGAGTTATTAACAATACAGCTTGCTGTATAGTTCTTGAAATAGCCATGTCTACCTTTTTAAGCTCAAGCTTCCAATTTATATCTTCCAAAACAGGAAAGCCCATAGGAACAGCAAGTGGTTCATAATCTTGTTTTTTATAAAAAATACTAACCAAACGATCTGAATCTAATGATATTTCTAAAGATTGATTTCCATTTTTTATATTTTTAAGCTCTGGGATAGTCGATGCAATTTTTTTATCTTCTTCGCTTGTTGGTTTTAATAAAGCACCTATCTCAAATGAATTCAATCGCTTTTTGTAAATTGGCGCGGTAAAACTAGAAGATGCTAATACTTGAATATCATATGGATTCAAAATAATATACTTTAATGGAATTTTAAGCGCTGCTTCCATAATATTCATTTGCTGCAGCTTGCGTAAACTTTCTCTAGGAAATTCTCCAAATAATTTATAAATGAAAACATTTCCACTGCGGAAATATTCGCGGAAAAACATATCCGTTAATTGCCATAAATTAATTTTTTCTGCCCAAATATTAAAAAAGTTTCTTGACTCTTTATTTCCGCCAGAAAATGTAATTTCTGAAATTGCAAATTCTGTCATCAAGTCAATTGTGTTTCTAAAAATTGGCACATTCCAATATGCTTTTTGACACAATAAGATTGTATCTTGCAATGAAATATTTGTAGCATATTTGCCGCTATTTTTTTCATATAAAAACGGAGCAACTCCAGCTTCAAGATTTGCAAACCTTTGAATTCTGGTTATGCTACCAGCAGAATTCGACCTTGAACCCCTTTCTGGGGTTGTATCGCAAGAGCCAATTAGCTTATCATAATCATCCAAGCTAGCTGTTAGTGGCTCCGAAATCTCCTTTTTGCTCTTTTTAGACCTTGTACCTTTTTTAGATATCATATGCAGTTATTTATTACAGTAATGTATTCTGAAATTCATTTTATTTAAAAATTAAATTAAATTAGGGTTGGTATAAACTGTTCTCTTTTAATTTGAACCTGAGTTTTAACCAATTCAAAATAACACTTTACTCCCCAGTTTCCTAATAATAGCGTGCTGTAGTTATCTTTTCTAGGTTTATTATTGGCGGTTGAAGTTCTAGCTGACCTTGGGAGATCAAAGCTTTGATGACCTCTGGAAGTTGATGTTACCTCAATATTCGCGCACTGCTCTTTTGTTGAAATAATAATATCGTCTTGAAGTTCAATAAATTCTCTTATTGATAATTTTCTATTATCTTCTTTGGAGTCGCCCTCTAGAACGCCAGATCCATGAGGAAATACTAATTTTAATGGAATTCTTAAATTAAACATATAGGACATATATTCTGGATGATTGCTCGCGCGAGAAGCAAACCATATTTTTTTATGATCAATACATGATTGCAAATAAGAATTAGATCTCATAATCCAATCAGTACTTGGTGTTTGCCTGATGCACATGCATCCCATATCTGGGCTATATTGCTTTTTTGCTTTAATAAGCATATCCACTTGATCCTGACCATCTTTAGTAGAATCCCATTCTGTTATATATGTTATTTTTTTACTTATACCCTTAAATAATTCACTTTCATTACATGCATCAATAATTGTATCCAAGTTCGAAGAGTCGGCAATTATTAAAACAACGTTAAAATGTGTTAGTACATAATAAATATATTTTATATGATCTTGAAGATCTGCGCCAACCCTCTGATATCCGTGAACAAGAACTCCTTCTTCTTTTTCCTCATCAAGCTCTATAACTGACATGGCAAAAAAGTCTGATGAGGCACTTTTTGAATAGTTTGGGTCAATTGATAATATATATTTTTTTAATGGGTCTCCAGTAACTTTAGAATGTGGATACTCACCATCTGGAATGGTACATTCGTTCATTTTACGCATTGAAAAATACCCATCGCCACCATCACGAAATTGCGCGCCATATTCGCGTTGAAATGAATCTTCTGATATGCTTGCTCTTTGTGATTGGATAAATTCTCGGTTTAATATAGTTGCCGGTATAGCCTCCCATCCCATTTGTGATATAAAATAAGTCGGTCTTTCTTCTTCCTTATTATTCATCGTCAAAATATCCGGACGTTCTACAAAATCAGTCCAGTCAGAATACATTTTATACAAATGCTGAAATTGATAAGATGCAGATGATAAGCAAATCATTTGCGCGGCATTTTCAAAAATCATTTTATTATTGGGATGTAATGTGCCAGCTTTAATTAACTCGTCCTCTAACTTTCTAACTTTAATTCTAAATGCTGCATCCCTTGGCGAAGAAAGGAATGGCGCCAATACATCATTAATCATCTGTGGAGATAATAACAACACCTCATCGAGAATAAGAACGTCACAGCGCATACCTCGCGTATCTTCGGAAAGCGGAATGGCACATATATATCCGCCATTAACATCCCATTGAAACTTATCGTTTCTTAAATATGGCTTTTTGTCAAAGCATGACCTTGCAAGCTGAGCCTCTTCCGTGTTTAATAGCCTTACAATTTCTTCAAAAATTCTACGGCTTGTTCTAAAATTTGCTGAAGCAATAACAATTCTAGTACCAGGCTCAAATATGCATTTTAATATACAATACCAACCCGCCAAAGTAGATTTTCCACCACCACGACTAAAAATAAGCATGCAATTATTCTTTTCAAACATTGCATTTATATGCATAACCTGCATAGGCTCCATATTAATTCCAAGAATTAACTGCGATGTAAAGCCAATGTTGTGACGCAAGAATTTTGCCAAAGTTATTTTAGCCGTTCTATCATCAATCTCGCCATGAAGATTTAGCAGCTCTTTATTTACATCTACTATATCTTTTGCTGGTTGATTTCCTGCCCAAATTGCCATACTATATTATTTCTTTTTCAATGCAATATTGCAAATCTATTTTTTTAACTTCTTCTCCAAGTCCTAAAATTTTTAAAATTAAATCAGTCATATGCTTTCTGCCATCACAATATACAACTTGAAAGCATTCATATTTTTTATATAAATCTCTAACTCTATGAAATATGTATTCTGGGCTTGTTGCAAACCACCGTTTTTTATTATAGGCTAAAGAGCTATATGATGCTTCGACCATTATAATAATATATCCGTTATTATTTTGCGCTCTTAATAATTCTTTTTCAAATCTTTCAAGATTGGCACCAAAAGTTCCAAAAAAATCACTGAAACTTTTACGCTCAATAACGATTCTGGAAGCTGGAGATAAGGCATAGTCGCCATAATCAAGCGCAACATTTACTTTTCTCAAATCTTTTGCAAATTTTAAAGGTCTCTTTTCGCGCGTGTCAATTACTATTTGCTTTGCAGGTTTTGAATTCGTAGCCCGTACATCTAAATTATAATAATCATATTTAGATTCTTTATTGCTTTTGATACATATTTCGTTATAGTTAGCCGAGCATAATTTTTCTATAAAGCGAATTGATGGCAAGCAGCTTATTGTTTGTACGAAAAATTCTGGCGGTGCATTTTTTAAATTTTTAATATCACAATATTTTTTAATTTTTCCAGATATATAATCTAAAGCCTTCTCTTGACCAATTTTGGCAAGCCAAGATTTCATAGAAATTTTATCTTCAAAATCTGAAAGAAAATATTGCTCTACTGATTTGAAATGTATTTTTTTGTTATTCGACAAATCATGTCTTGGGTAAAATTGTTCGAAATATCTTTTTTGAGATATCTTATGTTGCTTTAAATGCTTTGAAAGCTCTATCACGCCGCTAAATTTTTTAGCACAAAACTCGCATTTGATTTCCATATTAACCTACCAATTCTTCTACAGTTGCTCCACGAAGAAGGGCTTTTATTTCGGTCATAGAATTAATACGACCAGCCTCTTCTTTAATTTTCATTTTTTCCAGTTCAGCTAAATGTATTGTTTTTTTTCTAAACTCTTCATCTTTCCAAGCCTGTACTAAATTTATAAGCTTTTCAAAGCCATCACTTTTTTCTTCTAAACGCTTATTTCTTTTTGTTGTCAAATCATTATATAATTTTGTCTTGATATTTTCACATGAATTTAGTTCTGTTTGAAGTACGTTAATAGCTTCATTCATCTTCATTGAAATTTCACCAGCGGCCATAGTTGCGCGCAATGACTCTATTCTTCTTTGAATTTCTGCCGCTCTGACGATTTGATTGCACAAAGTAATAAATTGATCCAAATCTTCCTGTGTTAAATCTGGCTTGTCGTGAGTATACCTAATAAAAGCATCTTCAAAAAGATCTCGATCTCCTTGAATTTTGTAAGTATTAATTTGATATATAAAGCGAAATATATTAAGATACTTTTTAAGCTGCTGCATTTCAAAAAGCTGTTGTTTTTTCAACGTCTCTTCATTATATCCATAATTTAAATATTTGTTTACACGCTCAATTGTTTGCTTTAAAGTTTTTGGTGGCTTATATTCAGAATCTATTAACTCTTCTGGGTTATAATTAATATTAACAATTTCTAGCTCATCTTTTGGCTGCGGTACATTATCTTTTTTAATAGCATCTTTGATTTCTTCAATTTTCGCATTGATCGTTCTATATTCTTGGCTTAAGTTTGTAAGATCATCGTTATTAAAAAGCTCTCTTGCTATTTCTAGCGCACTTTTAACTCTGAAATTATTTTTTATATAAATAATTTGCTCTTCAGCTAAGCTAATAAAGCCTTTTAAAATAACTGTTCTTGTTTTGAATTTCAACCCACTCTCTTTGCAAAATGCTTTAATTGCCCTAGCTTCTTTTGTTTTTCCGTCCAGAGCATCATTTTCAAAAACGCTTTTAACAATGTTTGAAAGCTCAGGCTCCAAATCTATAGAAAAAAAATCAAGCACTTTCTTTTTGTGCTCTTCAGAAAGTTCAAAATTTACTGAATCAGACATATTATATTATCATTTCTTTGACAATTTTCTTTGCTTTTATTACAATCTGTGCCCTTATCTTTTTAACAAATTTATAACCAGTTTTTGTAGATCCGTTTTTATAACCAAGCATTGTTATAACTTCTGTTTCTGGATACCCATCTACAAACAAATATGTGTAAACCTTTTGCTGAACTGGCGTTAAAGATTTTAACATTTCGCTATGAACTTTTGGAACAAACGATTCAAAATCAAAACCGCTAGAATCTGATGCGCGAGCATCAAACTCATTGCCTTCACCAAAAATTCTTTCATCATTTACGCTAACTGGCAACTTGACATCATAAGCATGTTTCTTTGTTTTCTCCCATTTTGCATAATCAGCACATTTAGAAGATTGAACGTTATATAATTTACAATTATTTCCGCCAGCATTATGTGGGCAATTTAAACACGGTCTGGCATAGTTGGAATAATTGTTTCTAACAAGGTTAATAATTTGATTTGTAATAACAGTATTTAACCACGGAAGGAGGGCCATCTCTGGATTCCACTTTTCCCATTTTTTAAAAATATGTAGTCTTAATTTTTGTTCTACATCATTAAAGTCCATCCACGCAATGGATGTTAGCTTCCATTGGGAGCGTCTTTTTGCTATTTCCTGATTTATTACATCCAAGCAGGATTCGAAAGATGGGCGCTCCATATTTATTCTTCGTTATCTATTATATTAATATCATTATCATTTTGATAATTTCTACCTGACATTTTAGCTTCTGAAATAAAACTCGCAGGCAACGACTTCGCTATTTTTTTTCTTCCACGCTTTTGTTTTATAGATTTTTTTATACCAACTCCTTGTTTTTGCACCGGCTCATCAGATACCAAGTCGGCAAGTTTGATGCCATCATTTTGATTGTATTTTTCTATATTAACATCTAGTCCGCGCATAGAACTGTAATCAGTAATATAATCAGCTTCATTTTCAACTTCCTCTACTGTATTGCTTTTATTTAAATTTGGCTTTGCTATATTAACCTCAAATTTATTGCTTTTAATATTGCTAATTGAAGACGCCTCAATAGAAAAAGATGACCCACAATGAGAGCAAAATTTTGGTTTTTGAAATTGGTAAAGATTTTTACCGCCACATTTTGGACAAAAATAACTTAACATAATTAAAATAAATTTATTATGTAATATTCTACCCAATAAAAGAGTAAAAATCTAATTTTAATTTATTTTTATATTTTTTGGCTTGGGCACCAGCTATCCTGATAAACTTGAGAAATATTTGTGCTATGAGGCTTATTTTTCTTTTCTTTTTCTTTTTCAGCCAGCTTAATAGCCTCTTCTTTTTTATACTCTGTTATTTTTTTAACAACAAATTTGCAAAGCTCAGATCTTAAAATATCATCTTCTGTAAAATGAAAATGATGTATTCCTTTATTTTTTGACTCTTCGCATGAAAATAATTCTACTATTTTTTCAAAAGCGCCCTGCTTGTTGTATGGAAGATCAGATTGTGATGGATCTGCACATATAATCATTTTTGTAAATTTGCCAATTCTCGTAAGTAGCGTGCCAAATTCAGACAACGTAGCATTTTGCATTTCGTCCATAAGCACAACTCTTGCTGCAAAACTTAATCCGCGACAAAAATTAATAGGCTGATTAGTAATTCTATTGTCGCCTTTTAATCTTTTAATCTGATCTATTGGCAATAGCTCTTCTAATTTGTCAGCAAACGGCATCATATAAACATCATATTTTGATTGCAAATCGCCTGGTAAATAACCAAGTTTTGAATCTGCGCTTTCTACAGCTGCCCTTACGCAAATAATGTCCGAAGCTTTTTTATCATTAAGCATTTGTAGCGCAGCCCTTACAGCTATTAAAGTTTTTGATGATCCGGCTGGGCCACTTACAAATACAATTCTCGTATCCTTATTACTAATTAATTTAAAAAATTCTTTTTGCTTGTCAGTCCACTCTAATTCTCTTATTTTAAGCTCAAAGTCGATTTTATCTCTTTGATAAACCTTTGGGCTCTTATCCTCAGCTTTGCGCATACCACGCGCTGGTTGCTTTTTAGACATATATTAATATTACAGTAATTATATTTAGATATTTTTTTAAAAATATTTATTTATTTTTTTATATTTAATAGTGTATACTTACATATTTATGTAATATAAGTTATGCAAGTTTATCCGTTAAGAGATGCGTTACACCCATCAGCACTATTTTTTATTGAAAAATGTGACAGCTTAGGGGTTGAATTAAATGCTCAGGAAGCAGAAGCTGTTAATTTTTTAGTCACCAGATTAATACAAACAAATTTGTGGAATAAATTTAGAGTAATATATCCATTTGTTGGAAGAAGTGCTAAAACACATAGTTTAAATTTAAGAAATATTTTTAGACATAAAGTAAATTGGTTTGGTGGAATTTGGCATGATAAATTTGGAATAAATGCAGATGGTGTTTCCGGATATGGAAATACCTATTTTGCGCCATCTTGGCTTGATGATGAAGACATTCATGTTTCAGTTTATACTGGAACGTACTGGTCGGACGCAAATGAAAACTGCCCCTTGATAGGTACAAGCAGCAGTTCTGTTAGTGTGCCCAATCGTGGCTTGGGCTGGATGCACGCAATATATTTAAGATCCCCAACGCCAACCATAGCTTATGAAGAAAATGGAATCACGCATTATAAGTTACCCCCAGTTTTCACATACTCGTGCACGCCACCAGACAGTACAGCTTCATCTGGAATGTTTGCCGGAGAAGATGCTTCGAATCAAAATCATTGGTTAGCGCACGGTTTAATTGCTGGAACAAATGGAAGAAATTGCTATGTGTGTGGTAAAAGATTTGGAGTTAGCATGTCTCAAGGAGGATTTAGAAATCCAATCAATCCAGAGTCCGGAAATGACCCCATAGAAGGTAAACGTATTTTATATAGTCAGTTTCCTTTTTTATTATTTGGCAATGGGCGTTTTGGAAGCAGCGGTCAGGCAAGAGGCAAAGGAAATTTACGATTTGCTAGCATTGGTTATAATTTAACTGAAAGTGAAAATAAAATTTTTTATGATATAGTTAATGGGTTTCAAACAATTTTAAATAGAAATGTTCCGTGCAATGAAATAAACCCAGTACCGGCTTTGTATAAGGAAAAAACAACATTTTATCCATCAATAAATATAACAGGTGGCAAAAGAAAAATTGGTCGGTTAATTAACCAAATGAAGGACTTTACAAGATTAACTCCAGATAAATCTTCGAGATATAAAAGAGATGCTCTGTCAGCATCAATGACAATAAAATCATGTACAAGAGTTGGTCCAAGAAGAATTTTTTTGGGTGATGGCGCGATGCCATCTGTTGCAATACTAGATTTAATAGAAAACTAAAGATATAATTTTATTATAACTAATCGCTTAATGAATGTTTTTTTAAGAAAATTTAAAGAATACAATATTTCTCCAAATATTGGTATAGGCGGCTATTGGAATATAGCAATAGTTAACAAAAATGGCCAAGAAAAATTTCCATTTGGTCATCATATGAAAAAAAATATGATACTTGATCAAGGACTTGACATATTAGCTTCCAATAAATATTATACTAGTTATGGCGGATTGAACTGGAACGCCACTTCTGCATTTCTATTAGGCGATGCTGTCCTTGGCGGATCTTCTATACCAGTAAGCCCTTCAGACGTTTCGCTTAACAATGAGTTACAATCGACTAATATTATTAATGATGATTCTTGTACAATAAATGATGATTATATAAATGGATCCAGAACTTTTAGAAAAGTTTATGACTTCCAAACCCCCCAATCTCCAATAGCGGTAAGAGAGTTTGGAATTAGAACTAGATTTAATGCCGTGAACAATCAAAATAAAATGTTTTCAAGATTTGTGTTGCCTGAAAATATTTCTATAGGCACGCAAGAATTTGTAAGGTTATTTTATGATTTTACAATAAAATGCGATGCAATTGTTAATCCCATAAATGTTACAAGATCTTCCGGAACATTAAACTGTAATGGTGTTTTAAAATTATGCGGCAGATTTGATGATATATTCGGAGCATATGATGCTAATGGAAATCCAATTATAAGATACGGAGATTCGCCCCAATCAACATTTATGCCATATTGTGAAGAATTTTGTGTGCAGGAAAATTGCTTGCATAAATGCATCGGCACTGCCTATTTAATAGCGGACATATTTATACCAACTAGTCCCGGCTCATCAATTATTGGCGAGTGGGTTGGTTCAAAACCAACAGAGGATGAAAATACAGTAATAGCATCATCATATATAAATGGCAATTTTTACAGAGACATAACATATATATTTGAAAGAGGAAATCCTTTTGAAAATAAACCCTTTCAAGGTTTTTTATTTAGTACGGCAAAGTCTGATAGAGAAAATACGGTAGCCGGATGGTTTTGGGAATTTAATAATAAACAAATTAAATTAATAGAAAAAGAAATTGTAATACAGATAAGGCAATCTATGTCAAGGATAGATACGCCAGATACCATGTCGTATGCACCATAATCAAAGCAATAATATTAAAGCAGATGCCAATGCCGATGCTTTTGTATCGGCAAAATGGAATATTCAGATATGCCAATCTGGAGATATTGACGGTTCTAAAACAATATACCCGTTTGGTAAAAAAATGAGAAAAAATGCCATTTTAGATAACTGGCTTAGATCGGTAATATTACTATTTCAACAAACTCAATCAAATGTGAAGACCTTAGATGGGTCTGTAAATATGCGAGAGCTTACTCGTGGATATATACAATTAGGAACCGGAATTAAACCAATATCTTATTCAGATGTTCAATTATCATCATTTATAAGAGAGAGTGATTATATAAGGCCCTTTTATGGGTTTGAGACTGGTTATGGAATAATAGAATCAGGCGCAGCAATTTTTAGAAGAAGTTATGATTTTTTACCAGAAGTTAAAAATATAACATATACAGAGGCTGGTTTCAGGCCATACGCCGCATCTCTTATAAACGATAATAATTTAAAAAATAAAATATGGTCTAGATTTTTGTTTACTGCAGAAACAGGAGTGATAGGCTTTTTAAGCGGATATATAGATAATAGTGGTATTTTTAGAATGTTTGATCATGAGATTGATCATGTAAGTGGTGTTTTTGTAGCCAATGATAAATATAATATTTCACCATTCAAATCCCGAAGAAATGAAAGAATAATTGGATTTGTAAGCGGATTTAGATTTCCAAACGGGCAATTCTCTGGGTATGCTCCAGACCCAAGATATAACTTAAGTGGTTACTTTGTAAGCGGTACAAAATATAATTTTAATCCAATTACAGAACTTTCCAACCAGCCAATAACAGGTTATATATCTGGATATGCAGATGAGTTTGGTAATTTTTCAGGGTTTAGTAATCGTTCAATATCTGGAGTTAGTGGTTATTTTATAGATAATAATGCTTACAAATTTAAACCAAATAGATATTTTGAATCGGAAACGATCACTGGCTTTATAAGCGGATCAATTGACAAATACAATAATTTTTCAGGAAATATTAACAATCCTTCAAGTGGGTATCTAATAAATAGCGAAAAATATAATTTTCCAACAGGAAATATGTTTTCTGGCTTTTCAGGTCAAGATTATTTTTATGACGATTGGGGTTATAATTATAGTGGATTTAATAATATTAACAGTGGATTTTCAGGCAATAATAAATTTAATGAAAAAATAATTGGATATATAAGTGGATATTTAAATGTATCTGGAGTTTTTTCCGGATTGAATCTTTTGAATACATCATCCGGATCAAGTGGTTATTTTATTGACAATCAAAGATTTCAATTCCCATCCATTGGATTTAATAAATTTGATAATCAATATTTGTTTAACAAAAACATCGGATATAATTATACTGGGTTTAACTTTGCTGATGGTAGTGGATTTTCTGGCGTAGAATTTGGCAATTCTGGCTTATGTATAGTAACTGGATTTATTGGTGATAGAAATTTTTATACAGGAAACGGCATTTATACTAATGATATTGGAAATAGAATTTTATTAAAATATAGTGGAGAATTTAGCGGTTTTGATGGAGAAATATTAACTCAAGACATAAAAACATATTCATATTCAACTGTTAATTTCTTCATTAGCGGAACTAGTGGATTTAGCGGTATCAGTGGAGCGATATCTGGTTATGGAATATTAACAGGAATAATTGGTAGCCGCACAATATTTTATAAAAGTGGTCAATTCGAAGCCTTTGAAAATAATCAATTATTTCAAAAATATTTGGATTATAAATATACTGGATTTTCTTTTCCGCAAGGTAGTGGTTTTTCTGGTACAGATTTTTTAAATTCCGGTCACGGCATAATGACTGGATTTATTGGAGATAGAAATACAGTTAATTTTTCTGGTAGATACAGTGGCCTGAGCGGAATACCAACTCACGAATATGGATGGTACTATACAGAAGAAGGTTTTTTTGGCTCAGGGCTTCCAAATTTTACAGGAACTTTTACTGGCGGAAAATTTGATATAGGCCTAACTGGATTTAGCGGAACACCATTTCCTTCTGGAGAAAAAATTATAGGTTTTATAAGTGGATACGTAAATGAATTAAATAGTTTTGTTAGATTTGACAACGTCAACGTTCCAAATTTTACAGGATATAGTGGTTATTATACAGACAATAGACAAAGATTTTTTCCAACAGGAGATTTATTCTCTGGATTTTCTGGGCAAAGCGGCTTTGATGCTAATTTGCAATACAGATTTACGGGGTTTAGCTTTCCAGAAGGAAGTGGTTTTTCGGGAAATGCCTGGCCTATAATTCAGAAAGAAAACGTTGTTGGATTTATAAGCGGTTTCATGACTGAAGTTCAGCAATTTATACCATTTCAAAACCTATATCCAGAACTATCATCAAGCGGATATTATATCAGTGGAGCCCAAAGATTTTTTCCAACTGGAAATTTATTCTCTGGATTTTTTGGACAGTCAGGGCTAGATGTGTCAGCATATGAATATTCTGGATTTTTCTTATCTGGCCCGAGTGGTTTCAGTGGTGCCAACTTTATTGGATCCGGAACTGGAATATTAACTGGAATTATAGGATATAGAAAATATCCAACATACCCATTTTCTGGAAGTGGAGTAATAACTGGATACATTGGCGACCGAAATGTTTTAAAATATAGCAATACTGGCATACTTACAGGACTTATTGGTTACAAAGATTATATCTCCGGTGTCCAACTTGAATATGGTCAATTTGTTAGAGTTACTTATGAAGTTATGAGCCGTATCCCAATGCTTACTGGAGCAATTCAAGTAACAGGGTCTAATTTAGTAGACGGAGGTTTTAATGCAAGTGGACAATTAAAGCTTATTGGTTTATATGAATATATTTTTGGCTACTGGAAAATGAGAAACAACGGAAGACACACTGAAGGGCCATTTGTTGAAGGCTTTTGGTGGCCATCAAATCCGGTTCATTGCTTTAGAGATTGGAGAGTTCCTAATGTTGCCTGCCCATACCCGCTAACACATTTAAGTGCAAACTTAATACAGTCTGGGTATGGAACATTTCCGCCAATAGATCAAGTGCGAAGATTACCAGCAGTTAACTTCAATAATGATGAGGCTGGCTGCATGACAGCATCTACTAGAGGCCCTGACTGCTCACAAGGAGCAAATCAATTTATTTTAGATATTAAAAGGCAAGTAAGGTGGTCTTCAAGGGAGGAAATACCAGATGATGGAGATGATAGAATAGACTCTCGTGTTCCAATCTATCCCGTTGTAAGCAATGGTCTTGTTCAAGAAACTTATGACCAAAACACAAAGCCAGCATATGTAGATATAAAAATAATATTTCCAGCAGAATATCCAAATGCAGATGTTGCTATTAATGGTATATATATATCACCATCAATAGATGAGTGTGTTTTGTGTCAAGGAGGAAACAGTTGCTTTAATCAATTCTTAAAACCTTACAGTCCAGATCCTGAATGGATAGTCTACCCGTGCAAATCTGGATGGACACCAGATCAAGGAGACTATCATGTTGTAAAAAATGAAGATATGCCTGACAGTATAAAAGCAAGCTATGGGATAAGCGGCAGGCAGGGCGTCGGATGGGCATATCTTTTCAACACGCCGCAAATGAAATATGAAGATCAAAAAATAGAAGTAGATTTTAGATTTTCTATGGTTAGAGACATAATATAATATGTTTAATAGGCAAGGTACAGATTTTGTAAATGGTCTTGTATATCCGCTTATAAATGCAGCGGGTGGTGAAGATAAATTTTTAAGACACGAAATCGGAGCACTCTCTGAGCTTGCAGATGCACTAGTTCAATTTAATTTATGGAATAAATTTATAGCCATTTATCCATTTGTGGGAAGAAATATAATCACATCGTCTTTTAATTTTAAAAACCCACAACAATATAGAATATCATGGTATGGCGGATTACTTTTTGATAAAAATGGCGTTACAAACAATACAAACTCCTCTTATGGCCAAACAAATATTCCACTGACTTTTTTTCAAAAGAATATTAATAATGTTCATATTTCTGCTTATAACAGAACAGACATAAAAGATGTTATTGGAGATGGTAGAATGATTGGTGTGAATACATTAGAAATTGAAAGAAATGTAAAAGATATGGGGGCATTTGAACTAAACTTTGGCAATAACAATGGGATTATTGGATATGTTTATAACAAAATAAATGATCTGGGAGGCTTTGGTCTTCTAAGAAACGAAATGATAAGTAGTGGTATTTCTGGCAAAGGCCTGATGATAGGTCTTAATACAAGCCATTGCTATCTAAATGGCCAAACCTTTGGGCGCTGGTTTCCGGCATTACCAACGGAAATTCACGATACAAATAATAAAACATTATTATTATTTGGAAATAGATTTTTTACAAGAGTTACTTCGAGTGCAAATATCAACCTGTCATTTGCTAGTGTTGGTTATGGATTAAATAAAATAGATGTATATAATTATACAAATATTGTAGAAAACTTTCAAAAAGCAATGTTCAGATCAGCACTGTAATATAAATATATGCCAAGCGTCTTTTCCATCGAATCTATCAATCTAAATGGCTCATTATTAACAGCCAATAATGATAGGCTGTACATAAATGGCCAACAAGTAAAAAATACTTCTGGTGTTCAAATAAGCGAAAACTTTTTTATAAAAGGATATGCGCCTATTTCTTTTTATAGCCGATGGGCGGTTAGAGGTCAATATTTAAATGAAACATTATTGAATGACCTATTTATGGCCACTGGGTATGTTATTACCTGCGGATATCCAGCAACAGGATCTATACCTTTGCAGGGAAGATTTTATCAAAGAAAAGTAGATTCAGTCATAGATGTTAAGCCAATAGCTGATTTTGAACTGCCACCAAGACAGGTGTATGTGCAAAAAGCTATTTCTGAAAAAATATATCCAGATAGTGTTTTGGGCCTTGATATAGCGCAAGCGCCAAATGAAATGCGAGCAATATCATGCCATTTGCTCGGATATTTTCCAGCGGCTGGCCACTTTGATAAGATGCCAAGAACTTTTAATTTTTATAGCCAATCTGAGCCAAAAGTTGGAAATGGAGCATACGAAGAGTACATGCAATATAACGCAACATTTACAGGTGTTTCATTGTATTGTAGCGAAACGGGTCGTGGCCCAACCACATACCGTCAAGAAATAACAGGATATATAAGCGGATTTTTACAAAACGAACCGTTATATATTCCACTAAGTAGAGAGGCTGTTTATCAAACTTGTGATCCGTGCTATTCTCCACCAAATATGAGTGACTGGAGTGGATATTTTATAGATGGTAAAAAATATAATTTTAATACAGGAAATCAATTTTCTGGATTCAACGGAATATCTTTATTCTCGCAACAGTCTGGTTATGAATATTCTGGTTTTAAATTAAACAGCGGTACGTTTTTCAGCGGCTACTCTGATAGTGAATATGGGTTTGGCGAAATGCTGGAAACAGTAGGGTGGAGAGTGGCGCCATATCCAGAAACTGTTTCCGGCTTTATAAGCGGATACAGAACATCTGGCGGTAGTTTTATATTGCTTAGTGAAATAACAGGCTCTCGTGTTAGCAATTTTCCTCTTGATCCTAGCGGATATATAATAGGATCTAGTGGTTACTTTTTGAGTGGACAACAATACTTCTTCCCAGATATGATGCCAAGAAGGCAAAAAGTGGTTGGCTTTTTAAGTGGGTTTATGAGTAGTAATGGTATATTTACCCCATACCATACAACCAATCCTTTTACAAGCGGAAACAGCGGTTACTTTATAACAAGACAATATTTTTTCCCAACAGGAAGATTTTTTTCTGGCTTTTCTGGTATGCCAGGCTTTTTAAATAATGCTACTGGTTATGGTTTTGTTTATTCTGGATTCGGTTTTCCAGAAGGTAGTGGATTTTCAGGCATGCAATTTACAACATCTGGAAGCGGCATAATGACTGGGATTATTGGTACTGGTGTTGTAATTCCAGATACAATATTTACAAGATTCAGCGGAATGTTTGGGTTTCAAGAAAATATGGGGTATGAATACTCTGGAATATTTTCAGATATATCAAGTAACTTTTTTTCCGGAATATTTCCTGATAGTTCTGGGGGAATTACTGGAATGGTAATTGGAAAAATTGGATATAGAAATGTTCCTACAAGGCGAGAAATTTCTGGCTTTACAAAAGCCAAGTCTGTTACCAATTTTAGTGGATTTAATATTACTGGAAATAACATATCTGGCCTTAGCGGATATTTTATAGACAACAGGACAGTTTCATTTTTAACAGGCGCCCCAAACCGCGATCTTTTAATAAAAGGCTTTGAAGGTTTTGATAATGAAAGTGGTTTTGATAATTTTGGATATGAGTATTCTGGGTTTCTTACAATGCCAAGCAGTGGATTTTCTGGACTCGGTATGCCATATCTTTTTTCAGAGCCTGTGACTGGATTTGTTAGTGGATTTTTAAGCGGACAAAGTAATACATTCATTAGGTTTACTGGATTTTCTGGTTCTAGCGGATATATCCTTGACGGAGACAAATATCATTTTCTACCAGCAAGATGGAAGAGTGGTCAGAATATAAGCGGCTTTCAAAGTGGCACTGTAGACATATCCACCGAACAATTTGTACCTTTCAGCTTTCCAAATTCATCGAGTGGTTATTACATAAATGGAGTTCAATACTTTTTTCCAACAGGAACTGGGATAGATAATAGATTTAATGGATTTGATGATTCGCTGTTTGGATTTGACATGTCTATTGGATATTCTTATACTGGATTTGCAGGATTTAGCGCGGCTACAAATTTTAATCAACCGCCGAGGTTTCAAAAAGTTATTGGGTATATAAGTGGACTCCAAGATACATTCAATAGATTTACCGGATTTCAACTTTTAAATTCAGCGTCTGGCTCAAGCGGATATTTTATAAATGGCAGAAGATATGTTTTTCCAATTTCTAATATGAGTGGATTTTCTGGATTAGGCCAGTTCTTTTATAATAATTTGGGCTTTTCATATACTGGATTTAGTTTTCCAGAAGGTAGTGGGTTTTCCGGTACAGTTGCTCAGCCATATACCCGAGGAATAATGACAGGCTTTATTGGTTTTAGATTGCTGCCCTCAGGTACTGGCATGATTACTGGCATGATAGGCTCTCGAAATGTTCCGCAAAGTTCTGGAACTTTTAATGGATTTAATGGGCTTAGCGGGTTCAATTTACAACAGGGCTACCAATACAGTATAGATATAAATACTTTTAATTATACAAATGCTAATTTTATAGGTGAAAGCGGTCTAACATCTGGTCTTGGAGTTATAACTGGAAATATTGGGTATAGAAACGTGATCAGGCTTGATAAAAATTTTGGGACAGGAATAATAACTGGAATTATAGGTTATAGAAATGTGCCATACATGAGCGCATTTAGCGGAAAATTTTACCGAAAAGACAAGTATGGAAATAAAAATATTCTTTTTCCATTTTCTATAAATTCTGGTGAATTATATAAAGAATATGACTCTAATTCTGTTGGATTTTTTATATCGGGCGGTAGCAGGCTAGGAATAGATATAGACAATACACTTTCAGGAATTGGTGGTGTTAATATAGTAATGGAAGGTTTTTACGATTAAAAAATAGCAATGTTACATGAAGATATCATCGATCCGCTTGTTACTGATTACATCGACAGAGTTACTGGCGAAGGACTAAACTATTTTAATGCCAACGCCACCACTAGATTAAATGATTTTGTAAAATATTTAGTTAGCGTTATTCCGGATAGACAGTTTGGCTTTTACCCGCTCAGAAGTGACCAAAATATCGGTAACGGAAATAAAGCGTTTGGAATAGGCAGGTTAGCCTCTGGAAGTCCAATGATTTTTCCTGGCTTAGCTCAGTGGACAGAAAGCGGCGTAATGTTTGGTGATAAGGTTAGACCTGGCGGAACGTTTGGACCAACATATGAAACGGTTGGCATGATAGATTTTTCTGGCAAAGTTGAAGGGGGATTTGCTTTTAGAGAAAATGACTTTTCTATATTTTATTTTTTAAAACACCAAAGAGCTGGTGAATTTGCAACCTCACTGTATCGTGGCGAAGGTGGCTTATGCCCATATTTTATATGTGATAAATCTCCAGATTGGTTTCAGGCTATTGCTCCAGAGTTTTCAACAAGCCGTTTTCGTCCAAGAGGTACAACATATATATATGATGAAATATTTGGCGAAGATAAAAAAGGATTACAAATAGACTGGAGCCAAAAAGAAACTGAAAAATATTATGCGCCCACCGCAATAAGTTTTTACGATCCTGATAAAGACCAGACAGAGCCGAGATTTTATTGTCTTAATTTAAATGGAAATTTAAACCATTATTCCATGAAATTTATCTACGGCAGAGATCCAAACATGCTTTCTGGAAATTTTTTATCACCATACGTTGCTGTTGCTGGGTTAGAAGGTCAGCCAGTTAGATATGATATGCCGAAAAGATTTGTTGCTGGCGCTGGCGCAACAAACGACAGAGCTACAGAATATAACAGAGATGGGTTGCCTCATATAGTTCCTGGTATTTTAATTACAAAAGGCAATTATTCATATATTCATGAAGAAATAGCACAAAATATGGCTGAAGCTATTGGCTTGCTATTTGCAGTAAAACCAGTACAAATTTCAGGTCTTCAAGACCATGCTTCTAATATTTGTAGTCCAAAAATCGTATCATTAGATTATTATAAAACAGAACCAAAAATATATGATAAGGTATTACAAGGATTTGCAAATTTTACAGCAAAAATAAGCTCAATAATAATTGAAGATTATGGTAGGTGGTTGACTGATTTTATTGCTAGCTTATGCGGAACAGATATTGGCGGCGTTGTTAGATGTTTTGGTGGATGGACTGCTAGATCTCCAATTGAAAAAGCAGAAATACGCCCAACGCTAAATTCTGGATTGTATATTACTGGCAACCAAATAACAGGAACATATGGAAATTTAAAATTGGGAGAATTTCACAATAACGGAATAGTAGGTTTTGTTAGTGGATATATGGACGTTTCTGGAAACTTTAGCGGGTTCCAATCACGTACAATTTCAGGACACAGTGGATTTTACTATACAGGATCTTATAATGTTTTCCCCCCATATCAATTTTTTGAAGTACAAAAAATTACCGGATACGTTAGTGGGTTTTTAAACAATAGCGGATCATTCGATATATTTAATTCCACACATCCATATTACAATAGTGGATATTTTTTAAGTGGCCAGATTACAGATTTTACATATTCATTAATTGAACAAGAAGATATATCTGGATTTCAATATGGTTTTTTAAATAATTTATTAAATTCTTGGGAGCCATTTGCTTCAACAAATAAATTATCATCAAGCGGATACCTATTAAATGGACAATTTATTGAATTTTTACCAGAAAAAATAATCGAAAAAACTCCAGTTACTGGATTTCGTGTTGGTTTTATGAACGGCCTTGGTATTTTTTCTGGATACTCAACTGGAGAAGGTGGTACAAGCGGTATATTATTAACTGGTGACGTTTTTTCTGACGATCCAAATTCAAGAATATTTTTTCCACTCGATGGCAATTTTGTAGGATTTGATGGCATTTCTGGATTTGATCCCGAAATTGGGTATGAGTATAGCGGATTTGATTTTTTTGATTCTAGCGGATTTATTTCTTTTGATCAAGCTAATCCGTTTTTTGGAACCGGAGAAATGACGGGGCTTATTGGTTATAAATACATTGTTTATTTATCTGGGGAATTTTCTGGGGAAAATAGCATTACTGGCGTCAATGAAGGCTTTGGGCTAGATTTCAATGGATTTTTTGATGGAGACACTTATTTTTCGGGAGTTGAATTTGACCCACTAACAAATAGTTTTTTGAATTATGGAACTGGATATTTAATAGGCAAAATAGGTACAAAAAATGTTCAAAACTTTTATGGTGATCCTGGTTTTGATAATAGACCAGGGTTTGATCCGCTTGCTGGTTATAGCTATACTGGCTTTTCATTTCCAGAAGGTAGTGGCTTTGCTGGTATAAACGGAAATACTTTCGGAACAGGGTACATGTCAGGATTTATTGGTTCAAGAAATTTTATTGACTATACTGGCATATATTCTGGATTTACTGGTTTACTAGATAAATACAACCAGTATTTACCATGGGTTATATTTCCAAACTTTGAATTTACTCGAGGAAGTGGATTTATTGGATCAGTTCCTGGTTATGGTTTATTAACTGGAGTAATAAGTACTGGAGATGTGAGCGGCGATGCAGCGTTTGTTGTAAGCAATATTGGATCAGGCCTTTATCTAACTGGCCTACAAAGAACGGGAATAAATATATCTGGTATTGATTTTGGACCAATAGATTTTTCAATTGGAAATATAAGCGGAATGGTTACTGGGGCAAGCTATACTCTCGCTATTATAAGCGGAGGAACGTTTTTTGAAACAGGATATACTGGATTTAATTCAGGAACAGATTCTGGATATTATGATATAAAATCTGGAACATATATGAGTGGACATATTACTGGATTAAGTTATATTACAGGAAATCTGTCAATTGGCAGTGGCTTGTTTTATGAACTAGAAACTGGATTTACGTTTGAGTCTGGATATATTGATGCAAACGTAACAAGCGTAACATTAACAGAAGCAATCTCTGTATTATTAGTGGTTCAAGACGGTGTTCCAGAAACCACATCTTTTACTTCAAGCATTACTGGTATTATATATGCATCGGCTGATATAAATACTGGCCTAAGTATGGAAACTGGATCGGTTTCTGCAACCATCACTTCTATCGATCACTATACATTCTTACGTAACGATGTGACTGGAAATTTTGAAACTGGTTATTATAATATAAGTGGACTATATAGGATCAGCACTGCATATCCAGCAATAACCGGAGAAAATATATACTACAACATATCTGGAGTGCTATTAAAAACAGGGTCCCCATAAACATTTAACTGTAAATAAATAAAATAAGATGAATGAAAAAAATATAATTATTTCACAAAATAATGTGGCCGGAATAAGTGGAGAATATTTAATCCAAGTTATTAAAAGTGATGGAAGTGTTGAATTTCCATTTGGGCAAGAAAAAAGAAAAAATTTAATACTTGATAGTTTTTTCCGTGCAATTTTGACTGGATATAAATTTGGAATACAGTCATTCGTACAAACCTGCCGAGTGGGTAATAATATTCAAGCACCAGTTAGAACAAACACAGGTCTTGTTGGGACTATTCTTGGGCAAACATATAAGAGTGATAATTTTATATCTCAAATAAACAGTCAAAACAATACCATTTCGCTAACACGCGATTTTATTTTTGACGCTATCCCTGGTGGAATTGGGCAAGTTTCTTATGCCGAGGCCCTAATTGGTAGCTTTGCAATAAATGAAATTAGCGAAATTGCAACAAGTAGATTTGTTTTTCCCGGCACGCTAATTTTACAGAGCGGAGATCGCTTAAAAGTACAATATACATTGACGATTTATCTCCCATATTTAAATAGCGATTTGCCAATAACGCTGACTGGCGATGGATTAAATTTTACGGGAAAGGTAAGGCTATCATCAAATGTTACTGGAATAATAGGTCAATTGAGCGGCAGTAAAACCTATGTTGGTTTGGGCGATAGCGACACAACTGTATTTAGAGATTATACAGCAAACAGCAATGCTTTTTCTACAACCACAGAATTTCAAGAATACGGTAGGTATCAAAATATTTTTGGCACGCCACTATGGGCCAACAATATTGGTTTTTATCCGAGTGGGCACATTCCAGCCAATTATCCTACGGGAAGGCTTGATTATACACCAACAGGAAGCCGAGCAACATTAACAACGGGCCTTATAGATCAAAATGATAATTACAGTTCAGTTCCTATAACATACTATTTCCCACCATTTTCTGGAGATCGCAGCGTTGGTGGCATATATTTGTGGCACCATAATACAGGCTCATCATACAGCGCGATATATTATTCATTTAATAGTGGGCAAGTAATACCATCCGGGCTGCCCGTAACAATAACCTTAGACTGGCGATTCTCCAGATCATAAATAATAAAAATAATATTTTAATTCCAATTGGATGTGTATATAATAGAGAAAGTAATATAAAATTATGGCGAATTTAATAATTAATCGTACTCGTGAAGTAGAGGTTGGTACTGAAACATTTGTAAAAGGAATGTGGAAGCTAGAAGTGGTTTGCCCAAATGGGGAAATAAAAAAACCATTTGGCGATGGGTGGAGACCAAACTTGCTTATGCGCAGAGGCTTACAGCAGCTAGTTGGCGGCCTTGATGGGTTCTCAAGTATAGCATATCTAATGAATACAGCGCAGTACGGTAACGTGGTTACCTCACCAACAGATAGAACTTTTAATGGCGGGCTTGTTAATAGCACAGCCTATCCAAGTATTACAAACGATACCCAGCTTGGCATATTTGGTTTTAGTGCTTTTAGTAGCGTTGGCGCGGCAGGAAATATAATAACTGACAATTTAAATACTGGATCAAGAACTTTTCAAAAAACATATGATTTTTTAGCAACACCAAACCAGCAAACAGTAAGAGAAATTATAATAACTGACTATCGGGACCCTAACAACCCAACCGTTAGAGGTACTGGTCGTGCGGATAGCGACATGCTTTCAAGATTTATATTGCCATCGCCAGTTGTACTCGCTCAATACCAATTTTTGAGACTTACATATGCTTTGCAAATTACCATCCCAGCAATTACTGCCGCTGGTGAAGTAAATATTGATGTACAAAGCGGAAGTTTTAACGGTCTTGGCAAATTAAGATGTGTTGGCTCTTTTAATCAAATATTTGGCTCAATGACTACGAATGGTGAGCCAATTGATACTCTTTTTCGTTCTGCATTCTGTGGAAATATTACCAAAAGAAATCCATGGTGTCTTGTTAGTAGTTTTAGAACACATGCAACGCTTGTTCCTGGCGGTGACCTGTCTGGAACCGCACAAATGGCATTTCCGGCAGTTAATACAGATGTTAATGCATCCATAGCAGCACAAACTAGCGCGGCATCTGTTCAAAGTGATGGTGCTGGCGGAAGCGTTATTGATCTAGGGCTTTCAAATGGAAACTTGTCGTGGACACGAGGTGCAACACTATTATTCCCAGCAACAAATCCAAACCTGCCAGATCAATATATAGGCGGAGTTTTTTTTACGCCAGGAGCTAGTACAGGATCTAGCTGTAATACTGCACTAAGTACAGGATTTGACTTTTCTGGCTGGTACTGGAGATTTGTAGATCTTTCTGGAAACCCTCGTGGACAACTCAAAGACATTAACTTTGCCCTTGCCATTAATGTAGCACACACGGCATCTATTACATAATAGATAAACCTTAATTATCTAAAAACTTTAGTTTGATTTTGCCATTGCTGTCTATTAATGCATAGCTAACTGGCAGGTCGCACTGTGAGCCTAAGTTTACACACTCTACCCCATCCACAGTTTTGTGTTCGGGCATATGGGTGTGACCAAAAACAACCGTATTGCATCCGAGATCTCGGCCATGATGGGCAACCCGGCGCAACACTCTTTCCGCCGAAGAACGCCACGTTTTTATTTTTCGCTTGAGTTTCCGGGTGAATTTTTGCCCACGATCTATTTTTTGCAAGAAATAATACACTCCAGATGCTATTTCAGTGAGTACTGGCCGCATTTTAATAATATAATCCCAACGATCACCGTGGACAAAATAAAAACGCTTTCCATTAATAACCTCAATGTGTTCGTGTTTAAAATCAAAACCTAATAGCGCACTAACAGTATCCAGATCGCGGTCATGATTACCCTTAATAAAAATGCATTTTTTATTTTTTGATAGCTTACGTAACAGCGATAATACCTTCCACTGACGTTTGCATAAACGATGAATATTGTACGAATCCAGCAAATCTCCACATATTATTAAACTATCATACGTTTCCTCTTCAAGTATTTTTAAAACTAAATCTGCTTGGCATACAGGGCTGCCAAGATGTATGTCTGAAAGGCACAGTATCATAATGTTTTATATTATTTTTTTTATTTACTACTTTTTACCTCACTTGATTACACTCTTCGACCATTTATAGCATATTACAATATAGAAACAAACAGCCCATGCATTTTTAATTCTTTTTTATTATATATGGGTTGATTTTATTGGTGTTAGGATACCCTAGCCCCCTGATAAGTAAAAGAAGGATAGATTTAAAAGTTGTAGAGTTTTAAAAATAGGCCCCAGCGAGCAAAAGTTCAAACGCTCGTATGAATTTTTTTCAAAAATGGGGGGGGTGTTTGTCAACAAAAAAAGTTTCATTAATCGTAAAAAAATCCCTTGCTTTCTGGCTGTTTTGTGTTACCTTGTAGACATGAAAGAAATAGAAAACAAATTCACCAAAGGACAAATCTACCGCCTCGAGTATCTGTCTCGGATGGGTCGCTTCCACTACCACAACGTAGAGTTCGTTCGCTACGTTGGCCCCTTCTACTTTGAAGGTCGCTACTCTTGGGATGATAACTCGATCCCTTGCGGCAACTACTGGTTCCGTAACGAAAAGGATGAGCCTACTCAAGTCGTCGAGTGGCAAGTCAACGAAAAGACTCAAGAAGTCGAAGCGTTCGGCAAGTGGGAAAGAAACTTCCGCTACCAAGACTGGTAAAAAATCATGAACACATACGATAACGAAATCATCCACAAAGGTAAGGAATACTACCTCTCGACGGAGTATGGCTTTGACCATACTGACACCCTGCAACTCTCGGGCTTTCTCTTGACCGATGAGGATGGAGAAGAAATCTCGCAAGAGGACTTTGAGGCGAACACCGATCTTTATGATCATGTTTGCACTATCCTCGCAAACGAAAGTGCCGTCTGTTATGGCGGCGCACCTTGCTGACACTATGACAAAGAACGCTATGACATACATCGCTGAAGCACTCGCCGTGGTGCTCATCCTCCTGCTCGGCGTTGCGATTCTTTCGCTCTAAGTTGTTGTAAATCAACGACTTACAGAGCCGGGCCGGGCCGCCGGGCGTAAGTCCTTGGTATTCAACGACTTACACAAATACACGTTCAAGAAGTGTGCCAACTCTCCGAAAAAAAGTTTTACATAATCGAAAAAAAATCCATTGACTTTTCCGAGTCTTGTGCTATTCTATATACATGAACAAAAACGAAACCACATTCAACGTCAACGGAACCCTCTGCACCCTCGTCATCTCTGAGGACAACGATGGCGACTGCATCAAACTCTGGCACGATCTCGTCAGCGTCGAGACTGGCAAGGTTCTCGCAACCCTCGACTGGTCGCCCTACTCCATCCCTTCCGATGAGGAAGTGCAACAGATCATCGACTTGGGGGAAGTCGTTCTCGGAAAATTCACCTTGCCCGAAGGTTTGCGCTGGTCTAACTCTCACCCCATGTCCCGCATGAACTTCTGCTCGGACGTTCTCGCCATGTTCCTCGCTGGCGAGGAGCATCCCCAAGGCGGGAAGCTGGAGCTTGTGTTCCGCGTGCGTCATTCCGTTGCCGCATAAAAAATCTCTTGCGTTTCCGCTCAACATCCCATACTCTAACAACATGAACAGCATCCACGACGACTACAGCACGCAACCGCAATCCGACGAATACGCGACCGAGCACGAGGAAGTGCGCGGCGCGTTCGCCGCCGAGCCTGCCGTTGAGCAGGAGCCCGAGCCCCAACCCTATGATGGGTTCGAGGGCCAATGGGCAGGCGATGGATCGGGCTTCGACGACCTCGCGGACTTGGGTGAGCAGGAGGGCTGGGACACGTAAGAGTGTCATAAACTTTCTCCGAACGTTTCGATGCGCGTCTCCATGGCGCGGGAATAAACGATGAGGAGAGTGAAACGCTCGTTCTAAACGGGCGTTTCTTTTTGCCTAAATTGCTTCTTGTGTAAACCCTTGATATTCAACCGCTTACGCAACCGGGCGGGGCGCCCGGCTCTAAGTCCTTGATACTCAACCACTTACGTAATGCCTTGCGAACCCGCATGGATACTGGCTTCGCGGGCGTCAAGCTTTTTTATGAAAAAAAATTCTTCATCAAATCAAAAAAATCCGTTGTTTTCTGCGAGGCCCGTGCTATTCTGTATACATGAGAAACAACAGAAGCTGGCGCGACGAAGAACGCGAAGCAACCCTCGACTACCCGCTGGCCGTGGATCGTGAAGATCCCGCCTACCGGCAGAACCCAGACGCTTACGAGCGTGAAATCGAGCGCCTTAATCGGCACGAAGGCTGGGAGCGTAGCCGTTGCGGTTACTACTATAGCCGCAACTACCGCTGAAAAAGCCTCTTGACTTTCAGCCCATTTTCACCGATACTTTCGATATGACAGAAAACACCACACCTACTGGCTGGCCCGAAGTCTGGAACTTCGACGAACCCAAAGACGACAACCTCACCCCAGAGGAAGCGTTTGACATCCTTTTCGGCTACGCCGAGGAGCGTCATCGCAACGACCCGTGCGCTCGTCCCGCCCCCAAACCCAAACACTAACACTATGACAAACACAGACGGCATCATCAAGTCGCTTGAAACCCTTATCAAGCATGAAAAAGCAATTCAACGCCAAGGGGATCAAATCGAAGAAATAAAAAATGTCATTCAAGGAACCTTGCAAACAATTCAAGGCTTGATTGTGGTCAACGCTGTTCTCACAAGAGAGATTGAAAATTTGCGAAATAACAAGCCTTTCTTTGGACTGAACTAACATGAGCAGAATCATTATGACAATCGACACGCGACCGCTTGCGCGTGTCATAGAGCGCAGCGTCCGCAAGACATCTTGCCGCCCATCCTTCGCTATGCGCGTCAAGACAAAATTCTCACGCAAGGCAAAGTTTTTTCGCGGTTGGAAAGACGAGTAAAGCGTTGGTAATCAAGCACTTGCGTTACCGGGCCGGGCCGCCGGGCGTAAGTCGTTGATAGTGAAAGACTTATATAAAATGTTTTTTTAAAAAAAATTCATTGACTTTATTCAAAAATCACTCATAATAAAGTTATGAAAAAAATAATTAAAAGAGTTATAGTTACCGCATTAGCAACTGTCAGCATTGCAATGAACTGCATTTTTGGCTTTATAATATATGCCTCATTGAAGTCAGAAGCGAACATGAAAACTTTTTGCAATTCCGAGATCGCACAAAAAGCATCTGTCACTACTCTGAAAGAAAATGGCCAATTAATGCTGCTGCTTAACAGAGATGGTAAAGAAATAAAAATAAATATTCTTGAAGCTGCTAAAAATAAACTGGCATTTGATATTCTGTCAGGTTTTTCTGCCCACGAAAAACATATTAAAAATTAGTTTTATATAAACCCTTGAAAATCAACAACTTACGTAGCCGGGCCGGGCCGCCGGGCGTAAGTGCTTGATAATGAACGACTTATGCAAAACACCATTCAAGAAGCGTGCCAAGTCTGGGCGAAATGATAAAAAATCTTGCAAAAAATTTTTCAAGGTTGTGAAAAAAAATCGCTTGCACTTTTTCCGAGGTCGTGCTACTTTTTAACCATGAAAGAGAAAAAAACAATCGAAGAAAGAAAGGCGTATTGTCTTTTGATGTTTTGTTTTTTTTCATTCATAGCTTTTTTGTTAGCACGCGCAGGAATGTTGTTTGCTGCTGCGAATATCATTGTGGGAACAATCATTCTTTTGCTCTCTTTTTTCTTCCTGTATGTTGGATCAGCCTTTTTGGCGATTCAAGTAGTTTCTTGGATCGGTAACAATTTTGGAAAAATTTTTACTTTTGGCGGCCACTTCAATAAACCACAACCCGCTTACAGCCTGCCAGATGGCCTTGCCGCTACCGGACAAAACGCTTGCGCTATCCTTGCCTACAATGAACTTGCAAAAAATCATCCCGAAGAAATCTTGCCCCATCTTCGCGTGATGAGGATATGGATTGAAAAAATGAATGACGTTGACGCTGCGGTTATGGCTTACAATCTCGCCTTAAAAAAAATTCGCGGACAAAAAAATCGCAATGAGTTTGTAAAAATGGCAAAAAATAACTTCAGCAAATTCATCAGCTTTGAATGAGTGTCATAGTAATGTCATAAAGCGTCCGCGCAAGCGGGCGTTTTACTTTGCGCGAATCCAATTCTCCATAAACCCTTGAAAATCAACAACTTACGTAGCCGGGCCGGGCCGCCGGGCGTAACCCCTTGATAATCAAGCACTTATGCATTATAGCATTCAAGAAGTGTGCCAATCGTAGCGAATGGGCAAAAATAAAAAATAAAAAAATCCCTTGCATTTCTGCGGCTCTGTGATATTCTTTAAACATGGAAAAGAAAATGACTCAATACGCGGACAAGCTCAATGCCTTCCGCGCTGGCGAAATCACCGAGGACGAATGGAAAGCGTTCTGCTTTGAAGCTCTCTCCGAGATCCTCGAAGACACGAAAGATGTCCTCATCAGGCTGAAAAACGCTTGACTCAATCGCAACAATTAAACATACTATCACCATGAATAAACAAACACCACAAAAAGCCCAACTCTGGGCAGTCGGAAACAAAGTCTATCGCGTCATCCGTAACGAAGGCGACAAGACTCACGTTCACCATCACGGAGAAATGGCCCTGTTCTACACGCGCCATTTGAAAATGGCGACACCTTCCCAAGTTGCGGAATACTTGGGAAAATAGTTTGACAATCACCACAAAACCTAACAGAATAACAACATGACAAAAAAACAATTCACCGCCATTGCTCACATCTTGGCAAAACGCTTGGCCGAAAAAGTCAAAGCTCCCATCGGAGAATACGAAGTTGTCGAAGTCCTCGCCTTGGACTTGGCGAAATACTTCTCGACAGAAAACCCTCGTTTCGACGAAGATCGCTTTTTGGAAGCTGTCTACACTCACAGATAAAAACCATGTCAATCTGGGTTCCACTCTTTTACCTTTGCATCATGCCAGCCGCTTGCGGATTCTTAATCCTCTGGGCTGATTCCAGAAAAAAATAATCACATGAAAAAATACATCACATTCGACAAGATTGCTTACGCAATGTCCCTCTCAACCTTCATCTTCATCGCGGTAACGCTTTGCGCTGCTTGTGTTAACTTGCAAAACAGAACCAGCAAGAACCAAAAGCAAATGCAGGAAGAAGTCCGCGCAATGTTTGCCCACATCGAGGCACCTCTATGATTACCCCCAATATCCAAAAAGCTCTTGAGTCAAACGGAGTCCGTTTCTTTGCAAAAGACTTTCTCATGGAAGGCATGAGGAAAGATTGCGTTGACGCTGTGCATGATGCAAAACTCGTTTATGAGTTGCTGCGCGAACGCATGGAAGCTATTCTTTCACTCACGCCAACTTATCCAGAAACAGAAACAAATGAGTAAAGACCAAGTCAAAGCCGTGTGCGATTACTCGCATGATGTCATAATGAAAATCAAAGCCGTGTTGGGGTTCAAAAAGAAAAGTCCTTCGCTTCTTTGTCATAGTCTCGCGCACCTCAACACCGCGACATGGCTTGAGCGCGCGGTCTGCAACGGCACAATCATGGACTACAAGCCGCGATAACGTAAGTCGTTAGCAATCAAGCACTTATGCTACCGGGCCGGGCCGCCGGGCGTAAGTCGTTCAAAATCAATAACTTATGAATAAGTGCAGATACTATCATGCCCATGAGAGAATTTCAAGTAAAAAAGCAAAAAATAATTTTTAAAAAAATAAAAAAATTCATTGCGTTTTCCATGATGTGTGGTATACTGCTTACATGATTTAAAAACAAAAGACATAATCCAGCCCAAAGAGAACCTTGGGTGTGCAAGCTGGATGTCTCACTTTCACCCTACTTTTTCTTTGAAATTTTTGATAGGACAAGAGGTTCTCCATCGAGAAGGGTTGATCGCCGGAAAAAAGGTGGAGACGTAAGCGTCGGATCGTAATGACAAGGCCTACTCCTATCAATTTTTTTCTTTACTTTTTTTTCTGATTCTGTTACTTTAGCTTTATGACAAAAGAAACCACTAAATGCCCCAAGTGCGGGGGGAAAGCCACGCAAACCTACGAGCCACCCTATCAGGAATACGCTGGAGCCAGCGTGCAGGGCGGCTACTACTTCGTGGAGTGCGCTTGCGGCCACGAAGGCTTCGAGAAGGCCAGTCTCGACGACTACAACTGGCAAGAGAATACAAGGGGCTGGTAACCCCTTCATTCTCAAGGACTTGCGTTACCGGGCCGGGCCGCCGGGCGTAAGTCGTTGAATATCAGCAACTTATAGATTATCCCGTTCAAAAAGTGTGCCAAGTCTCGCACCAAGTAGAAAAAAAATATTTTTTTAATCATAAAAAATCCCTTGCGTTTTTGCGCGGCTGTGCTACTCTATAAGCATGACAGAGAAAGAAAAAGAATTGGCGAAGCTCTACGCTCAACTTGAACAAGCCGCAGAGGACTTACTCAACCCTTGTCTGGACGATCAAACAACTTGCTTGCTTGTCCACATGAACAAGCTCCGCAAAAAAATCCGCGAAGCTCAAAAATAATCCTTGCAACCGAAAACAAAATCAAAGAAAATAAAATTATGAAAATCACCAAGACTGACCTCTACGACACCCTCATCCAAGCTCGCGTAGCTTTGTCAAAAGACATCCGCGAAACCTTGCGCGGTCGCCGTCACTCTTTCTCTCCGAACCTCTTGCGGGAATCTGTCCGCGAAAAAATCGCTGCCTATCGGTTGCTCTCCAACCTCTCGGAAATCAACGCGGAAACCTACACGCACAGCAAGCGTGACCTCGCTCGCGTAAAAAAAGCTCTTGCCAAGTAACGCAATCTCTGACAAAATCACCACCATGACACTACTAAGCACCAACAACACCAAAATCAAAAAAGGCGAAAAGCTCGGCTGGCGCACTTACGGCCTTTCACTCTCACCCGCTGGCAAAAGTGGCAAACAATTCTGTCCGCATCGCTCGGCTGGCTGTGAGTTTGCTTGTCTCGACACTTCGGGCATGGGCATCTTTTCAAACGTGCAAGACGCACGCCTTGCAAAGTCGCGTTTCTTCATCGACAACCGCAACGAGTTTCTTTCTCAGTTGCATAAAGAATTGCACAATGCAGAAAAGTGGAGCGCAAAAAATAATATGCCTGTCGCCGTTCGTCCGAACGTGCTTTCTGATCTGCCTTGGCATAAGCTGATCGACATGGCGCGCTTTCCGTCAATTCAGTTTTACGATTACACGCCGAACCTTCAACGCATGATGCAGTTTCTAAACGGCGAGTTGCCTAAAAATTATCATCTGACCTTCTCGCGCA